CCAGAAGAGCCATCTCTTAAGGTAATTGACAAGAGACACAATTATTTAGATAACATTTTTGACGAAGCCAAGGTAGCAGAGGCAGAGACCAAAGAATTTCCAGACCGTACGTACTCTCCAATGAGTCCAATTCTGGATAGAATTCTAGTGATGCGTGTTTCTACTAACGAAGATGAAGAGATTTTAGAAGACGGATCAGTTAGAAACAAAAAAACTAAGTTCATTATTCCTCAACAATACAGACAACACACCAATAATGGCATAGTTTTGGCCGTAGGTCAGTTCGTTGTCATGGGTGGAGTCAAAACTGCTCTATCCGACATAGTTAATCCCGGCGATAGAGTGTTCTACGGTGACTATAACTCAGAATTGTTCCCGATGGATGAGCAGAAAATACGTCAAATGTGCCGTAAGCTAGGTGTGAACTATGAGTATAGTGAAGCAGGCCTGCGTTTGGTACGTATTCAAGACGTTAGAGGCATAGAGAAGCCTCTGCCATCGACAGAAGAGCAAGAAGAATTTAGAAACAACTACTACCGCGCTTCTGAAATGAATAAAAACAACGGTACACCGGCTCTTAATCCAGTGTTGGAGAGCTTAAAAGGTAAAACGGAGGGTAGCAACAATGAGTAATCTCATTATTGACCCCAGTGACAGCCCCATTCAAGCTCCACCAGATGGATTTTGGGATAAACCGGTTACTAGACGTGCTTTTCAGGCGCAATTGAACGCAATTGGCAAGCATATAGCTGATTTGTGGGCTGCAGCAGACACTGCCGGTATTCTTTTGAACTTTATCATGGAAGAGCGCTTGATGAAGGACGAAAAACCAGAAGATTTACGTGCGGAAGTCGAAAAGTACGTAGAAAAGAAGAAAGATCAGCTACAAAAACTCAGAGAAGCAGCCGTTGCTCAGGTAGGTGCAACAGATGAGCCATCAAACGGATAATTATCAGCAATATCAGTGCCCTGAAGAGTTTCAAGAGCGTTTAAATGAAGTAGGAGGCTACAACCGCTACGATCAGCCCAATTTTATCATACGTTGGGGTCAAGGTGGAGAACCTGAATGCACATTTCGCTCAGGTGGAGCATGGCACGTTGATGGACAACCATCTTACACTGGATACCGCGATCTTTTAGTAGGTGGCGGTACACCATGTTGGATGCTTATGCAGTGGGAAGACGCAGTAGTGTATGGCACACCAGAAAGTTATTACGTTGCCAACTATGATGCTGAAACTAACCTGCAAGACCTAGGTGAGTACCCTTACCAAGGCAAATATAAGCTTTTGTATAACCTTTGTTGGCGTGATATGTCTCAAGGCAAAATGAAAATTGAGGCTATGCCACTAAACTCGTTCCTGATTGACACGGTAGTGCCGATCATTATTGCCGCTAAAGATATTGCTCTAGTTAAAGTAAAAGAGGCAGTAAGACTTCAGAAGGAAAAAGACGATCAAGCTGATGTAAATTTGATCGAGGATGCAATGAGGGATGCTTCATTGTCATTCAAAGGACCTGTTTCCTACGCAAGACAGGGTTGCCGTACTTCCCTAATCGACAAAAAAGTCGAGCAAATGACCAGACATTGGAATAGTATGGTAACGAACGCAAAGTCCTTAGGGCGCGGACTCAGCACAAGAGAAGCTGGCGCACACGGACCTGTTATATAGACTCAGTTTGACTCAAGGAGATTTAATGCCATACGATGGACCAGCAACACACTCAGTAACTGCGAGACCAGACCTCAGCTTAGCGCAGACTACTGCTAATAATTTTCAATTCAACTTCAACGTAAACGACTACCTTTTGAGCCGTAAGCCTGAGTATTTCGTTTACCTGTATAACGTTTCTGAGCAAGCTTATGAGGTATCACGTCCTCCTATTGCATTAAAGATCAAGATTCCCGGTCGTAAGGTCGGTGAAAAGTATGCGTTGGCTGGACAGTTTCCTCAACCAATTTGGATTCCTGAATCAACCCCTGACAAACCAGATTTGTCAGTAGTTCCTCAGGATGCTAAAAGATTTGCAATGGATATTTGTAACCCAGAGAACCTTGGGTTAGATCAAGATGCCGTACCTGATGCCAGATTTGCTTTGAGTTCTGGAGCCAACCTAGGTAAAAAGGGAGTATTCTGGTCTCTGAATAATCCACCAACTGAACAAGAGATTAACAGTGCTGTAAATCGCATGGAAAAGTATTACGAGTACCTTCTGCAGGAAGCAGATGCTGTGGCCGTAGCTTCTCCACAAACTCTTCAGTTGACATTGACCCCTGAACACCACACCGCATGTGATTATTTTGGTATGGAACGTACATGGCACGGTAAGAAAACCAAGCCAATGGATTGTCCTAATTGCGGTACCCGTGTTAAGGAAGGAATTGCGTTTCACGTTGTGGACGGTGACTTGTGCGTTATTGATTGGGCACGTACCGTTAAAGCTGGCAAGCGTACACGCGCTCAGGCGTTTGAAGCTACCGGTGATCCACAGTTTGCTCCAGCACCTGTTCCGCAAGCCGCCCCTGCTTCTCAGCCAGCACCAATTTCACAGGCTGGACAGCAGACGCAGAAGCCTAAGAACACTATTCCAACGGAGTAAACATCAACAAGCTTGGCGCTTGAATGTACTTTCTAGTAAGCGGTTCTGAGTCCCGATGAGCGTTAGGAGACTAGAGCGCCATGTAATATCTGTCCCACTCTGCCGAGAGGTAACATTCCGGTAGAGTGGGGCTATTTTCGTTTATGGAGCATGCATGTCCAGTCCGACTATTAATGTCCCCGGCAATACTGGGGATACATCTTTACTGACAATTATGAATTTGGTGCGTGCCCTAGTTAACGATAGCCAAGCAGGAGCTACCGGCACACCCGGAGAAGGTCAGGTTTTTACAGATAATCCTGCTATTTCACCTTTTACCCAACCGTTCCTAAATAGCGCTATTCGTGAATTGTACCGAGAGCTTAGAAACGTTGGGCAACCAACTCTTTTGAAGGATAACGTTATCGTATCCGGTTTGACTCCTGTGAATAGCCCTACGAATGGATTGGGTTCACCTGATCCCGCCGTACAGGTATATCTGGGGTTCGGTGGCTACTTCGATGGTGTAACTATCAATTCTAACCTTAAGCTTCCAAGCGATATGATTTATCCAGAGAGAGTATGGGAAAGACAAACTGGTAGCAATGATCAGTTTGTTCCTATGTCTCAACCAGAGTTTGGTTTACCTTCTGTATATCAAGCATCTCGTTTAAGTATGTGGGAATGGCGCAACGACAACATTTGGATGTTAGGGTCAATACAGACCAATGATATTCGTATGAGATACTGGGCAACTTTGCCACAGTTTTTCAGTCAGACATTAGATTTTGCGTCAACATTTGTTCCCATCATTGATTGCGCTGATGCAGTGGCGTATAAGACCGCTGTGAAATACGCAACCATGCTTGGTAGTCCCGGCTTAGCCGACCTGAAGCAAGACGCTAAAGAACAAATGTTTCAGCTAAAAAATGGAACTACACGTAGACAGCAGAGTCAAAATTTTATGGGACAACCATACGGCGCTTATAACAGCGGGTATAATTACTCTGGTTCTGGATACTCTTGCTATTGGCAATAACAGCTTAACCCGAGACTAATTACCTCGGGCTAGGGTTGAGGAGTGCCGATTCACTCCTCTTCCCGACTTAATCGGAAGGAAAATATGTCAAAAACACATTGTAAACGTGGTCACGAATTCACCGAAGAAAACACGTATTTATGGAAAAACACCAAAGTTTGTAGACAATGCCGTAGGAAGAACATGGTGGACTACAGAACGGGTCATAGAGAAGAAAGAAGTCAAAGGTCTAAAGATGACCATAGAGCCAAAAAGACCCAATTAGTACAATACAAAGGAAGTAAATGTATGGATTGTGGAGGAATATTTCCTGAGTGTGTGTATGACTTCGATCATAGAGATACTTTTTCTAAAAGCTTTAATATAGGTGCTAAAATATACAAACCTATAGAAGAATTAAAACTAGAGGCTGATAAATGCGACTTAGTGTGCGCTAACTGTCACAGAATACGTACTGCCAATAGTTTATCAGTGAGAGAAAAACAATCCACAGGGTGGGCAGTTAAAAGAGCTTTTAAACAATTTGATGCAAAACCCTTAAGTGAATTTGAAAAAACAGCACAAGAATCAGCAATGGGTTTAAGACAGTAATTTTACGTGGGAGTAATAAATGGCAACAATACCTATTGATTTTAGAAGTGATGGCTGGGTGAAGAGTGCCATCGGCAATGCTGTTCCCGGCGCACAGGTGTTTGTCTGCCAGCAGCCTGCCAACATTCCCTCAGGATTGAGTGCACAGGTACCTACACCTACTCCATTGCAGCAAGTGTATAGCGATCCTAATGGATTGGTTCCTCTGTCTCAGCCGATAATTACAGACGGCTTTGGACACTATAATTTTTATGTTTTACCCGGAACCTATACAGTAGCGGTATACCTATCTGGTATGCTGCAGCAGTTTTACCCAGACCAGACTATAGGGTTGTCTTCTGGTGGAGCATCCTTAGTTCCCGGTAATGGCATAACTATCGTGGGTAACACAATATCTACGACACGAACTGCTTCTATTCAGTACACCATTGACGGTGGAGGAGCCACTCCTTCTCTGGGAGCAAAAGGACAGTTGAGTATTCCTTTTGCGTGCACTGTTAAAGGGTGGATAATAACAGCCGATCAGTCGGGTTCATGCGTGGTAGACGTTTTAAAATCAACGTATGCAGGGTTCCCAACAACGGTTAGCATAGCTGGTTCCGATAAGCCCACATTAACCAGTGCTCAGAAGAATGAGGATTTAACTCTGACTGGTTGGGGCACCACGGCGATTTCAGCAGGAGATATTGTTCAGTTTAACTTAAACTCTGTTACTACGGTGCAGAGAATTAATGTTACTTTGAACATTAGCATACCTTAATGAGCATAGCTTTAGTACAGACTTTTTACGGAAGCTTCAACTCTTCTACATGGACTTCTCCCGGTTCTATGACTGCAACTATCAATATACCCAACAGCATTACTCCGGGTAACTGTATAGTAGTCTTTAGTGCCGTAAAAAACACCACGCATCATGCAAGTACATTTGATGGTGTAGCTGTTGCTCCTAGTTTTTTATTGGCTCCCTCAGCAAATTGGAGACAAGCTACTGGTAACCAGTTTAATGAGAGTACTACTGTACAAGTAAGTCATAGCATAAATTACTTGCAAAATGCACCTAGCGGTTTAAGTGCAGGAACAACACTTACTGTTACATTTTCTACCGGTGGTTCAGGAAACGTTCAAGATGTGGTTGGTGAATTTGCAGTATATGAATTCTCTGGCGTTAAAACTAATGTAAACCCATCTTTGGTATTAGATGCACAACGGGCACCCAATTCTACCGGATCAGGTGTACCCAGCGCAGGAACCCTGACCCTTTCAATCGCAGGTGACCTAGTTCTTGCTGGATTCATTGGAGACACAGTAAATTGTACGGCTGGTTCTGGTTATTCCTTAGGAATAAACATGGTGCAAGTTACATTTAGCACTATGCAGTACAATCTAAGCGGTGTATCAGGCGGGAATGCAACTGCATTTGGAAGTGGATCACAAGCTAATTACAGAGCAAGTGCAGCAGGTTTATTCGCGGCACCAGCACCATCGGCTACCCCAGTAAACTTTGGTAGCATCATAGGAGCATAAAATGCCAACGTATTTTCGGTCAGACGGGTGGGTAAAAGCCGTTACCGGCCAAGCCATACCGGGTGCACAAGTATACGTTGCGTTACAACCGGCTAACGTGGCATTCGCACCACCTTCACCTCTGGCGAGCATCTTTTCTGACCCAGCAGGTTTAGTGCCCATTGCTCAGCCAATCATTACTGATGGTTTTGGTCATTATGACTTTTATGTTTTACCGGGAACCTACACAGCTGTAGTGGCCTTGAATTCCGTTATCCAGCAAGTATATCCAGACCAGTCCATAGGCGTAGCCGGTGGAGGTGGATCGGTTACGAGCGTAGGATTGACAGCAGATTCAGGAAGCATACTAACTGTATCAGGGTCACCAATCACAACATCTGGAACGATAGGGTTATCATTCTCAAATGAGAGTGCGAATAAAGTACTGGCGGGACCAGCTTCTGGGCCTGCAGCTACACCTACTTTTAGATCATTAGTTTTAGGCGATCTTCCTAGCATAGGATTCTCTAATCTTACTGGCAATATAGCTGTAAATCAGATGAATTCGGGCACAGGAGCTACGTCCAGCACATTTTGGCGTGGAGATGGATCGTGGGCCACAGCCGGTGGAAACGTGTTTTCTACCGCAGGCTCTGCTTTTTTCTATAGTGGACAAACCATAAACGGCGTAACTGCTGGAAACAATGGGTTTGCTTCTACTAACACAGCAAACGTAGTGTCTTATTGTTTGCTGAATTTGCTGGCAACTTACACAGTTAGACAAATAGCTACTCGTGTTGGTTCAGGGTCAGGTTCTTCAACCTTTGCCTCGTGTGCAGTGTACACATCCGATGGAAATACTAAACTTATAGATGCTGGAGCTAACGCGTTTAATACACAGAATGGTAACACAGCATTGTCTGTTACTTTAGGTTCTCCTGTAGTTATAGGACCCGGCACCTACATAGTTGCTTGGTCAGGAACAGCAAATAATTCTGGATCAGCATCTTTGGCGCACACATACACAAGTGCTACCATAGCTCAAACATTGACACCAATAACTTCAGTTGCGGTAGGAACTGCAGCAAATGCTATGTCTGGTGGAGCAATGCCTGCCACTTTGGGAGCACTAACAGCTTCCTCAGCGTTTGATTTGCCCGGTTTTATATTCTTGGTGTAGCCTATATGAAAATACTCATTGCTATAGTAAGTTGCCACACTAGGTCAGGTTGGACTGACCTAGTGCGTAGTACATGGGTAAAGTTAGTACCTTCAACTGTTGATGTTATATTTTTTTACGGTAGAGGAACGGTAAAAGTAGCACTGGAAGACGAAATAGTTTTAGATTGTGACGATTCCTACCAAGGGCTTCCTGATAAGGTCCAGTCAATCATTAGATGGGCACTAAATCACGAATATGATTACCTGTTAAAATGTGACGACGATGTAGTGCTCAGCCCCCACAAAATTTTAGCCTCAGGATTTGAAAAGAGCGACTTTACTGCCCATAGATGTGCGGAAAACAGCCATGTACCGTGGGGATTTAATTATTGGCTATCTAATAGAGCCATGCGTATCATGGCAACCAAGGACCTGCCTCAGGGGAATAATGATGAGGCGTGGGTTGCCCACTCTTTGATAAAAGAAGGAATCTATCTAAATCATGACCCAAGATATAATTTGCATTACGGAAGAAATTTAGGACTATACACAGATAAAAGACCTCTTAGAAGAAGTGCACCAGCTAGTTCTAAGTCTTCTATGTATTTTTCATGGTGCATGCATAACCATGACGTTCCCGAGGAACTCATGCAAAAAGAATTTAAGAGAGTGTTTGAAAAAGAGGTGAAGACTCAGAATGCCTTATCCAACATGTTACACATCTAGTTCTATAGGACCTGCACCGGGATTGCCACAAAATTTCCTTGAGAGAGAAGAAACGGTTTCTATCACTTGGGATGATGGATTTAATTTCTCTGATGACGCTTATTTTAAGGTATTTCACCAGTGTGAGCCGCCAGCAGTATTGAACATCATCGACATCCTGATTAGAAACCACAAGTTCTACGACTTGATATTGGCGTACGATGAAAGAGTTCTCAGAGAGTGCCCCAATGCCAGATTCTTGACAGAATCAGCATGTAGTTGGATAGGCAGAAAGAGTGGTAACGCTAAGGCTCACTTCTCCCCTGAATTTTATCCTTCAGTGGCCGAGTATACCCCGTGCGACATAAATAAAAAACAGTTTGGTGTGTCTTTTTTGACAAGCTCTAAAGGATGGTTACCGGGACACCAGTTAAGACAACAAATATTTGATCAGCTTGCTTCTTTTAGATCAAAAGAGTCGTACGAGGATTTAAATGTGTGGAAGCACAAATCTCCTCCACGAATTGACGATAAGAAATCCACGTTGGAACCTTATCAATACAGCGTAGTGGTGGAAAACTGCCAGAACACCGGTTACTACACGGAGAAGATAGTAGATTGCTTCATAGCTAAGACGTTTCCTATTTATTGGGGCTGTCCTAATCTTAAGGATTACTTCAATCCTGAAGGGTTCCTGATGTTTGAAAATCTAGGACATCTATGGGAGAGGCTGCACTCTATTCATCCAAAAATGTACGCCCAACGTATAGAGGCTATAGAAGAAAATTATCAAATAGCCCTAAAAAGCGTGCATCAATGGGATTTGATCGAGCAGTACATTACGGAAGGTATACACAATAAAAAGACGGGTAAGTCAGAACCAACTTCTCAAGTTATCACGGAAACCCCATACATGGAACAGAAGAGAAATGTTGTGTCTGCATACAGAGCCGCTAACCTTCGTAGACCGTTGTTGTCGTAAGGATTGATATGACTCAGAAAAAAGCACTAATAACTGGAATTACCGGGCAAGACGGTTCATACCTTGCAGAGCTTCTTTTAGAAAAGGACTATGAAGTACATGGCATCCTTCGAAGATCAAGTTCATTCAATACTGGACGAATCGACCATATTTTGTCCAAACTACATCTCGTTTATGGCGACCTTACCGACTCTGGAGCAATTGCAGAAACAATTTCCACAGTTAGACCAGACGAAGTATACAATCTTGGAGCACAATCTCATGTTAGGGTTAGTTTTGATTCCCCAAGATATACCGCCGACGTGGATGCGATTGGAACCCTTAATTTACTGCAGGCAATCAAGTCTATAAAGCCTGACACTAAGGTGTACCAAGCAAGCTCCAGTGAGTTGTTTGGTAAACCACTAGAGGTACCACAAAATGAAAATACTCCCTTTTATCCCCGTAGCCCGTACGGAGTCGCAAAGCAATTTGCCTACTGGACAGCCGTCAACTACAGAGAAAGTTATGGGACGTTTGCTAGTAATGGAATCCTATTCAACCATGAGTCTCCGCGCAGGGGTGAAACCTTTGTATCACGTAAAATCACCAAAGCAGCAGCCAGAATAAAGTTAGGGTTACAACATGAGCTTGCTTTGGGAAACCTTGATGCAAAAAGAGACTGGGGATACGCAAAAGAATATGTCGAATGCATGTGGAGAATACTTCAGCACAGTAGACCCGATGATTTCGTGGTTGCAACTGGGACAACGAAGACCGTCAAGGAATTCCTTGATGTGGCGTTCGGATACCTTAATCTTGATTGGACCAGATATGTCACAATTGATCCAAGATATTACAGACCAGCAGAAGTCGATATACTACAAGGTGATGCTTCTAAAGTAAAACAAGTTCTTGGATGGGAACCTAATACAACATTCGAAGAATTAGTTAAGCTAATGGTTGACTCAGACTTACAAAAGGTGACTCAGAATGAACGCAATTGAGAACAAGAAAGTGCTTGTTACGGGAGCTTCTGGTTTTCTCGGCAAACATGTTGTGGAGAGACTGAAACAAGGCAACCCAGAGTGGATCATAACTCCTTCTCATAGTGAACTGGACTTACTAGATACCGACAGCATTTATGATATGTTAGGTTTATATAAACCTGATATCATAATTCACCTAGCTGCGAAGTGTGGCGGCATAGGGGCTAATCAAAAGTCTCCCGGCATGTTCTTTTATCAAAATTTAAAGATGGGCATGGAGCTTATAGAAGCGGCTCATTTTTTTAATGTTGGAAAGTTTGTTCAGGTAGGCACGGTGTGCTCGTATCCTAAGTATTGCCCTGCACCCTTCAAAGAGGATGATATTTGGAATGGCTACCCTGAGGAAACGAATGCGCCCTACGGCATTGCGAAGAAAGCGCTGCTGGTTCAGGCCCAAGCCTATCGTCAGCAATACGGGTTCAACGCCATCTACGTTGTACCGGTTAACTTATATGGGCCGGGAGATAATTTCGATCCGTCCTCGTCCCATGTGATTCCTGCTCTTATTAAGAAAATGATGGACGCTAAAGACGTAGGAGAAACTAACGTATCTATATGGGGTACGGGCAGAGCCACTAGAGAATTCTTGTATGTTAAAGATGCTGCTGAAGGAATAGTGCTGGCCGCTGAAAAGTATGATGGTGCAGACCCTGTAAATTTGGGTAACGGCATGGAAATATCCATAGAGTATCTAGTGCATGCGGTAGCTCATGCCACTGGATACCATGGGGAAATAACTTACGACACTACAAAGCCTGATGGACAGCCAAGAAGACTTCTGGATACCAACAGAGCATTGAAAGAGTTTGGTTTCGAAGCGAAAACACCTTTTATTCAGGGCCTGAAGGAGACCGTGGAGTGGTATGAGACTACTGGTCGCAATAAGCAGTTGTCAAGCCTATGAAAATTCTGGTTTAAACGCTCCCTTACGAGAAACATGGCTCAAAGACCTAACACGGTTGGGTATAGACTATAAATTTTTTCATGGCAGGGGAGCAACGCCTAAGGATGACGTTGTTTTGGTGGATTGTGATGATGGTTATTGGGATTTAACCAGCAAGACCAAGCTAAAGATTAAATGGTCATTGGATAACGGCTATGACTACGTGTTTATGTGCTTTCCTGATACATATGTGTGTGCGAGCCGGTTGTTAACCTCTGGATTTGAGCAGTTTGATTACTTTGGGTGTGTGCATCAGCACCCCGGAGGTAGTCCTTATTGCCAAGGAGGACCGGGGTATTTTCTGAGTCGTAAAGCTTGTGAAGTTTTAGATAAAAAAGAAAGTAACTATCCAAACGAGGATTGTTGGGTAGGGGACCAACTCCACAATAATTACGAAATACACAGAGGAGATTCTAAAGCCTTCTCATACTGCGGTCCCGGCCCTTTAAAGACCAACCATACCATAACTAACCATCTTTCCACTCAGCCGGGGGGATATGTAGGTACTAATGTGTTTTCAGAACATAAACTTTGGTTGGAGAGCTTAGAACAATGAAGATTTTAGTGGGTACCCCAGTATTCAGGCTAGGCCACTCGGTAAAGCGCTGTCTTAAAGCCTTAGTCGATACCCCAGCCGATGTTCTAGCAGTAGATAACGCTGCCGACAGAGACGTAAGGCACGTAATGAGTGAGTTTGGCAACAGAATACTTACTATAGTAAACTCTGCTAATGGCTACTGTAACGGGGCGTGGAACCAGATATTAGAGTATGGAATAAATCACGGATACGATGTGATTGGTTTAGGCACTTCAGACGTAACACTCCATCCGGGGTGGTACAATGTGGTAGCTCGGCGTATGCAAGAGTTTCCTAATGAAGTGCTGATTCCGGCCATAGGACAACCGGTACCAAACCCTAATTATATGGCGGTATCGTATAACACACCGGCATGGTACTTCTCTTTTATGTCTAGAGAGGCAGCAAAGTTAGCTTACCCTATACCCCGTACCGTTAAGCATTGGTATGGCGATACCTACATGTATTACAGGCTGACAACAAATGGTTTCAAAATAGTTTTGATGGATGAAGCTCGTTGCTATCATGAAGAGTCCTCAGTTACAAGAGTTACACCCGAAGCATACGATGTAATCGGTCAAGACCACATAGAGTGGGCTAAACTACAACCTATTGATTACGGTGCAAAATGAAATTGTTGATAGCAATAAGCAGTTGCTCCAAGTTTGAGAGTAACGGGTGGAACAACGCTCTCCGTGATACTTGGCTAGTTGATGCTAAGAATTTAGGTGTAGATTACAAATTCTTCTCTGGAACGGGATCGAAAGAGTGTGACGACACTGTAGTTCTCCCTGTAGATGATTCCTACTATGGATTAATAGCTAAGACCAGAGAAAAGTACCGTTGGACCGTAAACAACGGTTACGATTTAGTATTCCATTGTTACCACGACACCTATGCTTGTGTCGAAAGGCTTCTGTCGTGCGGTGCAGATCGCTCTGATTATCTGGGTGATTTTTACCATGAAGACCCAAGACAGCCATGGCCGCACGTAAGCCATGGTCAACACTGCCAGAGCGGTGCCGGGGCATTCTTAAGCAAAAAAGCCTTAACGTATGCTGTGCAGGAGTTTCCTCTATTAGAGGCTCAGAACCCCGGTATATGGGAAGAAGATTTGTGGACTGGACGCATAATTAGAGGGCATGAAGAATTAGTCATTTGCGACACTCGTTTTATGACTTGTAACCTAACGACTAACGATTTAGGACCTAGACGAGATAACGAGATCATTTCTTGCCACCTGTCTACCATATATCCTCACGGACAAAAGTGGGACGGTAACGGTAGAGAAACAGAGTGGAAATATCGTCCAGAGTACATGCACAAACTGCACAGAGAATGGCAGGACTCATGTCGATAGCTTATTGTGGTGGCACATTTGATTTGTTTCACCCGGGGCATGTGAGATTCTTTAAGTGGTGCTGGCAGACCTTCGATAAAGTAGTTGTTGCTCTCAATAGAGATGAGTTTGTTTTGAGATACAAAGGTGTTCTACCTACTCAATCTTTAGCAGAGCGTATGGAAATGGTGTTATCCTGCCGCTACGTAGATAACGTGGTTATAAACCGTGGCGATGAAGACTCAACCATTACTATAAAAGAAGTGAATCCAACTCATGTTGTAAATGGCAGTGATTGGACAGAAGAAAAATTAAAAACTCAGATGGGATTGTCTGATGAATTTCTAAAGGACCACAAGATTGTTATAGCCTTGTGTCCGCTGGTTAGAAATTTGTCTACTACTGAATTGAGAAACAGGATACTAAATGGTAATTGACTCTTTTATCTTTAACGACGAGTTGGACCTGCTAGAACTTCGCTTAGGTCAACTTGACGAAGTAGTAGACAGATTTGTATTCGCTGAGTCTAGACGAACATTCATGGACGCACCTAAGCCTTTGTACTACTCAGAGAATAAAAGCCGGTTTGACAAGTGGAACCATAAAATAACTTGCATTGTCCCAGAGCTTCCTCCTTATGGTTCATGGGATTTTGAGAGAGAGTTTAGAGAAGCACTGGTTCCTGCGATATATGGCTTGAATCCCAATGAAAATGACACTTTGTCTTTTTCTGATTTGGATGAGATACCCAATCCAGAGGTAGTAAAGTCGTATACACCAGACTTAGGGTTGAGAAACCTGCTACAGTACACCTTTTACTACAATTTTAACCACATGTTTAACTACGGCCAGCGAGCATGGTCTCGTGCCCGTATAGGAGTTGTAGGAGACATTAAGCGCAGGGAAGGCATCTGTAGTTTTAGAGGTGGTCCGGGAGATATGGACCCCAACTGGCCGTCTATAGAAAACGGCGGCTGGCACTGTTCTTATTTCTCAGACAACCTAGATAGATTAAGAAGAAAAGTGTACGCTATTTCTCATGATGATCTTCACCCCTACATAAAGTCCCGCACGGACAGACAAATAGCAGACGATGTGGTGAACGGAAGAGATTTGTACCATCGATCTGGTATAGGTGACGCTCAGAGATGGGAAACAGACGATCCTAGGCTACCATCATACTTTCTTCAAAATAAAGAGCGTTTCAAAGTGTTCACTAACGAATATTTTGTAGAGAAGAACAGAAACCTTTTGGAGTAGCAACATCAATGGCTCAGACTAAAACATTGATAGCGGTGGTCTCAGCACAGCATAGAAAAAACTGGAGAGATGCTATAAGAAGTACATGGCTGGCTATGGTACCGGAAGGAAAAGCCGATGTAAGATTCTTTATAGGGGCAGATACTTCAGATGAACCCAATGTTGTACCGTTAAATTGCGGTGACTTGTATAAAGACCTTCCAGAGAAGGTAAGACAGATCATGAAGTGGGCATTGGATCACGGCTACGACTACATGTTGAAGTGTGATGATGATGTCGTTCTAAGACCTGTAGAGTTGCTGCTGTCAGGCTACGAAAAGCACCAGTACTCAGGAAAGATTAATAGATACCTTAATCAGGGGTACAATGTTCCAGTAGGATTTAATTGGTGGGTTTCCAGACAATGCATGGAAATCATGGTCGGTTCTCCGTTACCCGATAACAATGACGATGAGAAATGGGTAGCAGAAACTTTGCATCAACACGGTATACACATAGTTAATGACCATCGCTACGAGATTTACATAGGGGATTGCATCGATCTACGAGAGGATTACCCATTTCATAGGCCCTTAAGACCACCAAAGCCTAAAGACGTGTCTACCAAAGATACTTTTAGTTGGACGGTATTCCTTGAGGCCGATAGTGGTAACTCTATTCCCGTTGAAAAAAAGATTGCGGAGTTCCATCGTTTGTTTAACAAGCTAAATGGAAAGACGTAAAGTTGTACAATTAAATTAAACCGAGGCTATAAGCCTTAGTATACGTAAGCCAGATACACTCTGGTGAATCGTGGGAGAAAATAATATGTCTAGTTTGTTACCTTCAGTTACTATAGCCGCTCTAGTTGCGGGACCTTCATTTGATGCTAAGACATCTACTTTGTGGGTTCAGCTTTCTATTGGAGCAGGCGTGTATAACGTTGGTGGAATTCCTGTCGGAATGGTTGCCTATGCTAACGCACAGACCATTGACACCAAGCAGTTTTTGCAGGCTACAGTAGTTGGAGAAACCTCTAATGGGTATACCTACAAGTATATCCCTGCTGTCGATGAACTTATGATCTTCTTGAATGGCACTGAGCTATCAGCATCAGCTATCATCCCTGCTCAGGTCCTTAATGATATCATCGTTGGTGAATTCATCTACAACAGATTATAAGGAGAACACCATATGTCTGTACCCGGAGCACCTACAACTAATACAGATTCTAACGGTAGATTAGTGGTTGTGGGGGATGGCCGTTCTATTTCATGTAAAATCTTGTCAGTGTCCAATGGGCTTGCAAGCATTCTACTTAATGATCAGTACGCGACCACTACTGCACAACGTATTACCGTTAATAATGTGCCTTGCTATGCATTAAAAGAAGGCTCTATAACAGAGTAGTAAAAAGAACATCCTGAGAAAATATCGGGCTAGGGGAAGACGTTTAGGTAGCCTTCCCCTTTATAAAAGAATCGAGGGTACCTATATCGGCCACAATTTGCAAGCACTAGGAACCGCCTCTTTAGACACTTTTGGGGGTATGGTTACCTTAGCTTCTCCTGAGAACGTACCAGAAGGAGCCAGCCCACGTTGCCAAGACGTGGATTTTATCGTAGGTAGCGTATTCACACGAGACGGTCTATCATCTGTCTACACATACAGCACTACAATTAAGATTTCTTCCGTAAGCATTACTTACGGCACAGCGCTATTCACGTACACAGGAACACAGCCTGTAGTGAATGAGCTTTTATTGCTTCAGGGTTTCACTGGAGCATTAACATTTTTGAATGGTTTACAGGTAGTAGTTGAGGCCAGCAACCCCACAACATTTACTGCTATACTTGTGGGAGTACATGACATCATAACCACAGCTTCTCCCGGTGCAACCGCTATTTCTTTGACCGGTCTGTTTGTAGGACCCAACGTACCGTCCTCAGCCACAGAACAAACAGGCGGCAGCAGTTCATGGGTATCTCCTAACAATATTCTAGGTAACACAGCGTATGCAACAGTAAGTACGGGCAGTACAGTGACTCAGCCTGCTGTTCCCGGTTCTGCTGCTAATTCTGGAACTACCCTAACATTTACTAATCCTGCTAATATTTTATCGTCAACACAGTTTGCTACGATCACGTTAACAGGCGCAACGTCTTCTCCTATTCTAGCAAATAATGTTGGGTATGCGATCACTAATAATGCTACGGTTACTGGCATCTCAATTACGTTTAGGGCCAGTTCTACTGGATCAGCAGGAAGTTCTTCTATCAACCTGCAATTAGCACAGAACGGATTCCCAATTGGTACGGCAGTTAATGTGCCTATTGGACCTTCGTTAGCGGTGTACACAAAAGGTTCATCGGCCTATCAATGGGGTACAACTTTAACTCCTGAGATAGTTAATGGTACGCCATTCGGCATACTGATCGATGCACAGCAGAACAGCGGTACAGGATCATTTTCTATAGATCAGTTGTCGGTGACTTTGTATTACACCACTTCCGGTAGCTCTAATTCTTTGAATGTGCAGAATTTTACATTTACGGTACCTGCTACTTCTGGTATATCTGGTTTTGGTGTAACATTCCAAGCGTATTCAAGCCAAGCAACTACGGTGTCTTTGCAGTTGTTAAAAAACGGCCTAACGGTCGGCACGCCAAAGACGCAGCTTTTGACTACGACTCCTACGATATATTCTTTAGGCACATCTAATGATCTATGGGGCAGCACATGGCTGGCATCTGATGTAAACGCTAACGCATTTGGAGTTCAGGTAGTTTCTACTGGCACAGGCACAACATTCATCAATGATTTGGACATGTTGACGTATATCACCCCTGCCTTAGAGAACTTTAACTACATCAAGTCTTTTGTGCAAGATGATGGACAGATAGACACGCTGGCACTGGACGCCGCAGGTATTTTGTGGCAGGAGGATGTAACGGGTAACCCCGGTGCACTTTCTGTTGCTTTGACAGGTATTTTACCCGGCTCATATGCAAAGAGTGTTACGGCTTTAGATCAAGAGTACATTATGTTCTCTAATCTTACCGTAGGAACAGATCGTCCTCGCATTTATGATGGCACTCAGTTCCTTCCATTGTCTATGTATGCTCCCGGTGGTCAGCTTAGCGTAACTGCTACATCTAGTTCTACTGCTACTAACCTCTCATTGACTTCTTATGCAGTGTCAGGTGGAGTAGCTACTTTTCAGTACACAGGCACAGAACCCGCAGCAGGAACAGTATATGTTCTGAGCAATATTATTCCATCGGCACCCGGCAGCGTAACTGATACGCAGCTTAATAATCTGCCGTTTGTGATTTTGTCCGCTGGACTATCACCTACTCAATTTGAAATCTCAGTGCCTTCTCATGCTAATCTAATTTCTACTAACTTGGTGTCTACTGCAACTGCTACTTTGGCACCAAATTTTGGCATATCAAGCATTAAACAGCCTAATTCATTCACAGTTCTACCCACCCCAACAAACGGCGGCAGTGCGGGACACTACAACAATCCAGACGGGCCTAATCCTAAAGGACCTTGGATAACTCTATTGCAAAGTGCAGGTGTAGGAAACACACAACCGGGTAGCGTTGTTACCGTATACTACGCAAACGCCTCAATTGGCGGAAGCGGTATACCGGGTGACGACAACTTGGTTGAGCAAATGAAGTTAGGCATACCAACGTATGTGTATATAACTGGCACAGGTACCTTTAATGGCACATGGCAGGTAACCAGCGTGGGTATCGGTATTCCTCCCGGTGGATCAGGAGAGCGTTACTATTTTACGTTCAACTTTACCTCTTCGGGACACTTCCAGACCAATTCAACGGCTGGTATGACATACGAGCGCTCACTAGCAGTAGTAACCACTACAACCGGTGTGCCAAATATAACTGCAGGAAGCCAGATAACTATCACTGGAGAATCTCCAGCAGGATGGAATCAAACTTTCACTGTTGTGCAGCCTTTAAATAGCGGCACTATGAGTATAACTAACTCAGCAGTTGACGTATCAGGCAGCACTGTTACATTCACGTTTACGGTAGCAACCGGAGTAGGACCTACGGCAGGAGAAATTGTTAAGGTCACAAATACTCTGGTAGACACTGGTACCGATCTGAATGGAACCTATGTAGTACAGAGTGTGGCCCCTTCTGGCGCATTGCCTCTTGGATCGAGCGGTACATTTACTGTTGTTGCACCTGCTGGAGCTACGCCAAATTCTAGCGTAACCCAAAACGGTCAAGCCGTAGTTTATGGTACACAGTTTTTGATCGATCCCGGTGCAAACGCTACAGGAACCACAACTAACCCAATCTATGGAAATGGAACCACAGGAACCTTAAACGTAATCGGTACTACACCCGGTGGCACAACACAAATTGCCGCTGGTACGCGACAAGCAGTGTGCTACTTCATTACAGAGACAGGTTACGAAAGCGCCCCAAATACACCTATTGTGTTTAATGTGGCAGCAGGAACCAACTCCATTCAGGTTAGCAACATTCCTATTGGTCCTTCGTATGTAATTGCTAGAGCTATAGCGTTCACTGAAGCAGGACAAAATGGTGTACCCGGAGCTAACTTCTACGTTATCGAAAACCCCGTAACGCAGACCATTGGTACGGTTACAACTACTCTAGCTCAGTCAACCATTATTAGAGACAACACTACGCAAAGTGCTACTTTCTCGTTCACAGATGCAGTTCTTCTTAATTCACGAGAAATTGACGTGCAGGGTGACAACCTGTTTAACCTTATTGAACTGGGAAGCTCAGCTTGGGCCGTTCCATACGCTAATCGTATGTTCTACGGATTGCAGCTTAACAAGGTTCAAAACTTTGTTGCTATGTCATTTGATAGCTACATTGTTCCTAACCAACCATCTGGTTGGAGTGCTCCAGATTTCACCGGGTCACTGGTTAACAGCACAGTTACTGGATTTGCGTACGCAATTAATAACACATCAGCCAGCACCTTAAGCGGGGCAGGATTGATACAGCAGACGGCATACCAAGACAGTTTTGGTACTCCTATTATTGCTCAGAATACAACCTATTCTGTGCGTATAGCTGCTCGTATAACCTCTGCTAACACTAATGGTAATCTGGTGGTAGATTTGTCAGACGGAAGCACACAGTACGGATCGTTCGTAGTGCCTTTCTCAAGCATGACAACTTCTACTGCAGTATTCTCTGGTGCACTGTTAACCACTCCGTTTACCAATTCGGTAAACCAAGGTGGAGCAGCCAGCATCGTGGGTTCCGTACCTTCTACTCTACTTTTACGCATCTACGCCAGCAATCTGGCATCAGGTGCAGGAGTCGAAATAGATCGTGTGGAAGTTTATCCTACCAAGACACCAAACATCTTGGCTCAAGTCTACGGTTCGTATATTAATCGACCTGAGTCTGTTGACGCCTCTGCCGATCAAGGAGGCATCATAGATACTACGCCTGAGAACTCTCAATCAGTTATGGGAGGGTTCGTAATGCATGATCAGCTATTCTTGATGAAGACACAAAGCATGTACTCAACCGAAAACAATCCTAACTCCGAACCCGGAGGCTGGGGCCTACACGAGGTGAGTAACAAGGTGGGTGCCATTGGTATCCACGCTTATGATGTTGGTGAAGAATGGGCTGTGATGGCGTGCCGTGCGGGTATATTTGGTTTCAATGGTGGGCAACCACAGAAGATGATGCAGGAAATCTATCAGGTATGGGACGCAATCAATTGGAATGCCGGTAACACGATTGTACTTCGTAACGACATTATCAATAAGCGTATTCTTTGCGCGATTCCGTTGCCTACAGGCACCAATCCTATCACTGGAGAGAAAACAACATCTGTAAAGTGGCTTCCTAACTCTGTATACAACCCTACACCTACTAGCCCGAACGTTATGCTTTGTTTGAACTATCAGGGTCTCGGTACTTTCGAGGAACTGGTAAGTCAAGCTGAAATGCATACAACGATGTTTGGTACGTTAGCTGCAGTGGATATGAAGAGAAAATGGACCATATGGCAGATTCCTTCTCCATATATGGATTTCATCACTAGACAAAACGGTATAGATCAACCGCTGTTCATATGCAACGGCATAGCATCTTCAAAGGTCTACCAGTTAGACCCCGACCAGTTAAGTGATGATGGAGCAGCAATTCACAGTGTGTACACTACTTATGGGCACGTTAATGCAGCTAAGGCTGCAACGTTACCTATATTTGGTTTCCACAACAAATCGTATACTGTGCTGCAAATCACAGGTCACGGTGCAGGTCTGATGTCTTTGCGTATTTTGCCTAATACGCTTGACGCACGTTATCCGTATCAGGTGCCGGTTGGCATCACGCTTAACTACCCTGCACAAAACGATTACTTCCGTCCAATCAATGTACAGGCTCAACGAGCTTTCTTAGAATTCTCAACGAATGCTGTTGGAGCATGGTTCCAGATGGATAAGTCATTGTTAACAGGCAGAGGGTCTCCATGGTCTACACTACCGGCTACAGGTGGTGGAAACATAGGGTTCCCATCGTCGTAACTTTACAGAGGGGCGCTTCGGCGTCCCTTTGTTATTTAATTTGAGAGGACTCATGGCGCAAGGTAAAAACCAGCAATTAGAAGGTGGATCGGAACTAACATATCTTTCTCAAAAAGATGCATTCTTGGGCAAGATATTACGCCGAATAATTGAAGCTGTAAACACTACTGCCAACAATGCGGCTGTGTCATCGGTGGGACTATTTCCTACCCCTCCAAAAGTAGATTCCATTAATGTAGCAGGAACATTTAGTTCTAACACCAACATTATAACTACTACGTCTGAGCATTTGCATTGGACGTTGGAACATAACCAACAAGTGCACAAGGGTACACAATATTTCACCGAAATCGATACTTCTCCAAATTTTACTCAGCCACACGTAGTCCCACACAACGGTTCTAGATCAGGATTTTTGCATTTGCCAGCACTGGACAATAACGGTGCGCCGGTAACGTACTATATGCGTAGCTACCCGCAGACACAAGGAAGCGATCCATCAGAACCAACAGTGCTAGGTGGACTAAGCAATCCAACAGGAATTCAATTGACCGGTACCAGCAAAATGTCTCTTCTACCATCAACTGGTAGCGGTACAGCGTCTACAACAGGTCAACAAGGTGGAAAAGGTTTAGGCGACGTTTTAACTCGTCCTGCACCTGCACCAAAAAGAAACGTGGTACAACACTAATGAGCCAAGGTGCCATTGTACGCGAATATAAGCCTTCAGATTTCGATCAAATAGCCAAGATACACGAGTCTACCAATATTGATTACAAAATGCCATGCATTGATTCACGCCTCTTCATAGTCAAAAAAGTATTAGAAGTAGACGGGGTTGTAAGACAGGCTGTGGGATTTAGATTAGAGGTAGAAACATATTTGTGGTCTGACGCTTCAGACTGGGCTCTACCAGAAGAAAAGTTTTTGGGCCTGCAAGCACTACAAGCAGAATCAATGCATGATCTCATGACGAGAGGCATAGATACTTGTGTCTGCTGGGTACCAGAGAATATTGATAAGTTTTTTGCAAAGAGAATGACACAGCTAGGGTGGTCCAAGGACCGTGACGGCTGGCACTCTTGGTCGAGACACACTAGGGATAAAGGGATATGACAAGAATACACACTAAATTAGAGTATATTTGGGACGGAGAGAAATACGCCCTAGTACACGAAGAGGGTTTTGATTATCAAGGACCCTTGGCTTTGTGCGACCGTGCTGCACAAGCAGCAGCCAAAAATGCCGCAGCAACAGCAGGTAATACGGCAGCTAATGATCAGAACCTAGCTAACCAAGGACAACAAACTCTTAACCCGTTCTTTAAACAAGAAATGGGAGCGGAGCATCTATTTACACCCGGACAAACCGATGAGCTACTAACAGCAGCCGGTGCCGGTGCAGGTGGAGTTGCCGGGGAAGAGCAAGCTGCTCTAAATCGTAATGCGGCGACCACCCACAACGCTACCGCGCTAACCAAGAGTCTGCAAGAAGCAGCCCGTGACAAGATGAAGAACGCCGCTGGTACGTCCGAGAATATTGCGGCTCAAGACGTTATGGGGGCCAAGCAGCTTAACCAAGAAGGTGCGGCTGGTGAGCAATCGTTGTTTGGTACTAATACCGATGCTGCTCTTAAGGCAATGGGTCTACAGACTAACGACATTAATACAGAGATTGAAGCTGGAAAGAGCGGTTGGTTGCAGAATATGAACGCAACTATTACGGCTCTAACACAAGGCGCTAAGAACGCCAAAGGTGCAATGCAGTAGGTCTAAGGAGAATTCATGGCAGTACCAAAATTACGTAGTATAGGCCAAGATGACTCCGAAGAGGAGCAGAAGAAGCCTCAACAGCCATCGCCACGTTACTTAGTTCAGCCATCTGAAGATGAACCAACCCAGATGACTCAAACAGGTGCTAATAAGTTCAATGTAGCACCACAAGAACAAGAATCGGGTATGCCTCAGATTCATATTCATTTGGCACCAACTCAGATGAAGAGTTTGCCAGTGTATGATGATGGTGGCGTACCTGATACGTCTAACCTTACTCTGCAAAGACCGGATTCAGCATTAGAAGCATCTATGATGTCTACTCCTTTGGCTCCTGCATCTAAGCAGCCAGTTACCCAGCAGGATGGAGGGGATATTGATCCTAATTCTATGCCCGGTCAAGGAGCACAGACACGTATGTATCCAGTGTCTGGTCTATCTAATACTGCACCTATTATGGATGATGGTGGAGTGGTTAGTAAGGTAGGATCAAAAGTAGTTGTTCCAGATGACGATAGCGCTGCTGGAATTGCGGCTAAGAATCAGAACATTCAGGAGTACGAGAACGCTACTGCTCCTAAACAAGAAACGGCTGTACACCACGAATCCACGGAATCTGACAAGATTAATCCTAGTGCTAAGTATGGTGATAAGCCCGGTGAAAAGAGAATTGATGTGTCATCTTACTTGAAGCCTTTGGGTTCGCCCCGTATGGCTCCAATTTACGATGACGGTGGGCCAGTAAAGAATGACCCAGAAGATGGACACCATCAGCTAGCGGTATTGGAAGAAGGCGAGAGAGTGTTAACTCCAGAACAGAATGCACAGTATGAAACTGAGCATGGTGCACCGGCAGATTTTGGTGGACCAATTCTACAACAGCCTAATCCTCCAGTACGTCCTACTATGGACACAGAGCACCCTTCGACTGAGCAGTTTACTGCAGGAGCGCACGGTGACGTAGCGCAGCCAGACGGCAAAGGTGGAGTTTCACCAGAACCTACACAGGCATCTGCTGAACAACAGCCAGCTATGATGAGTGCGGCAAGCAATAAAGTTCCTCCTGTTGCACCAAAAATGGCTCCTATGGGACAACCACAGGATCAGCCTAATCCACAGGACCCAAATGCCGCTGCACAACCAGTTCAACCAGAGCATAACTCTATGGCCACAACTGCTTCGGCACAACCTCTACCTAATGAGCGTGAAAAGCTAGAAGGTGAAAGAGCAGCGTTAAAACAGAAAATGGTTGACGCGGCTGAAGGAAAGTTTAATAACGGTAAGTTCGATCACGTTGCGTACGGTGAAGCTAAGATGGCCTTGGCTGACCTTAATAAAGCGCATCCGTGGGGACAACCCGGCAATCACGAAGGTTTTTTCGGTAAGCTAGGTCATGGGCTAGCTCAAGCTGGAGAAATTGCTTCAGATGTAGTTCTTGGACCCGCGATTACTGAACGTATTCCCGGCACCCGTGAGAACTTGAATGCTCAAGAGGCGGGTGGACAACAACAAGTCACCCAAGGCTTAGCAGGAAAGGCATCAGAAGCTGAGACTAGCTTGAAAAATGCTCAGGCTACAATGGCTGGGCGTCCTAAGGACCCAAAGCAAGGTATCGCCTTTGAGACCTTCCGTATGAACCATAGCGCTCCGGGTACACCAGAGTATGAATCTGCAAAACAAAACTTAGCGGAATACCAGAAACAGAATCAAGATTTGGAAAACGCTAAGCTTGGAGGAAAGCGCGAGAAGCTTCCTGAGCAAATCGACGCTCAAACTAAGAAGGTTCTTAGCTTACCAGAAGGTTCACCTGAGCGTGCTCAAGCAGAGGCTGACTTGGCCTTTATGCAAAAACAGGCGCAACAGGGTCAGAAGCTTACGGATAGACGTAGAGAAATTATTGACCATGCTAAAACCATGGGTCTCGATCCAGATGATCCTACACAGTACGATAAGGCTATGCAGGATTACGAGAGCAAGAAGGTTGCTTCTAAAGCTCAAGGTGGATTGCCTGTTTGGAAAACCAAAGAAGCAATTCAGAATGGCTATGCTACACAGCGTGCATTGCTGGTACAGAACAGTGCTAAAGCCAGCGAGTACGGCCTAAAAGGTGCCGAACTTCAGCAAAAAGCTGATGCTGAGCACAATAATGCTATCGCACAGTTCCAGTCTATTAAGAATATTCTGGCAACAGCAGACGATAGTACCGTTGCTGCCAACGTAATTCCTATGCTTACCACATTAGGTATGATCAGTACAGAAGGTAAAGTAAGAAGACTTAGCCCGATTGAAATTCAGGCTTTGTCTCCTGCACAAGGATCAATGTATCGTTGGGCAGCAGCGCATGCTGATAAACTTTCCGCTGGTCAATTGCCTGATGGTTATAAGCAGGAAGTTGGTGGATTGCTGGATCAAATGATCAAAGAACAAAACGATGTTTGGAAGACTTCTACCCAATCTATCGATAAGAACTTTGGCACGCACGCACAAAACACCGAAGTAAAGAATAACCCTAAGGGTGGCACAACGGTTACGCCTAAAAAGGCAACTCCTAATTCTCCACCTAATGTACCCGCTGGAGTTCCAGCCGGGGCAACGCACATCTATAAAGATGATAAAGGCAACGTAAAGGGTTACGCTTTAAACGGACAGTATCACGCATTAACAACTAAGTAATGGGAGAGATCATGGCAGGCACACAAGTACAAGGCGTACCACAAGGTTTGGTAGAGGAAGAAATTCCTCAACAAAATACACAATCCGTGCAAGGTGTGCCTGAAGGTCTGACCGAGGAGGCTCTCCCTGCCCCTAATAATCCAGCGTTGGAAACAGCTAAAGCCAACGTTGCGAAGTACCCTCACCAAGAAGCACAAGAAGAGAACCATTGGGTTGGTAAGCTTGTGCCTCAGGGTGCAACAGGGTTCATGAAGTCTATAACTGACTCTGCCCCTATTCGCATGTCTGAGGAATTAGGCCAAAAAGGCGCACAAGCTTTAGGAGAAGTAGGAGCTAACGTAGGAGAGGCAGCCGTAACTGGTGCCGATATCCTAAGTCATCCTATTCGCTCTTTTGAGAAAGCAACTGGCACAGATTTTTCTAACCCTATGCGTTCGCAGTTTCAACCTCAACCTGTTACACAGACTCCTGAGCAAATAGCCGAAGAGGAACACCCTCTTGCTATGGGCATCAGCCGGGGAGCAGGCAGAGCCGTAGGAGAATTTGCCGGAGGGTTTGCTGATCCTAGAATGGCAATACTCGCTATCGCTAGTGGTGGAGCAGGAGATGTAGCCCCAGTATTAAGCAAGATCGCTTCCGGTGGGTTTGGCTTACAGATGGGCGCACACGCAATTGGCGTAGCAGCCGATCTAGCACATAATTGGGGAAAGTACACTCCTGAACAGCGTGCTCAAATGATTACTGATGCAGGTCTGAGTGGATACTTTGGAGCTAAGGCTCTGGGACACACTGGTGTGCCTGAAGTAGTGAGAGACAAATTAAAAACAACCGCAGCACCGACCGTACGTATGCTGGGACACACCGTAGAGGGTATGTCCACCCCGGCAGTGGCAGGTGGAGCAGCAGGAGCTTTCTTAGGTCCAAAAATTGGATTACCACATGGAGCGTCTGAAGTCGCAGGTGGTACCGTTGCTAGTGGTATAGCTCAATCAATGGGTAAGAGCCCATTTGAGCCTATAGTACGCGTGCCTAAGATGACCAACTTTAAACCAGAGGCTCCAATAGATAAAGCGCAGTGGAGTGATTCAATACATACTCCACAGGCCGCTCCAGAGCCTACAGCACAGGCATCTAGCCCTGCTACGGCGGAACAGATAAGACAGAATTTGGTTCCTGCTAAGCAAGCTGCCGGTGAATATACTGAGCCTAAAGAGCAAGCACCAGTTCCACAAGAAGATAAAGGGTTGAAGGTTCTGCAAGACGCTTATGATAAAGCTAATTCTGCTTATCAGAAGGCGTTTGATGCTCGTGAAGCTTATCGTGCATCTATGGACCAAGGAGTACAACCTCCTGCTGCCGTACAAAAGGCGTTTGAAAAGGCTGAAAAAGCTTTAGAAGAAGCCCAGTTTCATTATGAAACAGCGCTGAATGGCAAGGAAGCCCCAGAACAAGCGCAAGATATAAGAGAAAAGCTAGTACCGGCTAAAGAAGCTGCCGGTGCTTACCAACCTGAAACTGAAAAGGTTCCAGAGAACGTCAAGAAATCCGGTGAAGTTGCCCCAGAGCGCATTGCTCCTGTGAGAATGAACAAAGGGTTCGATACTGAACCTATACCTACCATCCGTGGAGGACAACATGAGTTGCCTCATGGTGGAACCATGGGTAAGCCTCTACAGCTACCCGGTCAGGTTGGTGATTCGTCCGCATTCGACAATGTGGAAGATATCCGATCACGTATGGTACCGGCTAAAGAAGCTGCCGGTGCCTATGATGCTCCTATCGAGGCTCCAGTATCCAAGACCGTAAATAAGATTGGTGATTTAACCAGAGAGGGTCTTGGAGGACAAGAATTAGAACGCAACAAACCTTTACGTGAGCAGATTCCTGCTAAACCAGAAGGTGAAATACTTCCTCCTGAAAAAGAACAGACACAATCTCAAAAAGCATGGGAGACCGCGCTGAGAGATATGGGTCAAGACGAAACAGGGGAAGAGAAGACTATTGAAGGAGAACCAAAGCTTTCATCCCGCCCAGACAAAGCTGAACTACAGAAGGCAGGAGCCGGTCCAGAGACAATGGAGAAGCTTCTGAATCTTACTCAAGTTGAGCTACGTCAACTGGCTATATCAGCTGGTGAAGACATGGGTCAGGAAGCCATTGGAAGCGGCAAGAATCCTAAGGCGAGCGGCAAGACCCCTCGTCAAGAAGTGTTCCAGCGCTTGTTGAATAATCATACTCCTGAAGAGTTAGCTCAGATGGTGGATGATGGCAAGCACCTTCCTCCAGTATCTGGCGGTAGCCAAGGTGCAGCAGTCGCTCCTTTTACTAAGGAAGCTGCTGATTTAGATACAGATTTGTTCCGTAGGGCTAAAGAAGCTCTTGGACCTGATGCATCTTTATCTGACGTAGCCAAGACTGCACAGGCTATGAAGGATGAACTGAAGAATGTGAACAACAATGCTTCAGGAGAGAGCGCAGCCAGCCAAGAAGCCATTAATCGACAAGCATCAGAGAAGAACCAAGGAATTAAGCGTTATAGAGTAGATTCAAGAACCGGTAACGCCGTTCCTTTAATTGGACCTGATGCTGTAGATGCTACTGCAGGCAAGTTTGATCATATAGTTCAAGTTGGACCAAACGGAGAAGAGACAATACTCGACTCTGGAGCTAGTGCTAGACCTTTAACCAGACCGGTTGGGTCTGAGCGTAGAGCTACGCCAAGAACGGCACCTCTGGGAGCTAAGGAGCTTGAAGAGGCTATTAAGCAGCGTAAAACCGTTGCTACGCCGTTTGACGTGACTGAAGGTGCATCTAAGACTATAGAGTCAGACAAGAATATGCCTAAGCCGCCACAAACTGATTTAACAAAGCTAGTGGAAGCTGCCAACAAGAAGGAAGGCCGAGAGCCCGTAGATTGGTCCAAGCCTCAAGAGCTAGGCAAGGATACTAGCAGAATTGCTGATGCCTATGACCAAGCCAAGCATGAACCTGATAACCCAGAGGTTAAGAAATCCTATAATTCTTTGGTTGATGATGTAAAGAAGCAGTGGAATTACATCCAAAAGAAAATGGGAATCAGTATTGAACCTCAAGAGGAAGACCCATATAGCAGCTTTGAAGAGATGAAGCAGGATGTAGAGAAAAATCATAGACTGAAGGTGTTCACTGGCGGTAACTCTTTGCCTGAAGACCATCCTATGGCTAAGGTGGACCCTAAGACAGGTGAAACATATAATACCATGTTTAGGGCCGTACACGACATCTTTGGACATCTATCTGGAGACAACGACTTCTCTCAATTGGGAGAAGAAGGCGCATGGAAAACCCATCGTCAAACCTTGAGTCCAGAAGCTGTTCCCGCTATGACGAATGAGACTCGTTCTCAAACTTCATCGTTCTTCAAGAACAGCAATACGTTCCCTGAACAGAAAGCGACTATTCCTCCAGATTATGCTATGAGTGATGCATCGGATGCCAAGAAAGTATTCGATCACATTAAGTCTGGCAAAAACTACGCATTGTTAACGGCTGAAAACCCCGGCAACGAGCGCCTGTCTGATGAAGACAACCTAGCTCGTAATCAGGAGTTCTTAAAGGAACTTAGAGATAAAGGTTACAAGCCGGTGCCGGTTGAGGGACACGTAAAAGACGTTCCCGGCCAGCATGAGCACTCGTTCTTTATCCCTGACATCAGCCCTAAGGACATTAAAGCCTTAGGAGAGAAGTACGGTCAAGCATCGGTGATGACTTCCAAGGGTCTATATGACCTAAAGAATGACACTACTATACCTATTGATGATTCAAAAATTGTCACGGGCAAAGATGCAGAAAACCAAGACTACTTCTCGAAGATTGGTGGAGAGGCATTCAGTATTCCAGTCGATTTCTCTGGAGAGACTAAGAGTACACCTAAAGCTTCAATGCAGACATCCCGTATGAGTGACGCTGAACTTAAGTCTGCCGGGTTTACCCCTGAGCAGATTGAGAACGGCGAACACCTACCTTCTGTAGCTGGTGGAAAGACCACCAAAGCTGAAGCTGAGGCTTTAGCTAAAGAGCATCTGAAAGAAGGCGAGCAGTTTAAGACTGAGAACAGTCGTGATAAGTTCATTAAGAACATCATGAGTGCTCCATCAGTGCAAGAATTTGCTGATATTGCTAAGGCCGGTGAAAGCGGACGTAAATGGTACCAGCGTAGTCAAGCAGCTTTTGACTCACTGGTAAAAGCGGCTCCTCGTTATTTCCAAGAGGGTGACCGCCAAAAGTTTACAGACTTCGTAGCTGCTTTGTCTCCACAGCAATCTGTGAAGATGAATCTGCAAGAAGCTCTGCATGCTTGGTCTAAATACGTTGATATGGGCCGTCCCGAGGGTAAACCTCTGGAGACCATGCTTAACCAAGAGTTGGCGCTTCCAAAAGCCAAGGTAGGCAACGCAGTGCGTGCCCTTAAAGGCGAAGAACTATGGCCTGATATTAGCAAGAATGAAAACTTTAAAGTTCCTAGCTTTGCTAAGAATTTGAAAGGATTCATGGATGCTGTAACCAACGATGGTTGGCAAGCAGCCTTTGCTGATGCTAGCACGGTTATAGGAAAATCCCATTCATACCATCCTTTGTCGGTTCTTACACGAGCAGCCGCTAAAGAATTAGGTTGGGAACCTGCCGAAGCTCAGGCTGCAATCTGGGCTTTTACAAAGACGTTAACTGAACATGGTGAGAAGTCTCCAGAAAGAGTACGAGATTATTCTGAGGACTTTGCTGATTTGATGGCCCACGATCCTCATGTACGCCAGCAATTATCAGACCTTGGAATTGATCTAGGAGAACTTGATGAACACCTCAGACAGATTGAGCGCAAACCCGAAGTCTCAGCAGGAGAGCGCCCTACTACTGAAAACAGTATTGGGAAACTTGCTAAGCGTCTCGAAAAACAAAGAGGCAAGCTCCCCCAGACAAAAGACAGCGGACCCTTCGACAGAGTTAAAACCGACGAAAGAGAAAGCTTCTTCAAGCCAAGAGAAACCGAAGACACAAGCTTTGACTTCGGTGCGAATGAACCGATCATAAAGAAAGCAAGAATGAAGCGTTAAGGAGAAGGCAATGGCCGAAGATTGGAAATTAGTGCAGATTGATGGCACAAAGATGAGTGGATTGGTTACGAATGAAGAGAACCAGCCACCACGAGAATGCCACAACTGCATTTGGTACAAACACGACCATTGCCACCATCCTGTGGTTCAAATTGATCCAGAGGTGGTGGGACCACACGGGGAGCCCAAACCAGTTAGAGACAACTGGTGTTGTGGATATTTCCGTTCTCCTAAGCGCGTTCTTCTGTACGCTGTGCGTCACGGAGAAGACGCGGCTGACCATTTAATTGGGGGTTGGGAGAACGCTGAGATTGACCCAGCCGGTATTAAAGATGCAGAAGAAGCCGCCGATAAGCTGAAGAATAAGGGTATACGATACATTATAGCTTCGGATATGAAGCGCACGATGGAGACGGCTAAAATTCTAGCTAAAGCTCTCGGGTTAAGCAATAATGAAATCGTAACAGATGTTCGTATGCGTACGTGGAACAAAGGTGTATACAACGGACAAGAGAAAACTGAAGAAAACAAAGAAAAGCTAAACTGGTTTAAAGAGCATCCACACCGTAAAGTGCCGGAGGGCGAAAGCCACTACCAGTTTGAGAACCGTTGTGATGAAGCTCTTGAACACTTCATCTGCAAAGCTCGTAATACCGGTGCGTTGCTATTGGTAATGCACAATTCCAATATTAAGCAGCTACAGAGATACGTGCAAGAACAAAAAACTCAAGATTCCAATACCTTGGAAAGCACCAATGATTCTCCCGATTCTGTTGAGCCGGGTGGAATCATAATGCTAAGCCAAGATCACGGGGACCTAGAATACAAGATTATATTTAAAGACAGCAAGGCAAACAAGATCAATGACACCGTTGCTGATAAAGGAAAATAACTATGAGCGCGTTTTCAGCCGATGGGAAAGTGGTAGCAGTAGGAGATTCCGTAACCATTGTTGGTAGCGGAACCGTATCAGGCACAGGTGCAACTGCCACTGTTACGTTTACCTCGTTGTTCAATGACAGCATCTCATGCAAATCTGCCAACGTATTAGCACCAGAACCGTCTTCTGTGACGGTAACTAGTCAACCAACAGGAGACTTGGTGGGTGCAATCGGTAACGGACAGTTTACGTTGCCGGGTGTAGTTACGGCTGTGTCAGGAAACGGCAATACTGCACAGTTAACAGTTACAATTAATGATGGTACCTCGGTGACAGTAAGTGCCGGTGCCTGCCGTTCTACAAGCCAACAATAACCGTGAAGGAGACCGTATATCCGGTCGGAGTGAATTAATTTATGCCAGCATATGTTACATCGCCGTTTAAGCCTGTACCCGCGCTATTGATTGCGGGTATTCCATACTATGTTTCAGGCTCGTTTGATGACAAATCGGCCCCTACTCAGGGGTTTGTTATTTCTGATTCATCTGTGACCACTACAGGTACACTAACCTATATGACCACTCAAGGCAACGTGCCTTTGGTTGGAGACTTGATTACCGTAGTCGGTACCAGCAACGATAGCGGACACTTTAACGTAACTAATGCGTCTATTCTGACCGTCTCTGCTGGTGTAGATGCTTCGGGTGTACAAAATGGAGTAGTAACTGTTACATTCACTAAGACATCTGGAACAGTTGCCTCAGGCACAGCAGATGCGGGACAGGTAATAATACCTCGTTCTGAAATTGGTGAAGCTTTGGTTAATAACACAGCCACTGTTCCAGTCGCTGTCCCATCAACCCAGTTGATGGCTAATCAAAGCAAGACTGTAAATGCTACAGTACGTTTTACAGGCAGCCCAACTACAGCTACTGCGTATCTGCAAGGTTCAATCTTCGACATTGACAGTGAATACGAAGATATTGGAGTTATTACCAATTCTGGTTCACCGGGAACGGGACCAACTTTGGAAGTTGCTGATTCGGCCTATAGATTCTACCGTGTACGTTATGCAAACGTAACAGGTGGAGTTAACAATAAAGTTGTAGCAAAGATCACTTGCTAAGATAAGGCCCTTCGGGGCCTTTCTTTTTGACTCAGGAGAGAAACAATGCTAGATAAGATACAACAGCAAATTGAGCAGGCAGTTTCAGAACAAATAAAAGAAGAACAAGATTTGATAGCTCAAGCCACTGCTAAGCTGGAACAGGCTAAATTAGAAAAAGAACGTAGTCGCATAGCTGCCGAGGAAGTATACAGAAAAGCAGAAGAAGCTCATCGACAAAAAGAACGAGAAGCCATTGCCTTAGCAAAGAGCATAGAGAAACAAGAAACTGAAAGACGTATTTTAGAAGAACAGAAGTTAAACTCTTCATTGTCCAAAAAACAACATGATGAAAAGCTAGCGGCTGAATTAAAGCAGAAAATTTCTGAACTGCAATTTATGCACGAGCAAGCTTTAAAAGCTGCACAGGATAGCTTAGCGGTTGCTGAAACCTTAAGAAAATCCAAGGACAATCTTCAAACCGAAGAACAATTAGTTCTAGATGGTTCGTCCCCAAAAGAAGTAGTAAATAACACAGATGGAAATAAGAACCCACTACGACGCTTTGTACAAAGCAACAACACTTAAGGTAGGAGAATGACATGCCAATCGGATATGATGGTTTACCGCCAAGTTACATAGGGAAAGGAAGCCCTCTAACGCCAAATTTAGGTCTATCTTTAGCAGGCATGGACCCTACAGTTGCAGAGAATTTTTGGTTAATTGATGTGTTCGCTGCAGGTGGAGGTGGGGGTGGCTCGGTAAACGTAAACGGTAGCCAAGTTACTAACCCTAACTTCAATGGCACAACTCCAGCCGCTCCGGGTGGTAATGTCAATGTTACGTGGCAAGTATCAGGTTCAAGCGTATCTGCCTATGTACCTTTAAGTTCTGGTACAGTTAGCTCATTCTCTTCTGGTAATTTGTCTCCACTATTTACTACCAGCGTAGCCACCCCTACAACTACACCTGCACTAACGTTTACACTTAGCAATGCCGGTGGGGGTACAGTATTTGGAAACAACACCACATCAGCGGCTGCGCCTTCTTATACAATCGCTCCTGTGTTGGGCATACCCGGAACATCAACAGGAACCATTGCCTTAGCTAGTTCTACAGCTTCTGGTAAGTATACTCTTACGGCACCCGCTAATGCTGCCACCCCTACGTTGACTTTGCCAACTACTTCAAATGTTTTGGCTGGACAACTAGCTGGAGATGGCGTAATTTATGCAAGCTCCCTACAATTAGCATCGGCAGCAGGGACTTTAACTATTCCTACGCCTCAGAATCAAACAGCAAATACTGTTTTTGCTGGACCAACCTCTGGTGGCGCAGCGGCACCTACGTTCAGAGCACTAGTAAGCGCAGATATACCTTCTGGCGCAGTGTTGTGGAATCAAATTGGAAACGCAAGCGGAGCATTAACCCTTGCAAATGCAGGGAACGCAACTACGTTTAATCAGACTTCCCCAGTGAATTGGACTTGGGCGAATACTACGCCAGCCACTTTTTCTGGTACGGCTGGTTTTGTAGCTAGTAGAGTATGGACCGGAACTTCTGCTTCTAGTGCCATAAATACTACTGGTGCTAATTTACTAGTTGCTGTTATCTGCGCTATTTCTGGGACATCTATATCAGATTCTAAAGGAAATACTTGGAATTTTTTACCTAATTTTTCTGGAGCAAACTCAAGTCTTACTAGAATTGCTTATGCATTTAATGCTACGGTAGGGTCAGGCCATACTTTTACATTGACAGGAGGAACGGCCCCTTTTGGTATAGTGTACGCATTTTCTGGAATGGTAACAGACGCTACGGTACTTAACGCTTCAACCGGCCTTAATACTCAAGCAAATACAGGGTTTGTTAGTGCATCGGTTGTTCCTACAGGAGCAGCGGTAATTGTATCAGGTTTTGGTTGTGATAATGCCACTAACGGTATGGTATCAACCATAAATGAAGGATTTAGCACACCAGATACACAAGCAGTCACAACCTCTGAGTGTGGATCAGCGTCTTACTTGCTAACTGGAATTTCTGGAACAACCTATAATCCAACATGGACTATTACTAACAACGGAAAAACTGTTGGTTCTCCTATTGCAGCGTTTTTAATTGGAGGAACTCAAACAAATAGCAGTTCCCCAGTGTTTAATTTAAATGGTACATATTGGAACGGAACAGCTTCGGCCACTGACTCGTGGACTATACAAAACGTTGTAGGAACGAATGGAGTAGACAATTCTAATAGCACATTAACTGTATCTCACAACGGATCAACCGGAAATGCTACTTTATCCATACCATCCATCTCTTCTGCTGTAACTGTTATGAGTCTTACTTTGGCAAATGCTGCTACTTCTCAAAGTAGCCCTAATTTGTCTCTTCAGGGCAATTACTGGAATGGAACAGTTTCGTCTACAGATTCATGGGCTATACAGAACATAATATCCAACGGAACAAACGGTGCTAGTGCACTTACTTTTGTTCACTCTGGATCATCTGGTTCTACTAGTTTAGCTCTTCCATCAGCAACAACTATTGCATGGAACAGTGATACTGGTTTATCAAGAATCTCTGCTGGAGTGGTAGGTATAGGCAATGGAAGTGCCGGGAACATTACCGGTAACCTTCAGTTGGGCACAATTACCTCTTATGGAGGTACAGCTACAGTATCTCAAGGTGTACCTTCAGAGATTGTTACTGTTGATTTGACTGCTCAATCTGCGGCAATTTCTGCTACTAACCTAATTGCTTCAGCACCAAGATCAGGTATGTACAGAATTTCATGGTCAGCGGACATTACTACCGCTGATGGGTCATCCTCAACTCTTGGTGGAGCAAATGGATTCCAAGTAGTATTTACCTCTCCTACAGATTCTGTGGTCAAGACTACGGTAGCTGGGAACTCTATTACATCGGCAGCAAACACAACGGGCACCGCTCTTGGTGGGTCTATTATTGTTTATGCTAAAACAGGGACAGCTATTCAATATCAGTATGGCTACACTTCAAATACGCCCGGACAAATGGTGTATGAACTGCATATAAAATTAGAGGCACTATAGTCCTCTATTTTCAAGTCCTAACCCAGTGGAAACTTCATTGGGTTAGGTCTAGTTACACATTTTTAGATTCGGAAAGAAATCTTTGTGAGCCAAGTTTTTCGCAATGGTGACGTAACTGTTGTAACTATACCACAAACTATTTCAGACTTGAGCAGCACAGCTTTACCACAGTCTCCCCCTTTATCCGACAACTCTACACAAGTTGCCACCACAGCTTGGGTAAAAGGACAAGGATATTCTGGAGGAGCAGGCACAGGAGCAGTTAATAGCGTATTTGGTCGTTTTGGTACAGTTGTATCTTCTGCCGGAGACTATGTAGTTGCTCAGATTACAGGGGCGGCTCCCTTAGCTTCACCGGCACTAACTGGTACACCTACTGCACCTACCCCTACACTGTCTGACTCTTCAACACTTATTGCTACTACAGCATTTGTTAAAGGACAGAATTTTGCAACTCTTGCTTCACCTGCGTTGACTGGTACGCCCACGGCACCTACGGTGTTGTCATCTGACAATTCTACGTCCATAGCTACTACGGCTTGGGTTCAAAGCCAGATTACCTCAGGGGCAACTAGCAATAGAATACTTTCTCCTAATACTGCTCAAACTGCTCCACCCGGCGCAGTAAGTGCAGCACCAACAGGGAATGGAAACAATCCATTTTGGTGGTTTCAGGATCAGAACAATGCTTGGCGTGCGTTGATGGGTATAGAGACCCTAGTAGCTGGAACACAAAATGCTACTGTAGTGTTTTATAACAAAGTCGGCATCAATGATACCGGTCAAACTCCTTTATACGGTAAGAATGCTGCATTTACAATTTTTCATACCACAGGGAGTGGCACAGACCAGAATAACCAAGACAGAGCGATGTATTTTACCACGCAAACTCCCTCTGCCGATACTTCTAGTCATAAGGGCATAGCGGGTATACAAGGCGAGCTAGATTTATATGGGGCACCTACTATGTTTGGTTCCCCTGACTCTGAAATAAGCACTGCTTCATTTGAGCTATATCTTGGGAACACTAATCAACTCACATATCCTAATCAATATGGAGTAAATGCCCTACGATTAACGACATTTAGAGCAAGTTCTGGTTCAGTAGTTGGAGGACCGTACACAGCATCTGTTTTGCGTTGTGAAATGGCAAACTCTACTACTTCACCGGCAAGTTGGTTAGTGGGAGCGTATTTTAAATCACATAATGATAGCTCGGCAACATCTGGTATATCTGGAGCTAACATATACGTAGAAGGTGTGCAGAATGCTGCGCGGTATCCTGATGGGATAGCTGGTGTCTACATAAATGACTACGGAACCGACCATAGAGACCGTGCTATTTTTGTTCAATCAGTAGCTCAAGACAGTTCTTATACAGAATTACAGGGACCACTGATTTTGGGGCAGGCTTTACGACTAACACATACAGCAGCTTCTGCTCCGGGTAACACTGATTTTGTTGGACAACTGACTTTATCAGGCGGTACAGCAACGTACACGTTTAAGAACACATCCAACACATCTCCTCCGATAGCTTTTGTACAAGACCCAACCGGTGCCGGTGTGAGTTTTGTAGTGACTAACACTACCTTAACTGTAACTGGTACAGGTACAAACAAAGTAAATTATTTGCTAGTGTTTCAAAATTAATAAAAGAAAGATGTTTTTTATGCCAGCATCGTTTGTGGAGGTGATAGCGGATAAACTTATTGTGTCCGCTGTCGTGGGCGTAGTAGGAGGTGCCCTATTGTGGCCTTTTAGAAAAGTTAAGAAAGAATGGGTTGAAGCTAAGAATCAATTATTAGTTTTGAAAGATGAACTACAAACACAAAGAACTAACCATCTCACCCACATTGAAGCAAATACACAAGCAACAGTGACAGTGCTACAAGACGTAGCAAAAACCCTCAGTGATATGCACCTCGACCAGCGTACGTTGATGGGACGACTGGAAAAGTAAAATGATCAACAAGTTTAAGTTGCTGCTAAGCAAGCTCTTCTCTATTTTACCGCAGCACATAAAAGAAGCTCTGTCAGAAGATGGTGTAGGTTCCTACAGCCGCTATGCCGGAGCTTTTAGCATCGTAATCGCTTCTTTCTGGATAACCTACCTCGTTATTCGCACAGGGCACCTTCCTGATCTTGGTGGAGCCGCTACGTGGGTGGCTACCGGCCAATCTGCATACGCTGCAAACCAAGCTAAGAAAGTGGCCTCAGCAATTAAGGGAGCCCCAACCCGAGACGCCGCTGCTCCGGTGCCTCCTCAGGATCAACAATGAAAAAGATACTAGTAGCCATCCTTTGTCTCTCCTTGACAGGATGCGCGACAATCAGACGCCACCCGGTAGTTACCGGTTTAGTGGTAGGTGCGGCAGCAGGTGCCGTTATAGGATATGAAATGCGAGTAAAGCACTGCACATATACCTATGATGGACAGCCGTACTCAGGTACAACCTGCCCTGCGCCTAAGAATTAGCTTGACTTTTCAGCGAACCCGTGTTACCATAATTTTACCTCTAAATTCTTAGAGGATTTCCAAAAAAGGTGAATGATGCCGAAAGTTGAGCTATCGGCGCACGAGTTAGAGTTGCTTAAAAAAGCCCTACCGTACGCCCAGTCGATAGAAGCTGAGGGAGAAGAACTGACCAGAGATGGATTACGTGAACATCTCTCATGCGGATCGACAAGTGCCACAAAGATTCAACGCTACATTCAAGAACAAAAATTAGTAAAGGTCGCAAACAGACTACAAGCGGCACCTGACAAAGCAGAAGACAAGGCAGTAACGCAGTTTGCCATAGGCGATACGTCAGGTAACCTGCAGAGCTATGTTTTGCAGCAAAACGCTACCCTGACTCGCCAGATCGCTAGACTTCGTAAACAGTTGGAAGCTGAGAAAGCAATGCGTGAGCATCTTTCCGCTAACCATGCTGGATGGGAAGACCTGCTAAAGAACATTAAGGACTTTACACAGGCCATGGGAGATTTTAAGTCCCCGGTCACATTGGTAAGAGCACAGAAACCTCAGGCTCAGCCTCCAGTGAAGTCTACCCACTCAGAAGATGCGGTATTTGTTATCTCTGACACCCACTTCGGTGACGTAATCAGAACTGCCGATACCAGCGGGTTTCCTGAATTTGATTTGCAGATTGCTGGGAACCGTATGGGATACACAGTGCAGAAGGCCAAGAAGATTCTGGCTCTTCACCGTGCAATGTACCCGATTAAGCGTCTATATGTGCCTATTCTGGGAGACATTGGTAACGGGGATTTGCACGATGCCCCAAAGAGCAACGCGCTTTTCATTGCTCCTCAGATTCACTTCTCGTATCACATGCTTCGCTTCGTTATCGAGGACCTTTTGACCTTGATTGACGAAGGGGTCATCGAAGAGATCGTTCTGTTGTTCAGCGTGGGAAACCATATGCGAATGATGGAAGATCACAAAATGCCTACGAAGCTGCAAGCTCAGCGCACGTTTGACTGGCTGATCTACCAGATGCTCATTGATAAATTCAAAGGGCACAAGGGAATCACAGTCCATGACACAATGAGCCCGTTCATATTTGAGAACATCAGAGGACATCGTTATGGATTTAACCACGGTATGGAAGTGGGCTACAAAAACAGCCCAGAAGCTCAAGCAAAGAGTATCTCGTCGTTCATCAATCACACACGAGCCTTGTTTGATTCTCCAACCTATCGTGCCCATGCGGGATTGGAGGGAGCTACCTTTGACCGCTTCGTCATCGGTGACATACACGTCCCCGTCTCTTTCCCTCGGCTTCTATCTAACGGAAGTCTCAATGGGCAGAACGAACTAGGCGTTAACTGGGGGCTAGAAGTAATTCCAGCCGGTCAGTGGTTATTCGGTGTATCGGACAAGCAGATTCAGACTTGGCAATACTTCATTGATTGTACACACGTTCAACGTGAGGAACCCAATGGATATGCTCAGTTCGCAGTTGAGTATGAAGAGAAGTTCGGTCGCATTTAACAGGAGATTGACTCAGACTCATGTCAGAAAAAATGTGGTTCATGTGGGCGGTCATTTTGATCGCCCAAAACTTTGCTTTTACGTTCGTGTCTCGCGCACGTAATAGTGGCTCATTATCAAAGCACCTCGTCGCTGGTTTCTTTTCCAATGGCGTATGGTTCGTATCCCAGATTTTCGCTGTAGGAGCCTTTATGGGCATCCTGTCAGGTAAATTAGGTGTACTGCCTGCCATTGGTGCCGGAATCTTCTACACAGCTTTTACCCTCGCCGGTTCCTTGTTGGCGCATCAATACGCGCTTAAGACCGAAAAGGGCAGCGCTCGTGTGGGAGCGCATAAGGATGTAGCAACCTTCACGCAAGCTGAGGGAGAAGTCATCCGTAAAATGCTTAGTAATTATGCATGGGACAATCTTGTAACAGTAGATAGACAGGAGACCAAATGACTCAGGTAGAACTGGTTTTTCGTCAGTATGCAGACGGTACCTACGGTGTCGGAGAAGTTGTTATCCCCGGCGTAACGTTGTTTCGTGCCGGTAACCATGGATTGACCAAAGAAGAAGCTGAGGTGTCACTGCGTAAACAACGCTCAGGGAGAAAGCAATAATGCTTCCTGAACCCCTTCGCCCCAAAGCCAAGGTTGAACCAGAGATTAAGTCATTGATCCTCGGGTTCGGACATAGGGCTCGCTCAGGTAAAGACACTGCCGTAGCTACTATAGTTGAACGCAGGGGAAGTCAATATCCCGGCCATCTCTCAAGTGATTACAAAGGTCCATTCTACGATGCGCGAGCATACTCATTCGCTCGCGCACTCAAAGAAGAAGTCACTGCTGCTGCGCTTAATGCTGGTGGTATGGATCGCTTGTGTAATCCAGAGATGGAATTCTACCAAGAGAACGGCAACTTCATTAAGCTGCCAGAGTGGGTGGTATTTGAACCGGATGCACCGATGGATGACCCATTGTGTCCTCTAGGTAAACAACGTACACTCTTGCAATGGTGGGGCACAGAATTCCGCCGCAATGTTAATCCAAATTATTGGGTAGATCGTTTGGCTGAGATTATCTCTAAAGAGCAACCGCAAGTAGCTCTGATTTCTGATATGCGTTTTCCCAATGAGAAGGAGTTCGTAGAAAAACATGGGTACTCTATCAGGGTGGATCGCAATAATCTGCCTTCTCTTAGTGGTAGTGCTGGAGTCCATGCTTCAGAATTAGCTCTGGCCGATGTTCCCGATTGGGACTGGGGAGCTATTTTGAAGAACTACTCTACGTTGGAAGAATTCAAAGCAAAAGCTGTAAAGTTATTTGATAGCTTGGCATCCTGAGAAACGTCCATAAAAAAATAGCCTGCCAATACGCCCACCCACAGTTCAGGAAACTGGGTGGGCATTTTTGTTGCAAACTGGAACAGGGGTGCTCAAAATGAGTACCAGTTTAATATGTGCCCTGTAGGAAACTCCAATGCACCAGCGCATCGCCACTGCGTTATTGTCGGTGGCCCTTCTCTTCTCCCTCGGATGTACCAAGAATACGCCCGTAACCGCTCAGCAAAGAGCCTCACATCTTATTTCATTTTTAGATAAAGACGGTGAACCAGTAGACTCCTGTACAGCAACCGCTATTGGACCGGCTGCTTTTCTCACAGCCAGCCATTGTGCAGAAGATGACCGTATAGCTGATCATATTACTATTGATTTTTCAGTTCATAAATACCAAGTAATCGCTGCTACAGGCGACGGTCGAGACCATATGATCGTTGTTCTAGCAGAAGCACCGTTTAGAAACCTAGCTGTTGTACAGGCTGACCCCAAAGATTTATCTGCTGGAGAAGCAGTGTATATTTACGGTTGTGGTGGAGGAGGTTTTCCCTGCACATTAAAGCAAGGAAAATTTCTAGAGGGTGACCCAGTAAGTGATGTTGATCAGGATGCCCATCTTGGCTACTACACTATTCTATCAATAGCAGGTGACAGTGGTTCGGCGGTATACAACTCTCAAAATCAGATTGTAGCTGTGATGACGTACAGAACCGAATCAGTAGAAAAGTTTCTATGGTTCTGGCATCGTAATGTTCACCAGTCCGCAGGGTTTATTCTTAATTTCACACAAAAAACTTTAGACGTAGCACGTACTTTTAATCCATCGGAGACTCAAGATGGCGGAACCAACACAAGTAAGCAGTAGCCAACTACTGAGTGACCTTCACGGAGAATTTGCGAGCTTGGCTCATAGAACTTTAACTTTGTCCTATGGCGTGCTCGCAGTTCTTGTTCTGGTCATCGGCATGGCATGTGCCGGTGGCTACATGGCCCTCAAAGGCTTCAACACCTTGCTCGACAAGGCACAGACTCAACAAGCCGCATATACGGCACAACTAGACGCCTTTAGGCAGCAGCTAGCTCAGGATTCAGCAGAGCGTCAGCAGGCTAACGCTAAAATAGCCGACCTTGAAGCTCAGGTGGCCCGTAGAGCTACGGCTCCCCCTCCACCGGTAGTTCAGACCGGTTTACAGCCCAATGCTTCGGTTATTCAGGTCAAAAACGCATTAGATGCGTTATACGCCTCTGACCCAGCCTTTGGGCCAGTAACTGCCTCCCCTGACTCAACTATCGCTCTGACAACGCCTCAGGCCCAAAAAGTGGCTATTACAAAGGTACAGTTAGACACCGAAACGGCCAATTTTCAGGATGAGAAGCAGATCGTTGACCTACAAAATGGCAATATCTCTAGTCTTACCAACGACTTAAATCAATGCAAGGACACTTTAACCGGTGCCAACAAGACTATTGCTGATTACAAGCGGGTGGTCAAGCCGTCCAGATGGCAACGCTTTATATCCGGGGCGAAGACTGTGGCTAAAATTGCTCCCCCAGTATTAGCTATTGGCATTTTGATCGGTTCTGGTGTATTGTAGACGGCCTCTGTGGTAACGATGCAGAGAGAAAGAAGTAAAACATGAAGAAAGAACTGATGTTGTACGTGCTGTTCGGCGTCCTAGGCTGCGGTATCGCTCAGGCTGCAATCAGTGCTTCTCACGTTCGCAAAGATGGTGGCCCGTTGCCTCTTTGTGAGCCTTCTAAAAAGTGCTGCAGTTTAACTGGTCCAGTACATTGTGGAGGAAGCTAAATGAAAGTACGTTTAATCCTGTTGTTAATGTTGGCTATGGTGCCAATGAATATGTTTGCTGATGGAAGTGATCCAATGCCTCTTTGTCGTACAAAGGGTTGCGGTCCTTTCAAAGCAGCAGACGTTGCACATACCAAATAAGAAAAGCCCCTGTAGATTTCTCCAAATCGGAGGTCTACAGGGGCTATTTTTTTTGTTTATTTTACGAAATATTCAATCTCTACCACCTTACGGCCATGCGTAAGAGTGGTGGTTTTATTCTCTGTAGGTGAGAACTCCTGCCACGTCTTAGACCAAGGCCCTCGAAATGAAATAGCCCAAGCGTCGGTTATAGGAACCACCTTGTGCATTAGTCCACGAGGTGTGTACTTCAAGTTTCCTGCTGTCCAAGCGTGCCCATATTCTTTACCCAAAGCGGAGACTATTTTTTCTTGCACACGCCCTTTGAGCCAGAACGTTACAGCATTGAAAGCGTGGCTGTGGAAGTTCTCTCTGGTCCCGCCGAAGTGCAGCAGAACAATTGAGAACAGAGATTTAATTTCTATTAGGAAGTAACCAATGACAGGGGATTCAGGTCCCCCGTCTCTCATACGTTTAAATAGTTTCATTTCTTCTCCTGAGCGAGAGCGACGCGGGCCAGCTTCATTTCTTCGGCCCAGTTTGGCCCCGTGTATGGCCTTCCGTGCGTGTGATTCAATATGCACAGGTCCATTAATGGCTTTTCCATCTGGTCGAGCTTTTCAACTAGTTGCCGCAACGCAATTCCTTTCCGCTCGATCTCTTTCTGTGCGGCGACAAGCTGCTCGCGGAGTGTGGCGTCATCGCTACAGGCCCGCACGATAAATCTGCATACTTCCTGATTTCCGCCAATCGATCGAGAACATACCGCCACCTTCTGCCCGTTACGAAATATCTCACCGCAGCCGTTAAATTCCCAACGCGCGGCGTCCCGAGGAACTGCTGGCGCTCGCTCAGTCTTTTCCATTGAATACATACCCTTTCCCTTCCTCCCAAATGATTCCTTGTTCGGCCAACTTCTGCTCCGCGAGTTCCAAACGTGAGGACCGAGGAACTGCTGGCGTAGCGGCGGGTTCGTCTTTTATGTCCCACAAGACGCCATAGCGAAGTTCAACAAACGGCAAAAATTCTACCCTTGGAGCGCGAATATCATAGGATTTTCCAGCAGCCCATACGTGTAACACGTGCTCCGTATCGGTATCGTAGCGATTCCAGCCTTCGGAATTTTGTTGTGGAATTTCTTGTAAACATCGCGCTGTGAACCTGAAAATAGACCTCTGACCATTAATGTAATCCGGCGTATTGTGGAATGATTTAACTGGCTCAGCCTCAGGCTCGGCGCTCCGAGGAACTGCTGGCGTGGCGGCGGGTTCGTGTCCAGTGCAATAGCAGCCTTCATTTCGACACACGCCTTCATGGGCAGCGTGTCCCTCACGCAAACAAAGGTCTACCTCATATTGGCTCGGCGCTGGCGGAGCCTGAGGCGGGAGAGTGTGCCCCTCGGCCAACTGTTTCTTGAGAGCCTCTATGCGGTAATACTCCGCCGTGTCAGTCATAGTTTTATACCTCCTCAGTCTCTGCTAATCTAGCCATCCATACTGCTTTCCATGCACGCATTACTGTATGTTTACGGGCCAATCTTGAATAGAATCCCACAGCTTGCACCTTTAACAACACATTCACCGCTGAAGAGGGCTGATTTGACAGAGCGTCTATAGTGTCTTGTCCAAGGTATCCTTTAGTGACAAGGTTTGATCCTAGCTCATTCAGTGCACGCTGTAGAAGTATTGTAGCACGTATTGGTCCAAGATTATAAGCAAGGTCTGCTACACGATATGCCAAGTGGTAATCCTGAATCTGATCGCAATCCATCTTTGACCAGTACTGCTTATAGAACAGGTTCTGTGCATAGCGCAGGGCTCGCAATTTGCTCATACGGTAAAACCCTGCACGGATTGCTTCTGGGTGCGCGTGGCTATTGACACCAAAACGGGCTACTCCCCCGAATGGTTCTGGGCTAACTACGCCGGTTAAGTTACGATCTTCATGGGACACAACAAATTTAAAAGCGGCCTGACACCGTACATTGCACTGGGCAAAGCACGAACCACTTAATGAGATGATTGCAGCAAGCACAATCATTTTTACTAAGCTTTTCATGTATTCTCCTTCGTGTTTTTGTACGCTAGCAAGGCGCACTTGTTTTACTGCTATTTTTATTCTTCTGGTGGTGGTGTAGTTCCGATCTTGTTAATCTCCGCAGCGTAATCGCTCTGTATGTAATCTTTTGTCATGTGGTTTTCTAGATGCTTGATGCAGATGTGTAACTCTTCCACAAGGTTATCGTTGAATTCAGTCTTATATGCTGACTGAGATAGTATACCTACGCCGTCTGTCCAAAGCTCATGCAAATCGGCAAGATGCTGCATTCGTGTTCCAACATCGTTCATTGAGACTATCTTCAATGTTCCACCTACCTCCACAGGACGGTAGCGCTGATTCCAAAAGCCAGAGCGTAGTATATCGCTCGCCGTTTGTCTCCAACCACCGCGTATCCAATTGATGACCCTAGAGACAAAAATGCACCAGCCCATCCTAGCCATTCTCCGTAGTTTATTTTACTCAGCATCCACATACTCTGCCGTAATTGTGGTTACCTGCAGGCTCGTTAGTTTTTGCATCAACGCCTCGAATGCGTTCTTGCTGAACCCAACAAAATCCTGCTCCTGTGATTGTCCTACCGCTGTGCATCCTTCAAGCTCAGTAGGGTAGTTTGCGATATGAATGCGAATAGCTGAGCGCCCCGGAACAGCCAGTAGTTCTGGAGTAATGTAACCTAAATGCGGGGATTTGGTTAGCTGCACAGGATATACACCGGCAGGAATTGAAGGGTGACCGGCAATAGCTGGTGTAACCGGATCAGGCTCCATGGTAAAGCATTCGAAAACTCCATTGAGAGACATGGTGCCGGGAGTACTTTTGCCTGTGGGTTTACTTCTCTGTACTTTAATCTTTACTTCCATTTGTCGTCCTTTTTAACCTTAATCTCGTTGACCCCAACCAACTCGTGGCAACCTACACCTTCAACGGTGCGTGATGCTCGGATACGGTACACCAGCATAAGAGGGTTCTGCTTCTGATCGAACATATCTATGGCGTCACTGATCTGCCCACCAGCATCAATATGTTCCCCACAAACCAAAATGTCTTCAAAGAATGACAGATAGGTTTTGTAAGGCTGAATACGTATGACGTACCCTTTACCTTCTTCTACATCAAATACGGTTATGACTGATCCTGCACGGTAGGTAAACGGGTTCTCTTGTGATATCACTACCCCCAATGAATTCGAACCGTGCTTCGGTATAGCAGCCTCCGTAAGTCCCGTTAACAGAAGCACGGTTAGCAATAAAAACTTTTTCATTGATTCCTCACTATGCTGTAAACAAACATAACCAGAGCGACAATAAAGAGAAACATGGCAACGGCAAATAACTCCGGTTTGGGGGACCGATGTGCAATGGCTAAGAAAATGTAACCAAAAACAAACAGTATGTAGCCCCTAAACGTGTGTTTCAACCGGTGCATCCTCCTTTGGCTTTGGAGCCTGAGGCGTCACCTTACACGCTTTCCCGCAAGCACCACAACGCCAGCCACTAAGACCTTTCACTTGCGTAGGGTCAATAGTTACTTTCTTTCCTGATCCTTCGGAGCGCGTTCCAGTCGAAGTTCCTGTTCTCGGTTTCTTCGCTGCTACTGAGCAGCACTTGCTTACGTACTCTTTTACTGGAGCTTGAAACTTTTTTGGTGCCAGTGCCGGATTTCTTTTTCCTCGGTTGCGCTTTCTCTTCCGCTTTCCTTGTGATGAGGTAGAAAAGGTATTTGAGTGCGTCAATTGGCTCTGCTGAGTTGTATTGCTCTTCCCACTCTGGTTCGAATTGTCCGGCATACATTACTTTCTCCTAGTACAGGTATTTGAATTTTTCTAAGAATTTCTTCTTTGCCACTTTTGGAGACCACGGTTTAATCTTGAATGCGAACGGCTCTAGTCCTACATATCCATCCCACGGTATCTGATCTCGAAACAGGTCTCTTTTCTCTGTAAGCAGCAGCCTAAGGTCAGCAAGATGAACTGACATAGGTATGCTGCCCTTAAGTTTAAAGGTCTTGGCTACTAATCGGTGAATCTTACCTTCTATATCCCTATAGCTGTCCCCCAGCTTATTCTTTAGCGGTTTATTGACATCCCCGGCGTACGCTTCTGAAGCATCGTGCAGCAGGCCCCAAAGAGCATCCTCTGGTGGAACGTTTTGTGATACGTATATCGAGTGCTGAGCCACTGAGTAGAAATCTGTGTGGCCTGTGAATCGGGCGATGTTTGATAAAGAGTGGGCAATATCCTCTATAACGATTCTATTGCCCTTGATGTTGCTATAATCAAACCTCAGCCCCGAATAGGTTTGTATCCAGAGCTTCTTCTTCATTATACTCCTGTGGGTACCACTACCTGAGCATCTACAATCTTTTTAACTTTATTTTGAATAGATGCAACGATCTTTGGGTCATTACTCAGAGCTTCTTTCAAAGCGGCTAAGCCCTGAAATCTCTGCTCCTCATATGTGTACCATGCTCCTGCTCTCTCAAACAGATTTAGGTCAGAAGCAAACTCAATCAAGTTGTCGATCTTGTCAAACCCATCCTCATAGAACAGCTTTACTTCTGTTTCACGGAAAGGTACACCCACTTTGTTCTTCACGGCTTTCAATTTAATACCGTGCCCAAGGATGTTTTTGTCTTCCTTGCTACCAGACAAAGTGATGGCTTCTCTACGACGCACATCGATACGCACGCTGGCATAGTGCTTTAGAGCACGTCCACCGGGCGTAGTCTCTGGATTGCCGTACATGGTGCCAATCTTCTCGCGTATCTGGTTAATGAATATTACTGTGACCTTGTTGTCGAAGGCGATACCGGCCAGCTTACGCATAGCCTGAGACATCATACGGGATTGCAGCCCTACATGGTTATCTCCCATCTCTCCTTCTAATTCGGCCTTGGGTGTAAGAGCAGCGGCAGAATCCACCACGATTATGCTGACGGCTTTAGACTCAATCAGCCTCTCCACAATGGTTAGAGCCTGCTCGCCGTAGCTGGGCTGACTGATCAGCAGCTTATCGACATTGACCCCTAGCTTTCGGGCATAGGACGGATCAAGGGCGTGCTCGGCGTCAACGAAGGCTGCTATGCCTCCGTTACGCTGCTCTTCGGCAATAATGTGCAAAGTGATACTGGTTTTGCCAGCGGATTCTGGGCCGAATATTTCTATGATTCGACCACGAGGAATGCCACCACTTTGCATTACAGTATAGTCAAAAGTTGGAAGACCTGTAGCAATGCTAGGTACAGCAACTATAACCTTGCTGTCCATACGTTGCAATGTATTTTCTGTGTTGAAGTCCTTGTCCAATTGGGTAGACAGGGCGAAGAGACGCTTAAACTTTTCTACTTCAGTTGTGGGCGCTTCAACTTTTTCTTTCTTAATCTCTTCTTTTTCTTTCTTTTTACCAAAAGCCAATCTATGCCTTTCTAAGTTAGAGGAGCCCCGTAGGGCTCCCCATTAGGTTACTTGCGGCAATGAATCTTACAAGGATACGGAAGAGGAAGCGGTGTAGGCTTCGGCTTCGGAGGAGTTGGTGGAACAGGCGGCTTTGGTGGTGGAGGAGGACAATACTGCGGACAAAACGCACTGCATTGATGCAGGCTCTTGTTGCCGGGGTCCGCCAGAGAACAGCATTGATTGTCTGGAGGGCACAAGGGCAATGGTCCACCATCTGCCAGAGTCTGATTGTCGATGTTTCCAAGCACGCTGCAGTTCACTGTGGAATTGTCGAAAATCATGTTGCAACCAAAATCATCTAAACAATCGAAAGGGTTACTATCCCATGCAATCGATTTAATGTTGAACGGATTGGTAGGATTACCGGTCCATTGAGTAAGAGAGCCGGGAACCGTATTGGGACTGGGAGTATTACTAGAAGACAAGTTCAGTCCTGCCGAAGTTTTTCCTACGTGAGTCGCCGGACAGCCGGGACCAGAGCATTGTACAGAATTTTCGGTTAAAGTTGTTTGTCCACCGATAGCTTGGTCTGCGAAGCGATAGATAGTGTATCCGTTCACCGGGGGTCCAATGAACCAGTTGAACATCGTACCGCCAGTAGCGATGGCACTCATAGGTCCACCACCAAGCTCATCCCATGCTATTTTCCCGCTAAGGAAGTTGTACAGGATCAAGTGATAGATGTGATCAGGATTATCCCCGCCAATGACATAGATATCGCCTTCGAGCGACATTTCTATAGCCAATCCTCCACCGGGAGTAATTTGTTTCAAAGTGCTCCCGTTGTAGTACCAAAGACTTTCATCGGTTTTAGCACCTACAAAATCACTGTATCCAATAGAAGCCGGAGAAACATACCGCCAACATCCGACACACGGGAGTAGAGTCCACTCTCCCCCGTTTTGACTTACAAAAGCGTCCCCGTTGCTAATGGCGGTTGTTACGGTTGAGCCCTTGGCAGAAATCTGCTGTCCTGCTCCTCCGGCGACTGCTGTCAGCGCTCCAGTAGACATGTTTAGCTGGTAGATGTAAAAGTCGGCTCCTCGGGCATTCTTTAGAACGTAGACGTGATTAGCGTCTCCTACAGCAATGCCTTTGTAACCAGTTCCCAAATTAGGCAGAGCCGTCCAGATTCCAGACGGGTATTCGTTAAACTTGTAGATGTTTCCGTTCACATCCAAAGCAAGAGCGAATTTATCCACACCTGCCCCAACCTTGGTAAAGGTCACAGGAGATGCAGGACCACTAAGGTTAAAGCAGTTTCGTCCCGTGGATACACTGCATAGTGCGAAGTTATCTCCGGTGACAGCCGTTGCAAATTGGGAAATGCCTGTTCCCATCTGGGCTACACCGGTTACCGTACAAGCTACGACGAACAAGAACAATAAAAGTTTTTTGAGCATTAAGCTGATCCTTTCGGAGGAGTGTCCCCCGTGCCGGGGTTATACCCGCTATTAACTGCGTTGTTTAAGAGCATTCCAAATTTTACGGATTCAATTAAAGCTAAGCTTGATTCAAACCCATCTGTGCTTGTAACGAACCCTAACGTACCGTCCGTGCCTCTGACCATAATCAGAATATCAGCTATGTCATCGGCAAACTCAAGCACATCTTCTAGTACTTTACGTGGAAGACTATCTGCCGTCTCCTCCGTGGTGATCGAGGAGACTATCGGGATTGATGCGTCTATAGGCTTCTTTGAAGGCATCTTCGGTTCCGGTCGTTTGAATTCCAGTATCTCTCCCATTGCTCTCCTCAGCATAGTGTTTGCTTATACGTTCTCTTATTCGTCCTGCAGCGTATTCAAGTTGTTCAGCCTCCAATGGGCTGAGTCTCTCCGCTGGGTACTTCACCGCGAACTCCATGATCGCATTGATCGCTGTGTGTATGTTGATCTGTGCTTCCACTATCACTATTTGTGGGTCTACTGTTGTTCTCATGCATTTCCTTCGTCATCTGCTCAATCAGGAATTGTCCAAACTGCTTAACGAACGTCTTGCCGAATTTTGCCTCCAGAGCCTTCTTCCCGCCCTTCATTAGATCGTTGTGGATAGCAGCCGTATCTACAGCCACCATAAAATACGCTTCCCAGCACCATGGACAATTTGACATTCGTGGTTGACCCTTGGGATCAAACTTGTGCCCACAGGCTTTTACGATGCCGTGCACCACAGTAATATATGCTCTACGAAGTTTACCAATTTCGGCTCTGGTTAATTGCTTTGGTTTCTCTGGCACTTCTTTCAAATGCTCTAAATCGGTATTTTCTACGTTCTCTGCTGTAAGGTGCACCTCAGCACTGTTCGATTGCGTATCCATCAGGTAATTCCTTACCTTTCCACTTCTTAAAATTTTCTTTTATTGCTTGGTATATTTCATTGTCGGCAGGACCAAAGCACTCTCCTGCTGCGCTATAGAAATATTGAAGAAATTCTAACTCGGTTGCTTTTAAATCATAACTCATTACGCAGTTCTCCTATCGTAGTCTTCCAGTGACGGTGCAGGATCAGACACCTTGCCGAACTCTATGCTGTTTAACGGCTGTCCATCCATCACTTGCTTTGTGTGGAAATAGAGGCTTTTATAATCACCGCTTACTCCCAGTTTGCATTTTAGGAATACTTCGCCTAGCGCCGATTTGGACCCGGAAGTAATTTCCAGACCTAATTGTAACATATCGAATTCTACCGGAGGAAGCACCCGCTTGGCTTTAAGTTCTACATCGCATAGAAAATCAATTGCTTCAGCGGCTACTTCCCCATTGGAACGAATCGCTGCCCTACGTAGCGGTAAACCACGTTCCTCTTGGGCCTCGCGCACAACTAAGTAGAGGGCTCGCACGTCTTCGAAGACGCGCTTATACTTCTCGGACTTATCAATCATTAGTTGGTAGAGGCCAGTACCTGTACACTCTCTATATTTTCATTGCGACCAAGTGTCTTTTTAATCTTACGTACAACTTCATTAAAATTACGTGCCGCGATTTTTTGTGAGTCCCAGTTGTTGCCCCATTGTTTGTGGCTAATATCAATTTTATAAATTTTCATGCTTTTCCTCTTAGTCTCTTTCCATATTCTGCCATCAAAAGTGCCTCGGCTCTTCCGTCATCTTTCTTACGTGCCAGCATGTCTGATGCATTAGGGAACAGCCGGGTGGCTGCTATGCGAGATGAGTCTTTATTGTCTCTCGGCATGTCCCCTAACATAGCTTTCTTCCAAGTCTGAGGAGCTACCTTAGCATACGGTATACTATGCGCCGATAGGATGCCTTCCCAGATACCCAACCCACGACCAAAACTAAAACTAGAAGCTACCCCTTGTTTAGGCATGGAGTGCACAGCCTCTAATACGGCAAACATGTAAAAGGGCTGAGTAGTCCTTAGGATGTCAGACATATTGGCAATCAGATAGTCTCTCTTGCTGCCTTTTCCAGTTTCAGCCGTGGGTGTATCAAACAGCTTTACATCTGTGCCGTCAATAATCGCAACGGCTCCCGATAAACCGGGATCAATGCCGATATAAATCACTTCACTACCGGCTTAGCAAGGTAATAGGACAGCTTACGGTTTTCCACTGCGTAATCGATCTCGCCCTTCTGACGAAGCTTACGAAGGATACGATCAGTGGTGCCGGGTGCAGGAATAGTGCCCGAATTGGTGGAGACGAACTCACGCAATGCGTTGGCAAAGAAGTGAGGCTCATTTGAGGTTGCACGGTCGTTCACGAACTGCTTAATGTAAGTTGCAATAGTCAGATTCTTATCCACGTCTTGTGTCCTTTGTGTTGGTTGTGTTGGTGGTTTCAATGTGTAATACAGTGCTGCTGAGAACGCTGCGCCTATACCTACAATCACAGATAAGGCTGCAATACGGTCAATTTCGTTAAACATTTATTTCTTCCTGAGGTATAGCTATCGGAGTTGGGCTAGCCTCTACAGGCACGGCACCGTTTATGATAGCATTAAAGTTTTGCTTGTCCTTAGTAGTTACTTTCGATTTTACCGTAGAGCGTGCGCCATCAAATACAAGCCAGCACCAGCCCCCAGAACTATAGCGGGATAGAGACACCGTAACCTTCATATCTTTATCGAAGATTTCCTGCTTTTCTTCTCCCGATTCTTGCTCATCATCATATTGACTAGCTTTGGGGCTATTCAGGCTTTTTCTCCACAATAGAATCTGAGCATCACAATCTTTCTCAATTTGTGATGAACCATCTACGCTGCGAGAGGTGATCACTTCACCGGCATCGATTTGCTTAGGCTGCACAATGCGGATCAGCTTTATTTTGTAATCCTTGGCTAGCTTAGCGAACCCTTTGCTTATTTGGGAGAGATGGACGGTTCTGTGACCTTGATGCTTGAGAGTATCATCACACAGACGCTGTAGGTTATCAAACATGACCCACTTAACGCCGTAGCGACGGATACAATCTCTAATAAGCTTGAAAACATCCTCTGGCTCTTTCACAAGTTGAGGGTACGCGAAGTATAGGTCGGCTCCACGTTCACGTTGAATTTCCTTCGCTTTGATCACTGAGTCTTTCAATTCAGCAAGCTTAGCTTTGGCTTCATCGCTTCCGGGTGGATGCGGCACTTCTTCGAACCCTGTAACAATGCTCACCCACTTACGGGCCAGTCGTGCCTGAGTCATTTCTAAGCACACGACCAGCCCGTCTTCACCGTATGTAGCTACCATATGGTCAATTAAATTCAAACCAAAAGTAGTTTTGCCAATCTTGCCCGGTGCAACGATATCTACAATGTCCCCATCTTCAAATCCTACCAGCATGTTTAGTGCTGGATACTGCGTAACGTACTTTGGGGCAAGGTCCTCTTTACCAGCAAGTTCGTCCTCTAATTGCTCTAACGCGTCTTTCGAGGACGTGACGCCTGTGACATCGAAGAGTTTCGCTTTTTCTTTAAGCTCTTCAAAACCTTCAAGCGTACCTTTTCCCTTTTGGAACCACTCATTAAAATCTTTGCCGCTTCTTCTATGAGAGCAGGGTTGCCCTGTTTTAACATCGAGTCCATCTTCTCCACATAGCTTGCACTCATCGAGGGGTACTTGCACCTCAAAGGCAGGAAGCGTGATTTTGAGGCACTTGTCGATGCCGATACGCGAGGCGATTTCTTGTGCCGCTTTGTTGCCTGCTTTGTCGTGGTCATAGAATATATAAATCCTCTCTGGTGCTATTTGATCAAGGGCTTCAATCCAAGCAGCTTTCTTAACATTGGCTCCCGGCACTCCGCAAACGCAGCTAATACCATGCGAGAGCATTCCGACTGCATTGGCTTCGCCTTCAACGAAGATAACTTCTTTAAGACCTTCTTGGAGGATTTGTCCATTATACAGTGGGGCCTCCCAGCCCGATGGAGCACTGAAATCTTTAGGATCAGGAGGCAGAGTACGATACTTGGCGTATACGATGTTACCATTTACCAAATAAGGGTACACCAGCGCTCTGGTTTCACCGGCCTCTCTGAACCACTGCTTCTCTTTGATACCTAGTTTCTGTTGCCTGATAATCTCTTCGGTGAACCCGCGCTCATGGATAAGGTAATCCATAGCCTCGGCGTCACCTAGCAGGGTAGCGTGGCATACTTCAACATCTGGTAGTTGATCAGGAGGTTTGTTGTCCTTCTTACCGGCCCAATCTCCACGGGATTGAACACCAGCTATACGGTCCCCCATCAGTTCTTTTAACTTTACTAAGTTCCCAGTTGCTCCGCAGCTTCCATGGAAACACATAAAAAGTCCGTCTCTGGAACCCTGCTCGGGACTACTGACGTTCATTAGGAATTTGTAGTCACCTTTATGACAGATGGGACACTCACGCACTTTTACTTGTCCAGAAGAAGGACCTTCCCAGTCCCATCCTTTGCTTACAATATACTGTAAGCCTGCGCTATTGCGTAATTCCTCGGGTATCGCTCTTGACATTAGTATCCATGATCTTTCTTTTTCTGTGAAGCCGCATAAGGGTCACCATCAGGAGAGTAGGCCTTCACTACTGTGATTGCGCCCATTTTTACCATATGTGCTACCTTCTTTGGCACACTGAGTAAAACGAATAGTATGATGTGCATGTTAAAAAGGAATATCTGAATCACTCAGGATTTCACCAGTAAGCATAGCACGCTCAGGTGCAGCAGGTAAAACGTCTTGTCCTTTCTCTAAAAACAGAGTGGGGTGTGGATCACCGTTGGCTGCCTGCACATAACCAAGAAGCTCGCGTACACGATCTGAGCCAAGGAACGCTTGAAACATCACGCGCTCAGTTTCATCCTTTACATCTCTACTCATGTACACAGTAACGTGACGTTTAGGTAAACCACTCTTTGAAGGACGTTCTGTAAACGACGCATCTCCATCAACAAACTTCAGAAAAATCTGGAATAAACGAATGAACATTTGATAACTGTGTTCATTATCCAAATCTATAAACAATTCGTAAGGTTGAGGGAACACTACTGTTAGGTTTTCCAACTGAGCACGGTTTATAGCGTTTTGGCTGTTGGGTTGCCCATAAGGGTCATACTCAATGTGCTGCACTGATAGATCGTTGTCAGTTATGTCACTATGCAGTCTTGAAATTTCGTCTTCAATCTTGCTCATAAATTTTCCTTTTGTGCGTACTGTTCAGCTTCTTCTTTGGTTTTGGTAAATGTCCCAATTCCTTTTCTACAACTAATGCCAGAGAGAAGTCTTCTTGGTCAATTCTCATAGTCATTGGAACGTTGTAGTGTTCACGAAGTCTCATGAACTCCCGGCATTGAGAATTGGAGTGATCCCTAGCATAGCGATCCCCAGAAAGTCCACAGTTACAAACTGTGCAAATGCTCACATAAAACATGTATTCTCCTACTTAGTTGATGCTGTACTTGTACTTCATTTCTTTTTCGGTTTCATCAAGGTAGCTTTGGAACATCAAGAATGCCATTTCCGTGGCTGTGTACGCTTTATAGTTGTAGCCCGTAGACTTACTGGCTATGTCATTAAGCACATGATGCCTGCCGGGTTTATTTGACAGGTCCTCTATGAACCCTATAAAGGCTAGGTACTCTACATCCTTTGCAACCTCTGCATAGTGTACGCCTTTTTCTGCGTAATCATCGTGCCCTTCTGGGATTGAAGCCACTGCAAAGGTGTTGTTTTGAGTCACAATGTTTATAAGCAACGCTAGCTGAGTTTCGTTTAACTCATGGATTTCCACGGGTCTCCTTATTTGGCCTTTAATCTATTAATTGCAGTTGCTACTTGCCCAGCCGTCACACCCATAGGTTTCTGGCACACTGTGCAGGTCTCCCCGGCGTTACCGAATCGATCACACAGGCACCAGTTAACGTATTTCCCACGGGCCAGCTTAGACAGATACTTCTTGGCTGCAGGAGTAGCAGCATACTCAAGCCACGCTGCTGTACGTGTAATCGGCTTTAGCCGGTTGGCTACACGAGGACTACGCTTCATTATAGCATCAGCTTCAGCGAAGGCCTCTTCCAGAGTAGAGAACTCAATCAGCTTCTTCTCATTCTGGCTCTTCTTGTGCCACACTTCATATTCACTCAGTTCGTTAGACCGGATAAAAAGTTTCTCGTGTTTGAACTGAGAATATCTCTTTTGCTTTACAAGCTCTTGGTCCTCAGGGATAGACAGAACAAACGAACCGTCCTGCAATGGCATCCATGTGAACTCAGAGAACTGCTTAATCTCATCTGTGTATGGATCAGCAAACAAGTCGATAGACTCTACATATGCTTTGACTTTGCTAAGATCAGTCAGGTGCGTAAAGTTTACGCCGGGATACTTCTCCTGTAACTCTTCCAGTTTCTCTACGGCTTTAATTGCACTCTCTCCCCCAAGGTCGAACTCTGGATTGAGCCCAACAAGGGACGGGAGAGTGGACAATGTGTTGCGCCTATAGTTGTCAACGATATCAATCACAATACAATCTACCTTAGAGAGAGCGTACCCTTTCTGAATTGCTTCAAGAAGGTTGCCTGCTCCTTTCTGTAGACGAGTGCCACGCCCAATTTCTTGAGGATACTTAGTAGGGCTTTGTGTTGGAGCCGCACTAATTACACACGAAACTTGCCAATCGTCATAGCCCTCTGTTAGTACTTGTGCATTTAGCAGGCCGGTGATTAGTTTGGATTTGTGTTGTCGTAGCTTCTCAGAACGGTCAGGGTCATTACCCCAGACAGCTTCAAAACGGTGCCCACGGTTCTGGAAAGCTTTTGCCAAGTCTTTTGCATGGTTGATATCAACGGTAAAACCCACAGTCTGTCGGCCTTCACCGTATTGTTCCCATGCATCGACCACTTGTGCATTACGCACGGGGGTGTTGACTGCTTCAGAAAGCTGGTCCTGCTGAAAGTCCCCGGCAGTAACTTTGACATTATCAAGGCTTGTCTCCGTTTTCACGCGAAAGCCTCGCGGAGGGGCCAGCCATCCCTTCTTAACCGCTGTGCGAAGGTCAAAGCTATATACAATCTTTTTATACACGCTCTTGAGAGACAGAATCTGCTCGTCATCGAGAGTTACAGTTTTCTTCTCGGCACGCGTAAGATTACGGCGCTTAGGCGTAGCGGTGAAACCAATCAGTAACGCCTTAGAATCCGGTTTGAGTACTCCGGTGGTTTCGAAGACGTTGAGGTAGCTTTGCGCGATGGAGTGGTGCGCTTCATCGCAGATAACGAGATTGAAGCTTCCAAAACGAGTAAGCCTAGTACTCCCAGCCCTGCCAATAGAGGCAACACAACTAACAACCACGTCGCAGTCAATATCAGCCCAATCATTAGCCATCTCCTTGCCGACCTTAAGGCCGGGATTCATTTCTCTTATTGCGTCAATAGCTTGATCAACTAACTCTTCACGGTGAGCAAATACCAGCACCTTGCCACCTAGGAGGGGTAGCATTCTCTTAATGATGCTGGAGAAGACTACGGTCTTCCCTGTGCCCGTAGCCATCACAACCAGTTGCTGCAGGATACCCTGTTTCCTATGGTCTATGACTGCCTGTTCACATTCTTGCTGGTAGTCAAACAGAGTAAACATGGTATCCTCCTTTTTATCTTTTTTCTAACAGAAGCCCTAAGCTGAATATCATGCCACCAAATGTCCAACACCTATTACTTCGGGAAATTCAAACTCATCACTCATTCCGGCTTCTCCATCAAGTATACTTTGTGGAAGCGCTCTTTGGCTTCTTCGTACTCAATCTGCGCCTGATTCATATCTCGCTTATATCGAACAAGCAATTCCTGCCGTGCTGCAGCGAAGGTCGGCCAGAACTCATTACTTTTAGACGATCTACGTTCGTCCATTCGTTTGTTATCCCAGCTAGGCTGTAAATACGTGATGTACTTATCAGTTTCTTTGGTTACCTCTACTGTAGTGATCTTTGGTTTTCCCCACGTAGAAACTCTATACCATGTTGTAGTCATTTTGGTTTCCATCCATCTTGCCGGGTAAAGATAAGCTCTGAGTCGGCCCCTTTACCCGGCTGCGTTTCGTCAATAAACAGCTTATACTGATGCACACCTTCATGGCAATATAAACAAAGTATTACAAGATTCCCAGAAGCATCAGGTCCCATCTCGCTCCTAAACACAATGTGATGGGCGTGAAGATTGTTTCTAGATTTGCAATGTCGGCATTTCCAATTATCCCGTACAAGTACGCTCTGAACCAGAGCATGGTACTCCTCAGGCGGAAGTCTCAGGCTCAATGTTCACCTTTGAAGGATAGTCAATCGCCGGAATGTTCTTGTTGTCCATGAAGCTGTTGGGACGCGATTTTAGTGCAATCCATGACGAGTGGTTACGATAGATAAAATCTAACGAACCTAGCCCTGCATCATTGTAGAGTTTCTGTAGCTGTGATAAAGCTTTGTTAACGTCTGTCTTCATTTTCCACCTTCATGTTTCGCCGGACCTTTACCTAAGCACAACCTAGAACAACCATCCATTTCTTCTTGAGTCATGCAGCGTGGTGTACCGTCGCTCTTATACATCTGGAAGCAATACACAGAGCACTCATTCCAGTGCTGCTTCTTGCAACCACACATCTGAGCACAAGGGTTAGAGTTGCGCGACTCATGCCCGTACAGACTACACAGTAATAGAAGGGTCGCTATTGTCTTCATTAGTTTCTCCGTGGTCTTCTATATAGTTGTTCTGATCCTGTAAGAAGGAAACGCAAATTATCTCCCACTTCGCACCCTCAGAAAATTCTATTGCGTTACCTGACTCATCTCTTCCAGCAGAGCCAAGCTTACGTGCTGCTAGTTCTAAAGCTTTACTGATGACGTTTGTCCAGCAAGATTGTGTGCAACCAAAGCTTCTGATGACTTGCCTATCTTCCCCTACTTGACCTTTAAGCAGATCAACCTTGTCTTTGACTTGCTGCATTGTCATGTCAGGAGCATCAAGAATAAGATCAACTATGATCTCATCTAGAGGAAAATTCTGGTTCTTCTCTTTGTCGAAATAGAAGCCGTCAGGATCAAGTGTGGTGATCTCTCTCAACTTCGATATGCCTGCCGGTTCGTAGTTCTTACGGGTCACTCCAACATCACGGCAGACCTTAACTATGCGAGCAAGGTATTGGGCTTTGCGCTCCTTAATACCTAGCTCCTTAGTGGCGTAGTCACCTAAGCTGTCGAACCCCCACTGTAGGTAGTACGCGTTCGCTTGGGCTTCATAGAAAAGGTCTGCCAACGTAAATGTATCTTGTTGCATGTTTGCCGTAAGGCGTTGAAGGTCCTTACGTACTGTAGTAGCTCGGCCAGCTACTACCTCCCCATGTATTGCTGTTGTTGGTATTAAATCTTGAAGTACTATGTCTTTCAACCCACCCGGTGCACTTCTTTCTTTGTGAACTACCCATTCACCGGGACCATACTTGTGATCATCTTGCACTTATCTCTCCTACAACTTAGTGGGCATCCTTCCGTTTAATCCTTCGTAAGCATCGAATGCTGTACGTTGAATCTGGTTTACTACTCCAGCCCTGCGTTTATCAACTTTGCCAAGAAACAGCATAATGGCCGGTCTCATAGGTGAATATGGCAGGTTACGACCGTTGCGCCATCTACGGATGGTAGGTTGACTGACACCTAATCCATCAGCCAGTTCTACTGTGCTCATTTTTGCGCTGCGTAATGCATTGATAAATTCGGTGTCAGTGACCATCTACTTCGTGCTCCCTGTGTTTGTAGACTTAACGAGCGAGCTTGCCAAGAAGTTTAATGCCCATGCGTGCCATACACTAAAGTGGCCGGTAGTGAAAACAGTTGCCAACAACGTTGGGTTAACCACATAGTTGATTGCCCACTTGGTAGGAAAAGCCAGCAACAAAGACAAGCCAATCACTACAACAAAAGCCACTATTCCCAATCCAATAGCTTCAAAAAACTTGTTCATTTAGTTTACTCCTTTGCCTGCGAATAGTACATACACTTGCTTGTTGTGATCCCACTCCAGCTTAGCCACAGCGTAGGTGCGGTCACCATCATTCACTTCCAATACCAGCCCCGGTCGGCCAATTTTGTTTTCTCCACCAATCATAGCATCTTGTTTAGGAAGTACACGGACGTTAAAGTCGAACCCTAAAATGTTCAAGCTGCCGGTCGTGGTAGACGGTGCATTTTCTTGTCGTGCAAGAATATTCTGCGCTAATAGAGCCAGCTTAGTAATCTCTATGCGAGCTAGACTATCGATACCGTACGTAATGGTACCTGCATTTACAGGTGCTTCTTCCTCAGCGATCTCTTCAATAGGGCGCGAATTCTCTTCAATTTCTTCTTGAGTAGGAGGATTATCAAATACTTCTTCCAACGAACCTTCGTAAGGGGCTTCATTTGAAGCCCCCGTGCTCTGAGCCTGCTTTGTCATGTTTGTCCCTTAGTTCTTTGTCAACGTTCCCGTTCCACCCGTGCTGGTATACACCGTCACGTTGTGGCAACTACGACCACCGCACACACGCTGCGTAGCGAAGGTGAAGGTTTCAATTACAGTGCCGGTAAATTCTCCACCGAAGAAAGAGAACGTATCAGACTGAGTAGCAGTGTTCACGCCGGTAATAACGCGTACACCATACTGAATCGTTCCTCCTTCAAGAATACCACTGGTACCGTCGATGCTGTAAGGGAAATACAACGCGAACCCCGGAGCAGTGCTGAAGTCCGAAGTCTGAAAATCTACAGTGCTATTGGTAGCAGGATCGACTGAAACACCGTTAACCGAAGTCATCGGAGCAATGTTAGTGATGGTAGGGCGCGGACCAAAAGTAAAATTGTTTGTGGTTTGGGCAGCAGCAAATGCTGACGCCAGCATCAGTACAGCAGCGAAAAGCTTCTTCATGGTTTCTCCTGTTTGTTGGGGAGGATATCGGAAGGGAGCCCTTGTGAGGCTCCCACCCTTTTAGGCAGCTACAGAAAGCTGTCCAACAGTGTTTCCACCGAAGAACATGCCATAGGCCTTGCGAGACTTGTTAGTCTTAGCATTTGTGTTTTTGCACTCCGTATAACGAACGGCGTACGATAACGGCACGTCAGTAAATCCCTCAGTTCCCACCGTCGAAGCCGTGACGCCCCCATTAAGCTACTCACCCAGACGAGAATTATCCTCGACTTTCCCGATAACGATGCATTCGTCTCGGGCCTAGCCGTGATTCCGCGCTAGACGCTGGGGTCAGCCGGTATTCATCGTGAGTAGCTTGGTGGAGGCGACGGGAGTCGAACCCGTGTCCGATAGGCTTTGCGATTACCTCATACGTGCGTAACTTTACGTGGTGAACTTGCCGAATAACCAGTACCAACCGTAGGACAACAAAACGAAAACAATACCTAACCCTACGATCCCCCAGTCATTCTGAATGAGAGCATTCAGCGCTCCCATTGCCCCAACGAACATGCCCCAGAATCCTAAACTACGAATCCACTTGAGCACTAGCAGCCTCCACGATGCCAACGTGCACTCACTTGAACCGACCAGCCACGAGAGCTATCGGCTCGGTTAAACTGACCAATGTGCACGTTCTGCTCATTAGCTCCGAGTTGGTAAGGGCTACCAACCCCGCCCACCACATTGTCACTGCTGGTGACATATGGAAACACGCATGTAGGCTCAGGAACAGAACTGCTTACGGAGAAGGTCATTCCGTAGTTGTCTCCGTCGCTACTGAGATACTGTCCGTTAACATACACGTTCTCGTCATCATTAGCCGTGGCTGTGTGAGCCGAGGCCAGCAGTGCGAGGGCAAGTACAAATGTGGTGAACAAAGCTTTCATGTATTCTCCTTTAAATTGTGATGGGTTCGTCGTTAGTGTCTACGTATTCCCCATCTACTGCTTCAGTTACTGCCGCGTTGCCTTGTGCTTCTTCACTTTCCTCAGGCTCAGCTTGTGCAACCTGTGCTGCCTGCTGCTTACGCTGTAGGAATTCGTTGTACAAGTCGCCAAACTCTGCACGATCCTCTGCCTTCATGCGAGCAAAATCTTTGAAGCCCATCACAATATCTCCGTCCTTACGGTTAGAGTAGATCGTGAATACGATGTCAAAGATATTAGGCATTGGTTCTGGTGCAACTTTCTCCGTTACACCTTCAGGTAACCCAACGAATTCAAACTGTCCTGAAGTTTTATTCAGCTTATAACCACGGCTTTTGTTCAGCATGACTACGTTGGTTTGAATCTTTGCCAACAGACCAGCCATCTGAGTTTCCATGGCCTGCTTAAATGGCCCTACGCTTTTGCCCTTCACGTCGATGTTGTAGGGTGTCTGCGTATTGCGTTCGGCCAGAAACAAACCGTAATACATCTGGCAAGGTGGCAGGTCCTTAGGATTCTTTCCACCCTTACGCCACTTCTCCCAGTTAACATCCCCCATAGGGCAAGTAGCGCAGTACATAGCAGGAGGATTCTTAGCGCGGTCGTGAGGTGTCACGTTGTTTACGCTGAAGCATTCCTTCATGTCCTTGCTGTACGTCTTGCCATCGTTCAAGTAATACTCACGCTTCTCTTGAGGCACAGCCAGCATGACTACTCGGATTTCATCCTTAACGATGTTTCCGTTTTCATCGGCAACCCCTAGGCGTTCGCCGGTGGTGATATTGCGGAACGTGCCGGGGATAGCTCCCTCTTGACGTGTTGACTTTGGAACCAACTGAATAGTGCTAGGACGTGCCTTGAACAAAGCTGACCCGAGGCCTACTCCACCTACAGCCAGCGCATTCTGATTGTTCAGAACGGTTAATGATTCGTTGCTATCGCTCAATCTTCCTCCGGTATAGTAAATACTCTTGGTTTAACTACGGTTTCTTCTTCAAACTCTGCCCATCCCGATTTGGGACGTGCACTAACAATTGCTGGTATCTCTACAGGTTTAGGCTCTGGGATAGTTTTGCTTGCTACCGCGTTGGTTTGCTTAACTGTTTCCCTGAGTGCTCGGGCTTCTTCTTTAACGCGTGCCTTCTCAGCAGCACGAGCAATACGCAGAGCGTTCTTATCCTCTTCGGCTTTCTTATTAGCCAACTCCTTTTCGGCTTCTCTCTGAGTCTTCTTAAAGGCTTTGGCTCGGGCTTTCTCCAGCTTTTCTTCTGCCTTCTCTATTGCTTTCTGAGTCTCTCGTACTTCCTTCTTTACTCCTTTAATAAGAGCTTTTTGGTTCTTCATGCGATCTGTAACTGAGTCAACCAATTCTACCAGACGTAAACAAGCTAAGAAACCGTCTAAGTCTTGCTGGAAGTCCTCCGGTCCCATATACCATGGTTCGAATTTACCAGCTTCGTCTTCATTCTTTCCTAGCCTTAGAACCCAGCGATCCTCAATCTTGATACCAGATTCTTCTTGCTTCGCGTGCTGATAGCTCGCAGTCTGGAAAAGAAACTCGATATAAAGATAGTTCGAAGATTTCCAATCGATAAGGCTGAGATGATTAGTGAAACTACTACGACAACATGTACGATCAGTACAAGAGTCAACGTAAGCAAGGCCATCCATTGTTCCCGCGTAGCCATACTGTTTAGAATATATCTTCCCTTCTGTTTCAATCCAGCGCACATTATGCGCCTTCATCCAATTGAATGCTGAGTTAGCTGCGGTTGCAGCCTTCTCATCTGTGGGGAGATTTTTTAGTTCACGAACAATGTGGTCTTCGGTGTGATCCAATGCATGCCGGATTGAATCTTCCAAGCATGCATGGGCCATGTGCCCAATGTCGCCTGCTTCTTCCTTCTCTTCGTTAGGAGCCTTCTTAGCTTCCATAACAAGCTGAGTGAAGTACGCCAGAGTCATCGGTACAAGATAAATTTGCCCATCTCTTGTTTCAGTGGCTACCAACCTAATCATCTTCTCGGCCACCTTCTTAGCTGCCCACGGCATAAGAGCCATGGAACGATCTATGATGTGGACTACGTTTGTTACTCCACGTAGAAGAGTTAGGTTTCCTAGTTCTTCAACTCTGTAATATCTATGTGATTCTTTATCGAATCTGATCTCGCATTTACCCTCATAGAACCATATCGATTCCATGTTTGGACTAAACTTAGACATGAATGTTGCTAATGCATTTGGAGCATCAGCCATACAGTAAGCCATGTTCTGCTCTGTATCAAAAGTTTCTTCTTTATGAAACTTTTCTAAAAATGCATCAAGACTCACTCATTCTCCTAAGCTTTTTATAATCTCTACGACATATTCTACAGTGTCTTTTGCCTCCATTTAAATAGGCATTGTCTAAATTGTGGCCACGTTTACAGTGAGTTTTATTTGCTCCACCTCCACTGGTTCTGCCTTTTTCTGAGGCATCCTGCATGTTGTCTTTTTGTGTTCCCTGAAAATGATGTCCATGGCGAACACATCTAGTATTGTCACATCGATGCAAAACTTGTTCTGTGGGCCATTCTCCTGTAGCAAGAAACCAAGATACTCTATGAGCATACACTGCATGATAACCGTCGTCCATACGTACTTGTATTTTTCCATAGCCCATGTTGTTTATGGAGCCTTGCCATTCCCAGCATTCATCCCCGAGAAGCACCTTATTCCAAAATCTTTTGAACAAGCGTGCCTTCATCTCGGGTGCAGTAAGTACTTTAGGCATATTGGCGGTCGGCACTTCTCCTGTGGCCTGCATTGTCTTTGGGAAAATTAGCATCTAGAATACGTGCATCAGCTAATTCCTGTTTACGCCATTTGTCAGGATCAGCTTTTCTCAGTTCTTTCATGCGTGCTTTCATTTCCCTTTGACGGGTCACAAGGTCTTTCTGGTTTTCAATAGGCAATCCTAACCTCCAACTTTCATACGATACAAAGTATTATACCAAATCCAATTTTCAATTACACCCTGAGCATCGACTGCCTGTTTATCCGCGATGTTGTGCGGTTCGTAGCCAGACAAAGAATATCTTTGAGTTGAAAGGTACGGTTTATCGTCGCTGGCATACGGTCCATGTGCCAAGTGTTCTAACGCTGCTTGCTGTTGTTCGTCTCTATATGGGTACATTACGAAGGTGTGTCCTCCTTCAAAATGTAAGCCCTACGTGCTTCATATAAATCAGGACGGTCTACAAGCAACTGCAATAAACGTGCGTCTCTTGCTTCATTAATGGCTTTCACTTCACTTAATTCTAGGTCTGGGTCCAAAGCTTCAAAGCCTTTTAGCCCTTCTGCCATATCAGCAACTCGCACTATCAATCCTGAGTCATCCGTTGTGTGCATGGCGTTCCTTTTCTTTCTCCATGGAACGTCGCGTAATCTCGTACAGGTACAGATATGAACGAGCCTCCGCAGTTTCAGGATAGTAGGCCTTGATGGGAGTACCATGGAAGTCTCCCACCACTGAGCCCATATCGTCGTTATGTAAAGTTAAAAGGTCAAGCTTCATTTCTTTCCTTTCTTCTCTTTAGGTTTGACTGCGGAGGCTTTTTTGGTGGTTATTTCCTTCTCGATGACCGGCACCTCTTCTTCCTTGACATCGAGTTTACGCTTGGCATCTTCTTTTTTGTATGCTTCAGCCAGAACATCCACTTTACCGGCTTTGGCAAACTTACCTGCCCACTGATTCACTCTTTCAGCAGCGTCCTTCATGGCTCTATGGAGTAGATCACGTTCCTTAAGGTTAACTTCAGGGTTGCGTGCCGCACTCTTAATGACTTCACGCAATGGGTCCTCTTCTGACATTATGCGTTCAATCTTTTGGTAGAGTGCTTTGACCATGTTGCGTACCGCTAGTTCTTTGCGTTCACGCTCGGCACTCTCTTGCTCAACTTTTTGTTGTTCAAGATATTTATCTGTTACTTTTCGTGAGAGAGTTGAGAGTTGTTCAGTGAGTTTAACTGCAGCCGTGCTGTCTTTTGACTCCAGTATTTCCTCAGCCTGTTTAACTGCCTTCTCGATAGCTACACCTTCCGTAACAGATATGGCAGAGGTGTATTTATCGAGGGCTTTTCTTACAGCAGTTTTGTGGGCTTTCAATAAGCGGAGTTTTTCTTCTTCCTCAAGCTTTGCTCGACGCTCTTCGGCTTGAGCCACAGCCTTGGCATTCTCAGCAGCTTCGGCTTCGCGTCGTTTACGCTCAGCTTCTGCTTTCTTTTTTCGAGACTCCTCTATAATGGCCTCTCGTTCCTCCTGTTCTGCTTTACGTCTTTGCTCGATACGCAGGCGTTCAGCCTCGTCTTCTTTTTTCTTTGCTGCCTGCTCCCTTTGTCTCTGGAGCATGTCCCAGCGGTCTTGAGTGTTCTTTAAAAGCTGGGCTACTTTCCAATCTTTCAAAGTATTTTCTGTGTAGACACCTTCTTGTATTAATTCTAAGGCTCTTAATGCAGCTTGAATGTTGGTGTCTGCCTGAATTCTTCCACGTCCATCTTTTCTAGTGTACCCCAAAAAATCAGCCAAGGCAACCGCAGTATAAGGACGTGCCGCAAAGTTTGCGGCAGGTGCTTTACCTCCTGAAGAGAATGAGGGAGCATAACGAATGTATTCTTTTTTGGTGTCTTTTGGTATTTCAAAAGTAGGAATACGTCCATCAGCCAGAGCATTTACGGCTGCTCGCACCACTTCAATTAAAGACAAAATTGTATAACCATATGCATCATTGTTTTCGGCACTCATGACCTTAATCATGGTGGCGTCATCAAAATCTTTCACAATGAAATCGGCTTCTGTTATACCTTCCAATTTTGCAGCCTCTAAACGGTGGTGACCGTAGGCCAGTTCAAATTTTCCATCTTTTCTTTGACGAACAACTACGTTGTCCCAGTAGCCAGTCTGCCGAATAGAAGCTCGTAATTCTTCGATTTTAATTGGTACCAAAGGATTTCTTTCAAGATCACGAAACGGGTTGGGCAGTATGTTTTCTAGCTTGACGCGCATTTCTTATCCTTTCCGCTTTCAGAGTTTTACGCTCCAGTTCTAAAGCGTCTAATCCCTTGTATATTTGCTCTTTCTCTTCTGCAGATTTCAGTTTCCAATCCTTTTCCATTTGTTCTACCCATTTTTCAAATCCTATGCCTCCCTTTCTAGTCAAAGGAAACTCTGTTCGTCCCGGTTTTGGATTTGGGCCTGTGAATTGCTCAGCTTTCCTCAGAAAAATCTCTGGTCGTATGTACGTGAACCATTCGCCTCTGGCCGTCTTATGCTCAAAATAGGCATGGAGTTCTTTTTCAACTCTATCGGCTTCTCCTTGAGCATCGAACTCTGCTAAGACTTTTATTGGGAAAGGAAGCTTAGGTCGATCTAGGGCTTGTGCTCTTAGCTCTGAGTATTCTGATTTGCCAATCTTGCAGTACCCATCGAACTCACTGCCTATCAAGTACATTTTCATTCGGCACCTCCTTCCTCAACAGCTTCCTTGCCGATGGAAACCGTCGCTGTGAATGTGCTAAACCGCTTGCCTTTTACTTTAGGTTGTTTGAGCAGATCGCCCAAGGCTCTTGCGCTGGCTGCGCGTAATGTAGACGCTTTGCCCTTGCCGCGTTGATACATGGCTCCCGATTTAAACTCTGGGAATGTGGCAAATATAGTTACTACTTTTAGGAACTTCAATAAGCGTCCTTTCTGAACCGGACCTGAATTTAGATGATTAATCATTCTATCACGAATATGTCAATTTGTCAAATTCAATTGATTTCTTCGTCTTCACTTTCAAAGTCTTCCTCATCATCATCTTCAAAATCGTACTCTTCCTTTTCAATCACAGAGGTCCCTCCATGAATTCCGTACGTGGAGCATCGAGCCAACGTTGAGCCGCTTCACGCGTACGCTTAGGCAAATCCCGGCGATTGGCAATGTCCGTAATAACTGCACGCTTGAAGTTCTCATGCACGGGCAGATAGCTCGGGTTTACCTCAAGGCGTCCAATAGCAATCTCCCGAGACAATGCTTTGTCGAATACATCCTTGGGATTCCAAGATGTAATACCATAGAAAACCCCACCAAGCTCGCTCAACTCAGTGGCAACTGTGGCGATAGGGAAATTCCGCTTGTCGCGCAAATAGAACGTACGTGTTGAGATAATCATCGTTTAATTCTCCTAGGTCTAAATGATTTCATTACCAGTATTGATCGGTCTTTGACTGCCTTGTGGCCGTACTTGAAGCCCCCCGTGGTTATGCCGGGACTCGGCTTGCCACACCTGAGACAGCTAACGTATAGGCGCGATCCATCCGTGCGTATAGCTACGTCTTCATGCGGACAGACCAGTTGTTTTAGCCATCTCCACCTCATTGTGGAATCTTCTCCCACTGCCCATTAATGAATTGCTGCTTGGGACGGCCCTCGCTCTTTTTCTTCTGCCACTGTTCGCGTTCGTATGGGCGCTTCTTAGAATTATCTTTGGTCTTCTTTGTGATTCCATCAGGTTTCATACGAATTTCACCTCAATGTCTTTCTTGGAGAATATCTTTATAAGTTTTTGTTCTCGTTCTTCTTCTGTGAGATTAGGATCATCGTTGATGTCCATAGCTTCAGCAGCTAGGCTAGTGTTAGCCAAACCAGAAGTATAATCATCATCATAGAATTTAACCAATTTGAGCCAGTAAGAATCTGCATCATCTTCGTTCATAGGAATTTGTCCAGGTTCGCCTATGCCGTATATTTGCTCTTTCGTTAATCCGCACTGAAGAGCATAGAAACCCAAGCAACATTTAGCCCCATCTTTGCAAAGCAAAGCTGTAGGATCGTCTAACTTAATTTGCTCATCTTGTGGGCCACGTCTCCATGTTTTACGGTCAATAACGAGTTTCATTTGATCCTCCCTTTTTCTCTGCAATTGAATCTGCCGCAAACGCATTTACCTAACCACCACAGCCAAACATGCACATTCCTTCGTGTCATCGTGGGTCCTCTAATTCATAAATACGTTTAAGCTCGGTTATATCTAGTTTGTCACCTTCTGAAAGCTCTGGTGTACCTAGCTGGTCGCGCATGTACTCTAGTGTTTCATCCTCAGGGTCAGCCGGGTTACCCTCATATGCCCACAGTACACCTTTGAATTCACATTGTGGGCATACGATCTCCTCAGTATCCAATGCGTATACGTTGCCACACTTCGCGCATTTGCCGATGATCGGCCCACGGGTTACAGAGTGCTTATCCTGCATCATTAGCTGCTGAACTGGGTAGGGAAGCATAGGCCATGAATACCGCGCTATGCTGGTGTTGAATTCGTAGCCTTCTAAAAACGCCCGTCGCTGGATTTCAGTCCAGCCGTTCCATGTACGTCTAGCATCTGATTCATTGATCATTTTACCTCCGACAACTTTAATGGTGAACCTCTATACAGATGCATCCGATTCATTTCAAATACTTCCCAGCAGCTTTGCTTCAGATGAAAATTCAGCTACTGATTCTTTAATGTAGCGTGCAGTCTTGCCGGTATCTTGAAAGTCATCCACGATGATATACGTATGAGCAGCCATGTCTCCTTCTACGCGCTTTCTGGAATGGCTACCGCTGTGTGGTTTTCTAACCATAATCAAAGATTTGCCCATCTTGAGAGCCAATGGAGGACCCAACAGAGCCCCGCTCATGCCAGAGAAAGCAATGGCATCAAACTTCAAACCTTTGAGTATTAGTTGTGCGTTTTTGATTCTCTTTTTGAGTGTTTCAGGATTGATGTTGGTAAAGTAATAATCGTGTACATACTGTGGCGTATGTTTCATAACTCAGTGTCCTCCGTACGAAACAACGAGGGAAGCAATACCGTACGCAAGACACAATAAAGCGCGAGTTTGATTGCCTAACCAAAGGGTCAAACTCGCGCTCTATGCGAGACGAACTGACTGGGAATTACTTTTGCTTACCACATGGCCCACTTTCTACTGCGGTTATTTAATTCAACAGACATCTGTGTGGTTACAGAGAATATAGCCATTAACATTTGCCCGTAGTCTGCATTCGGCAAATGGTATGGTTAGGATTCTGAGCGGGGGTGGAATCCTTGTATAGCAGAATCGCTAATAAACATCTATACAAGGTTAGACTGATGAATCAGTCAATCTGTGCTTGGGGTTCACAGAAAGTCTCCTTCAGTGCTTGATGATGTGAACTTCAATGGCCTTCGCTAACTGGTCAAGCTCCTTTACGGCTTCTTTCACCCACTTGACAACCTTTTCGTATTCTTCTAATTCAAGGTAGCCGAGAATGTTAGTCATGGTACCTGTCAAATTGTGAATACGCTTTTTGATGATCTCCTTTCCATTAGGCAGAGGAGGAATGTTCATTTGTGGTTCTCCTTTCTGGGCGAACCCTTATTCAGCGTGTTTTGCAAGGTCGCATAGAAGTTTTCCATGAGTATACGGCCTTCCTTGCAAAGACTTATGCTGTTCTTTTTGCAGATGGGACAGTTGTCATGGTGCTCACCATAGAGTTGAGCAGCAGTGACTACTTCGTCCTTCGACATATGCTCTCCTTTCAGGCGCAAGTAAAGGAGGACTGTGGTTGCAGTCCTCCAACTTGGCTTTAGAGATTAGGCTATGGCTGCTTGCTCCCGAGGCCTGCCTCGTTGCGCTCGGAAATCCTCAGGCACCGCTGTCGGTGTGAAGGTCTGTGGGCCAGCTACCCCAAGCTCACTCAGAATCATACCAACTAAGCTACGCACAAATGCACTGCGCGTCTTGCTGTTGTTGGGGAGCCTCTTGTATCGAGTGTTGATGAACCTGAAGCATTCCTTCAGGGCCATCTGTGCATCGATAGGCTCTATAGATATGATCCCGGCAGGTGCCGCTTGGCGCTCATCCTTGCGTACCTGCTCGATCTGATTCAACCACGTATTGGCTTGGACAGTATCCGGGTTCTTGGGTGGCGGCAGCTTCTTAACCGCACCGGTATAGATACCTAGCGGCTTCATTGCTGTGTCTCCAATGATGTTAATGCCTCGTGCCATCGCTGCTCGCACAATAGGCTCGGGCAAAAGCTTGTTGGCGTTCTCATAACCTGCAACATATCGGTCTGCTGTACGCTTGCTGAAGTGGAAATACTTCAAGAAGCGACCGTACAGACCATGAGGTGTGAGCACGTTTCGAAGCTTGTAGAGATGTGCTCCAATCGCCATGCGGCTTGTCCCATGAACAAGTAACTCATGGGCTAGACCATGACCTTCAGAAAGCACAGTGCTCTGTTCAGTTTCATCTAGTTTGTCCCACCCCGGCATACTAACGAATGCCTCAGCGGGTACTAGATCGTTTACGTCATCGGTATCAGCTACCAGCAAATCAGTTTCTACTGGCTGCTCGACAACTGTGGGTTGGATACGAGTCTTACGTACGTATTGACCTCGCGGCATGGTAGTTTCTCCTTGTGCAATGGCACCTTAGGCGGTACCAGCAACAAGACCATGCTACCATGGATGGGTTACCAAGTCAACAACAGAAGTTACCTTTAGAATCAATCAGATAGGAGAAATTCAGGACCTACCACGGAACCTGAATGTTAACTTATTTAATACGGTGTATGCTGAAGGACTCCAGCCGTGCCGCAGCAACGGTGTCGGCCCAATCAGCCAGAGCCTCGTTAACCACATCCTGCAACGTTTGGTTGGTGCCGTGAGCGTACGTGTTCAGCGTGCGCGAAGTGTCTCCCACCAACGAAACCGTTATCTGTTCAACGTCTAGCAACATGTGTGACTCTCCTTGTGTGGCCTTAACCTCAGCCTACATACACATTCTACAGGCAGAGGCAGAGCCACGCAAGTAACGCCGGTCATGGTAACGTAACATGACCCCGGTAACAGGTGACGTAACGTTACTAGACATTAGGATTAGGTACCATAGTCACTTACCCTTCACCATGTCCCGTAGCTCGGCTTTGATCCTACGTGCTGTCTCACCCTTCCAAGTGTTAGCGTTGGAAAGAAAATAAAGCACTATGCTTAAGCCAGAGTCAGCGCCGAAGTTCTCATCGATACTATCTAATTGGATCATAGCTAAGATATACGGCACGGCACCGAAGTATGGTTCCTTCCAGTCGTTCAGTATCTCAACGGCTATCTCTGTTAACGATCTATATTTAGTCATTGAGTCTTCAGCCCTCCTTCTCCGTTAGTGTCATCATCAAGGTCAGGTAGCACCTTGTAGCCTAGGACCTTAAACGTATCGATGGTCTGACAGTGTATTACGAAGCTGTCAAAGCGTTCATCGAGTATGTTTGTGTTGAGCAAGATCATTTTGTTAAAGGTGAGTGAGACACCATATAGTGCATATTGGTTCTCGGGTAAACAACTGTCCCGCCATCGGCTACAGTAGCCAGCACTTGTCTGGCCCATGCAATATCGACGGGCTGCGGTTTGTAGCGTGGTCTCATTGGTGTCCTCCATGCGTCACAGTTACTTCTTCTGCTCGGTATCGCCGCCTAGGTCGGCAAGCATACTTATTCGCTGTGACGTACGCAGGACACCACATCCTGCGCTAGTAATTACTCAGCGCCATTCGTAGCGATAAAGTGCTCGATACGATCAAATGTTGCTTTGGCGCGGCCTTTAGCTGTCTTAGATTTTTCGTAACGCTTCGAAAACTTCTCGGGCCATCCTGCTTCAATGGGCTCAAAGTTCTTATCGTGTAACGTGTATCCAAACTCGTCTTCCTCGAAGTTTCCCCAGTCCTTGAAGAAGAACAAGCGTACACCTTGTGCTTCAGTGATTCCCAAAATCTTTACAGCTTTGTCTTGGATGGTTTCCTCTAGGGCCAAGTGACGTTCATTAACGAAAGTTATAGAATCTTCAACTAGAACTCTTTTTAATTCTTTTTCAAGATTGGGGTCACCAATCAGGCAAGCCCAACCTGCAACGCATGCCTGAGTCCCACAAGGTGGAATAGGCAAACCTTCGGGAGAACCTTCGGTCCCTTGCAAGTTGATTTTGACTTCAGGTGCGAACACCTCAACAAAATCATGCATATCTATCCGCTTGGGTTCTGCCATGATCTGCTGTTGAATCTTACGCAGCAATTTGATTGTATTCTTTTTAAGCTTTTTCATTAGTTATCCTTTCTTCACAATCTTGATGATACGCATCTCTTTAGCAACCAAGGTTTTAATATTGGCATCAAGGTATGAACTTTCACTAGAGGTTGCGTCCGTGCCTTCCACAGTAACACCTCGCACTTCAACCTGTGCCAGCCTTATACCTTCTGCATGAGAAAAGGAACCACCATCGTTGTTATCGATAAGACTCTTTGCTTTACGTGCTTCCTCTCTAGTAGGAAACACATGAAATCCGGGAATATACTGCTCTCTCATATGGTGTGATTTAGCCTTATCGTTAGTACAACTAATCGTGTAATTGCAATACGACTTTTTCCACTCTGTGCTATAAAAGTAACCTTGAAATATAGACACGAATGTCCCATCACTTTCTACTTTAACATACTTCCATGCTTTGCGAACCTTTGGATCAGCCGGTTCATATCGTTTCGTAATGTTGTTTAGGCACATGTTTACTTCTCTCCTTTTTCGTGAATGACTTTCACTCCATGCTCAACGGTCACCGGGCACGTATGCGATACGTGCTTCTTTGGTTTGGGAACTATAACTGTAACCACTGTAGGCTTCTCAGCCACTACCTGCCTATCCACGGTCACTACAGGCGTAATGACTGGTGCAGGCACATTCACAGTGATTGTAGGCATAACAGGTGCAACTGGAGCCTCGATAACCACGGGCTTAGACTGCACAGCAATCATACACTCATCGAATGAAAGAGCCTCCTTCACTACACCTACGTGCATGAGCAGTTTGCACCCAGCAACCAAGTTGCCTCGGGCAATGAATTGACTGGCAAGGATAGCACGCTCACAGTCCTTGTCCTTCTTTGATCCACCTAAACTAATGCCACCGATAGGAGCAGATACGCCTGCCGAAGCTCCCACGCGGCATGCAGCCGTACTAAATACCTCAGGAGCATACGCCATAGGTGCCTGTCGCACTTGATTGTATGTGCTGCTATATGCAGTGCTTAGGTTATTACCGTTGTTAGCATTACTATTGCTTGCTGTAGCGTTCCCTCCGTTAGCTGTTTGGTTCTGGCCTTGGCTCTGCTTCTGCCCTTGGCTTTGGATAGAGGATGTGTTCGAAACTGCCGTCGCTGTACTGTTTGACGATGCAGCCGCATTCGAGTTTGAACTTGCGGACGAGTTTGGGTCTTTCGGTGTTGGAGTTATCGGTGTCGCTGGTACGCAAATAAATGCTATCCCTTCTACCACGTCATAGTAAGGCGTGGTGGTCGGTGTGCCTGCTGGTGCTTGCTGTCGTATCTGACCGGTAGGGCAGTTCCAAGCTGAAGCAGGCAGAGTGAATAGAGCAAAGACGAAGCTGAGTAGAAGAAGTGTGCGCTTCATGTTTAAGTGTTGTTTCCCCTTTTAATGAACTGCAAAGATGATGGTCGCTGTTGTGCCACTACAAGATGTTCCTTTACCAACGTTTCGTATTGCTTGCCTTGTGTCTCTGGGTGCATTTCCCCGTAGAACTTATGGTCAATCACAAGGCTAACTATATTAGATACGCAGACTGCAGGGGACATAGCTAACAAATGACGAACCGTTCTGTAGGTTCTGTACTCTTCCATAGTCATCTGGGCTTTGTCTGTGTTGCAGTAGTGGCATGCTCCCACATAGTTTTGATAGGTATCTTCTACTTCCATGAAACCTACAATACTTCGTGGGATAACATGATCTGCAGTGTTGGCTGGCTTGCCACAATAGAAGCACAGTCCTTTACGGGCTTCCTTCTTTCTCACAGTAGGACTCCCATAGCTTTCAGCCAGCGTGTATCTGCCACATCAAACTCAGGCACAGCGTTCTCATCTTGCATGTATGGCTTAGCCTTGCCAAGCACATCTTCCATGCTTACTTCTTCTGACTGTGAAACCTCAGCGTTCCAATACCCAGTCAATGCTGTGCAGAAGTAGAAGTGACCTTTATGTGAACCGCAATCTGAGCATGGCAAGCCAGAGTTTTGACGTGCAAGCTGCAACGCGTATCGATCTCTGGGCTCCATGTACATGTCCTTATATTCCATTAGTACCTCCACAAGTTAATTACGCAGATGTATACAGCAAGTAATACGTTGAATGTGAACAGCACTCGTATAGCTAGCTTCTCAGTCACACTCCCACCTCACCGATAGAATGCACGCGAGACTCATCCAACGTCAAGCGTGTTACACCATCCAACAGTTGCACCACGATCTTGCTGCCATTCCATCCCAGCACCAAGGCTGTTTTACGCTCGGCACCATCCTCGGCAGTCACTATATCATTGCGCTGCCAATCCATGCTTACTGTACGCTTACTCCGTACACTAGGCTGAGGATCAGTATTAACAACTGGAGCAGCAGCCACCCTATGCACAGTGTCATTGCCAGTATTGCTATCTTTCGATGCATTGTTTCCTCCTTGTGGCATATACCACTTACCATCTGGTCCCTTGCGTAGTCCGCGAGGCCTGCCCATTTTATTGTTCTCCTTTAGCCAGCTTCTCAACTTTTTCGTACGCTGCTATGTAGCCTAGCGTGCTGGTGTAGTTGTTCAACGAAGATAGCTTGTCAAGGAACAGAGTAACGATAGGGTGCTCATTCACCCAGTCTGTACCTGTACACTCAGGAGAGTTACGCAAAGCAGTGACTACCTCAGCAAAGCTATGCACCACGCCAGATAGGTTACAAGCGTCCTGAACATCGAGTGCCATCTGTGCAGCTTCTTTGATTGTCATTTTGTATTGTTCTCCTGTTTATAGCGTTCGAACAAGGGTTTTACGAAGAACTCGTATATCCACAACGCGCACACTATTCTCCATATCATTAGCGTGTACCTCGCTTGATATAACCAGCACGAATCAGAGCCACAGCAATACGACCGTAAGAACCCTGTAGCTGCCAAGCCATGCCGGTGTCTACCAGATGCTGGAATAGCTCTAATGTCTCTTCTTGGTCAAGCACTCCATCCTCGTGTTCCATGATTTTGCCAACAACGTCATAAGCTTGATTAAGCATGGTGCCCTCCATGAGTCATCGGACGTTGGCCCAACCTAGCGCACTTAGTGCGGCCCGATGACTCACGCAAGGCACCGTTTAATCCTTGCGTCCTACCTACTTACTCTTGAGTTGTTTTGTGAGATACAACAGCTTGAACACAACGTTCTGCAGGGCTGCGCGAAGTTCATCTAACGTACACTCTTCTTCAAGCAGCGCATGCAACTGTTCAAGGTCCCCGTGTACGAAATCATTGAACTGGCTCATCCACATCGTAATCTCCTATTCGTAATGCGGTCTATGCTCGGGATACTCTTTAGGGAAGCCTTTTTGTGTTTGCACACTCAGGTAGTCCCCATTACTCAATACACTGCTAGGACTTCAGGCGTCAGTGGATATTCATTGCGTGCCAGTTTACGGAAGCGTTTGCGTGCGGCTTTACGTGCGCGATTAGTCATTAGTACTCCTCCTGTACTCGTTCGAACACTTTGTTGGCGGCTTCGGCGTAATCATAACGCAACTGTTCAAGTTCACTTACATCAGTGATAGTATCCAATGCGACTCTGAGGCTTGCCACAAAGCTGTATACCTCAGAACGCGTGAGAGTCTTGCTGCCCTTGCTTGCAAAGCTTTCAAGGGTTCGCACAGCATCCTCTTTGAATCGAGCATGGATGGCCTTGTAATCAGGCTTGATGTTAATCGTGGTGGGCATGCTATTGTCTGCTCCTTTGTGCTTTAGTGATAGAACTAAGAGTGCTTTCAGCGATGCGCCGAATACGCTTCTCCAGTACAGTCAGGTCTTGCTCTGCTATACCCATGAATTGGTCAAGGATATCTTGCAGGGCATTCTCGTATCTTGCCACGTCATACCTAGTCATTAGTCTGTCTCCGGTACTTCTATGCCAAGTTCACTAGCAATAATCTCTGCCCATGTAGCAGTGGGCCAAGTCTTGCGTGCCTTTGCATCCTTGGGATGATACATATTGCAAACCAAGTCGGCCAAGCGTCCAGCAGCATTACAGCAGCCATGCCAGTTTGCGGCTTTCTGTGCGTCCCATTGCTTGATGGCATCCACAACAATGCCCCGCATGGTTTGCGCTGTGACTGTATTGGATGTACCTACAAGATTCATTGCGAACATTTCCGGCGTCATTAGTTCACCTCAGTAGTGGTTTGCACGAACTGACTAACAGCTATGCACAGCAGAACCCATAGCTGCAATAAGGCTAGAGCGTGGTGCATACGTGCCTCCTACAGATAGAAGTTTAAGCCATCCTCAAGGATACCGGCAGCGATGTCCTCGATATATCTGTGCTCTACTGCCACTGCCGTACCCATACGCTGCGCGTCCTCGGGTATATGCTCACTAATCCACGCCTCTGCCTTGGGCGTTATTGGGCATAGCAGGAAGATCGTGCCGTGGTCTTCGATGCGAAAGTCATATGCAGACTTGTGCATGGCGCTATTGCACCTCCATGCCTTCTTCAAAGTCAATAGGCTTGCTCCAATCGATGCCAAGCTCACCACGGTTCACAACATAATACCAGTTATGATCCTTCTGGTATACACGGCCCTTGATGAACTGGTTTAATCTCTCTTTTGTAGTGACCGTACGATATCCACCAGTGTGCAGAGTGGTCTTGCCTTCTTTGTGAAACACCACAATGTCTGTACTGTGCAGACGCACAGTAATATTGTTCATGATATCGCGTTCAAGGTACGTGTTATTGCCTAGGCGAATGCTGTCACATCCTGCGAGAACCTCAGCAGCTTCGGCATAGTTCTTTGGTGTAGCTTTCAATTTAGCCATTGACGTATTCTCCTTTGGTGCGCTCGATCAATGCACGGGTTTCATCATTACGCTTCTTGAGCACGCATGCCGCATGCTCTGTGAATAGCTTAGTGTAGTCGCTAGCCTTGCCACCGTAACGCTTGGCACGTTCAGCAGCACTAGGCACGAGGACAATATCTTGCTTACAGATTGTGCACTTCTGCATTAGAGTAAACCCTCCAATCTGCTTAATAACGGAGTGTTAACGTATACGCCAGTCTCACGCGTGTATGCATTGCTAGCATCTACAAGAGCAGATTCCCATACACGCCAATTGTCGGGCCATGCGCCCCATTGCTCCCATGCGTACACAGCTTGCTTGCAGGCCTTCTTAACTCTCTCAAAACGTTGTGCAACGTCTGGCGTCTTAGCTGCGCGTGTCAGTGCAGCCTTAAGCTTGGGACCTTCACGCTTAGCACGCTCGTAATCGATTGGCATTATAGACCTCGTTCCTTCCGCGATGCATGCGGCTTAGGTGTAGCTGTGAGTACATGCAACAAGAATCCAGCAACGCGCTTTGTATGTGCGTGCGTGGTGTATCCGTGTCGCCTAAGTGTAAGTGTCAGGGTCAACATGTGTGTTAAACCCGTGACACTATCAGCGAACATATACGTGTCAACCATGTTGGTGCCCTCCGTTGGCCCATGCGGGAGTCGAACCCACACCCATTACACGCGCCTCATAAGAGTGCTTCTAGCGTGCTGCAAGTCCCCTACGATCCTGCCTAAGGTGTATGGGCCAACGCAAGGCACCAAACCTTGCGTTATATACTTAGATGCCAACCTTTACACTGTTAAGTAAGTCAAGCGCCTTGCGAATCTTGAGCGCTTCCTCGCTTTTCAGTGTGTACCTACTAGCCCTGCGCCTCAGCATGTCTTCAATCTCTCCTATGCCTTCGGCCAAAGCGGTTTCAACGTAGTCAATGGCGTCCTGTGTTTCTTCCCCAGACAATACAGCTTTAACATCAGTGGTCATTGATTATCTCCTCTTAGAATGGTAGGTCGCGTTTCTCATTGAGCACAGTCACTCTAATCTGTGCACGCTTCTGGCGAAGGATACGCTGTGCCTCTCGCCGAATAGAGAAGGCACGGTCGAATGCGGCATCATGCCGCTCTTGTACGGCTTCGTACTTGCGAAGTGTGGCGCGTGTTGACATATTACTCTCCCTTTAATGTGTGGAATATATGAACCTTCTTGCGTGGAAGCTTCTCGTATGCCTTCCAGATACCAGCCTCATCATAGCCAGATTCCTCAAGTCTGCTCTGATGATGGCTAGCGCGTTCTTGTGCTTCGGCAAAGGTTGTAGCAGGCCAAACGTCCATTGCTCCATTGTCATATGCAGCATGGAATACAACGTACGCTGGTGCGAATGGTACATCTTTCAGTCTCATGTCTAAGCCCTCCTACTCACTGCTCTCTTATTGAACCAATCGTATGATGTGGTGGAGCAGTGAGCACGAAGGCTTAGGACCTACGTGCATTAACGCGTGAGCTAGCTTGATTACTGGCAAGGCATATGCTCATGCGTATAGCCTACGGGTCACTCGCGCAGCCCTTTGCAACTAGGCTGCGATTCACTCTGTAGGGCTTTGATGTTGTTTTAAGTGGTCAGTCAGTGTCGCAATCACTATCCGAATCCACTGTGCGTTTTAGTTGTCTCAATCTCTCATACGTGCTTAGCAGGCTGCTTGATACGGCGTAAGCTGCCTTCCTGCTGTAGCGCTCCCTATTCCGATGTGCTCTATGATGCCCTTCGCATCTGATAGCCTCAATCGGCACGCCCGTAAGCTTAGGAGTGTACTTGAGATTGAGCGATTGACCCTCGCACGTAGGGTGAACATTAGACTTTTCAGCCATTCAGCTAGCACCGTCCGGTTGAGCCTGTCGTGCGCTCTGCCATTGCCCGTCTAGGGTAGCTCGTCGAGGATTGAAGGCCCTCAACTCGCCGGTTTAATCTACTGACCCTGCTTCGGGTGCCGACCGCCATTCGCTCTTGACTTATCGCGTTTGGTAGGAACACATTATCACAGCCATTCCTGTTGCATATAGCAAACCAGTAAACATGCTGCAAGCTGTTGATAACACACCAAATAGAGTTAAACTTTTACCAAAGCTTCGCCGGTCATTCGCTGGGCTGGTTTCACCGTACGGTAAACCTCGACTGTCTTCTATTATATGACCGTACACAATACGCTTGATCTTCGCCGGAGAGTATGGAGGCACTACTAGGTATATAGACACACACTCTAGGATAGGGCAGCAAGCCTAGCCATTTGCCCTAGGTGAGCTTCCAAGGCGTTAACCACACTCACATCCATTCAAATACCCACAGGCGCTCATATGGCTTCTAATGCGTGCCCGGTAACGTTTAAGGTAATCAAACCAGAAGTGTTGTAGTTGACTATAACACTAAACCAGTGCCATTACTGTTGGTGACTATTAGGGTATTGACTAATCTAAACTGTTGTGATTGCTGTTCTTATGCCTACTCATTCACTAGACTATCCGACCTTGTACTACTAATTCCTTAGTTGCAGACCCCGCCGTTTAGCTGTGTCTACCCCGTATCACACGGGCTCTTCCCTTAGCTGTTCCTGCTATCTCTCCCGGACCTTCACAGCGTACAGCGTACGTTTATTCTTCGAAGATTAAGTCACTTTGTCTTATTCCCAGCAATATGGCGTGAAGGCGAATAGAAAGCGAACCACTCCAACGTATATCTACGCGCAATAGTGAACACAAAGCGAAAGGCGAACACAGAGCGAACACGAAGAGCAACCGACCAGACGGACAGGAGTGGGCGAAGGATAGGCGAAGGACCCCCGGTATACCCCCCGAAGAGGACCCCCCTATCGAAACGCGGGGCAGCGTTATACATTTTTGTACTTTTCAGAGAGGTCCCCTCCGGATTACATTTTTTGTACCTGTCAGAAATCGCTTTCAGACTCAGTAGGACCCTAGGCTATTTTCCGCCTAAACCCTAGCTAGGCGCTTTAACGCCTAGGCACCAAATTAGTTGACATTTTCCTAGCAGGGGTATATAATTTTTGTGTGGGGTGAAAACCCCCGTTAAAACCTAAGGAGACGTTATGCAAGAAACAGTTTACGGAGTGGAATTTGTTTCAGACGATGAAAGCATTAAGGGTGACTCGTGGCTGAATGCCAATGACGAATACAACCTGTTCGATGACCAACCTGAAGCTATAAGGAACGCCAAGAAGTGGGCAGAGAATCTAAAGAATCAACCAGAGTATGGGTACTACCGTGTAGTGAGGTTTACCCGCGCAGAAGTGGTCTATGACCAGAACCAAACCCTCTCCTCCTCAGAGTATAGCCTGTTTGACCACCAGATTTCCCGGCTAAAGGGAAAAGTGCTCACAGTGATCGATGCCTCTTTCACCGATGCCAAGCAAAGACTAGCAGTGAAAGACCTGCTACGCTCAGCATTCAGCACGATCAAGCAGGATGTTCATAGTTACTTCTTTGGTCCCAACTCTGGCATGGAAGAAGGAACCGGCGATAAGGAGAACCTGTGATAGCGCTAGAACAATTGGAAGGACGCATTAAAGTGCTTGAAGAAAAGCTGGGTATCAATCAGCCGAAGCCCAATACCTGCCAGTATGTGCTGAGGACCCGCTGTGGATGCACAAGGGAATACATCGAGAAGTACCCACCGGCACCAACACAAGAAATTGCTATACAAAGAAAACCACAAGGAGGCACTTTTGGTTCTTATAGTGCTTACTCTGAACGTTGGGACAAAAGAGTTTTCAACTTTGCCGGATATGATCTCAAAACAAACACTGCTTTTTATGATGAAAGGCTGTAATAGTCTTGTACAAACACTATCCCAAATATGCTTCTGAGAAGGAAACGCGTAGAATATTTACAGAACACTACCATTTCCTTCGCGGGATATACCCGCACATTCCTGACAGGGTTGAGATCAGGTTCGCTTGGTACATGCCGGAATCACTAGCCGATTGTCACCTGTACAAAGATTATGCCGACATCAGGTTTAATCGATGGTACCTTCGGCTCTTCAAACACTACATCAGGGAATTCCTACACGAGATGGCACACATAGTTTGGCCGGGTATACCACATGGAATTGAGTTTGAGGTGAAAGTGTTCCAACTGAGGAGCCAACTATTCAGCCACAACATTCCCATTTATTAGGAGAAAACTTGGAAGATATTAAAGATACATGCTTGGTTTGTAATAAGGAAATTCCACCGGGTCCTGATTATTGTTCAAATGCTTGCGAGGTACTTGCCCTTCGACGCGATATTGAAGACCTAAAATGGTTTCTAAAGAGCAATGAAAAAGAAATTCAATACAGAGAACATCAGGCTTATAGCAAGGGTGTGCATGACGGATCAGAGGCCGGTGTAAAGCTAGCCACTGATATGCTAAACCGATTTCTATCGCCTATGCCTATATACATAGACACAGAAGCTTTGGACCTTTCCACGGTACCTTCCCCGCCTCAAGAACAAGAGGGCAGAGCAGGAACTGAGCGGACAGCCGATTTTAGCGCCGGGATTGAAAGGCAGTTTGACACGGGTGATCCTTGGGTTCATAGCTGTGGAAGACTTGAGTGCTCTGGTTCAGCAGCTTGTAAAGGTAAATAGACAAAAAAAATAGCCCCGTAAGAGCCTAGGTTTTATCCTAAGTTCCTACGGGGCTATTTGTATTTTGGTGTGCGTTGTTGGTACTTCCCCAACTTGGTCACCGGGTAAGAGCCGGGTGCATCAATTCTCTGCCAAACGCACAAACTTTTAATCTCCTAAGCCAGTGGCTAGGTACTTCTTTGGATGGCTAACAAACTTGTCAAACTCTACAGGCCGATAATCTGTATACTCGATAGCAAATAATCTTTGCCATGGATTATGCAGCTTAGTTGGCTCTGCTCCTCTATCAGGTCTGAAGCCGTGCCAGATGTTATGCAGGTGACCGTGGAGGTTATACAAGCACCCCTCTGGAAGCGCCTTAGCCGGTTCATGGGTTAACCACATACCACGGAAGATCATAGAGTCGCAGGAGAAATCAAAACCGTTTTCCATCCACCACATGTTTGATTTATCTCTGTCGTGATTACCTCTAACTAAAACTTTCCTTCCGTTCAAGCTTGGAATGATCCACTGAGACTTCTGACCGATCTGTACGTCACCGAGGTGAATCACAACGTCATTTGCAGTAACTGTGTTATTCCAGTTACGAATGATGCGCTCAGTGAAGTCAGATGGTCTCTGACAATAGGTTGCAATGTTTTGATGATTAAAATGGGTATCTGATATGAGATACACGTTCATAATGTTCCTTAAAATTGGTGGGAGCGGCAGGACTTCGATACCTACAACTTCCCGGTTAAAAGCCGGGTACTCTAGCGTAATTGAGTTACGCTCCCATGTTTAAAATTGGTAGACGATCAGGGTGTCGATCCCTGCTGGAAGCTCTAATCTGGAGCAAAGGGTTTATAAGACCCTTCCCCTCGCCGGAGGCTCGTCTAAATCTCCACTACAAAAGGTAAATTTTTTGGTTCATACATCTCGGTACAAATGGACGCGTTGAAAAACTTGGTATCATCCAATACCTGATGGCCATAACCGTTATGAATGTGTCCAAACACATGCACTTTTGGCTTAGCTATTTTTACTGCTTCAGCTAAATCGTAGCATCCAACGTTTTCGTGATATCTCGGCGTTTGATCCAGAATATACATTGGAGGACCATGAGTCATTAAAACATCTAACCCTGCTGGAATCATTTTCCAGTGTTTACTGATGTCATCTCCTCTGCGTCTATTAAAGGCCCAATCGAAGAACCAAGGCTGTATTGGGCTCCCCCAAAATTTCTTTCCTTCAATCTCTACACCTGAGTCTTCCAAATAAATCAACCTACCAAAATCAAGTCTATCTTTCTTCGCCTTATCTTCAAAAGCAAAATCATGGTTGCCAGCCACAAATACTACGTGTGCATATGGAAGATCATTTAGCCAGTTCAGAGATTTTTGCACGTATGACAAAGTGCCATCCATAGTCAAATCACCGGCATGAACCAAAACATCTCCTTCGGGGAGAAACCCATTTAAGGCTAAATGCCGGTCATGAGTATCAGAAATCATAACTACTTTCATTCGTGCTCTGCTCTTTCCACAAGATTTTTATACTGACAGGGAGTGCAGGTGATCAGCACTACAGTTTTACCAACGGACGGTCCATCTGTTTGTCCTAAATAATTGCTGCAGTTGCTGCAGTACCATACTTCCCCGCGTGGGTCAATGTCTGTAGGATCAAGCACCCTATTCCCCGGAGTATTGTTTAATTTTTCGTTTGGCACGTTTAGATACTCCCTTCTCAATGAAGAAGTGATAGAAGGCAGCGTTAAGGTGCCATCCTGCCGCCAACCCAAGCAGAACGTTGCGTAACTTAGAACTGGAGTTCTTAATCTCCAGAATAGGGGCCACAGCCAAAGCTAGATGCACAGCACCTTTCAAATGCTTTACTTCAGTAGTTTCCATTGGTCATGTACCCATTTTTATAAACTCTTGCCATGATGTGCGCCATTACATTGTTGTTGATGATCTTGCCTTCACCCTGAGTATCCCTAATAGCGACATCTACAATAGTCGCTGCTTCTAGTAGATCAGTGATGTACTGGGTGTTATCTTTAATTAGCTGAGTCATTTGCTTCCTTGTGCCACTGAATGGCATCTAAACATTCGTTACAAAGTTGGTCAGCAAGTTCATTCCCTGCTATGCCTTTGTGTCCATCGACATGTGAAAGTGTATGCTTGCCGACAATTAACAGAGCTTGAGCCAGATGGCAGAGTTGCATAAGCTCTAAGTGTTTAATTTTCCAAATGCCGTTGACTTGGTTTACGACCAGAGTGCTATCACAAAAAATGTCTGCACCCTTATAACCAAATGTATCTAATGCGCTTAGTGCATCCAGCAGTCCACGGTATTCGGCGTAGTTATTGGTCTGTTCTCCTAAGTACCTGTAGCCCTTGTCGATTACTTCCTCACCGTTGTAGATGACGTAACTACAGGAGCTAGGGCCGGGATTTCCCCGGCTTGCTCCGTCTGAATAAGCTTTGATCATTCTGGAAACCCCTGTGGTATTGAAAGGTTTTCTATTCTGAAAATTACTTCTCTTCCCCAATACTAATTCAATCCAACTTTGCTCGTACCCTTTCACTATATCAACAGGAATACCAAATAGAGAATGAGCAGAACTGCTAAAAAATTCTGTAGTTACTTCTGATTTCACTTCTTTCACTACAACTGATGGATTAAACAAAGACCAGTACTGTATTGAAGTCCATTGTGCAGGAGACATTCTCCACTCAAGTCCACTGTTGGATAGAGCGTATTGAATATTAGCTGGAGTTACATGTGCGCCATAAGTAGAGAGTGTTTTCAAAACTTCTTTCCTCCCGGCTTCAAGCGGTTTTCATGTTTATGATCTTCACGATGAGCATTGTATTCCATTTTTTCTATCAACGCTCCACCGAGATCGTAACCATGTGCACCAGCGTAATCAAAAATGCGAATCAATGCGTCAGCAAGTTCTACCTCAGCCATTTTACGGTTAGGAAGTTTGTCGTCCATTAAATCTTTACGCTCACCCTCCATAGATTCCGCAAGCTCAGAAACAATTAACATCAAAAGCTCACCCTTATTGCGCTTTATGCGCTCTTTGGTTACGGGGTCTTGCCACCACTTCTCGTTGGCCTTGTGACACCACTGTGATAATAGATTCAGAGCATCACTCAATGTTGAACTACGAAAATAAGGTTCTCCCACCACTTCATATTCACTCATGAATTCTCCTTTGTTAACTGCCACATGATCCGCCTTTCGTCAAATCGCATACATCCATGTGTTCCACGAATATTTCACCAACGTGTTTAACTGCCGTCAAATACTTTACTGGAGTCAAAGGCTGGCCCCCTCTAGCACCATCGGGATAACAAGTGAGTCCCCGCAGTTTGGGCAGGTATTTAATAAGCATCCTGCCGAATCGTTGGACTGTGTCTCTATTGTTAGACTCGGAACCCCATTCTGGCAAATTAATTGTACTTGATATGGCATGGTCAACGTAACTTTGTACATGTGCTTGGAACGCAACGCGTCTTTCAACGTTAGCGTCTCTTGCCAACTCATAGGCATCTTCTATGTCCTCTGGTCGAACATTTTTTTCTTCTATTAGTCTTTTAGCTGTTGGATCAAGGACATATTGGAAATTCCACGTTCCACCTTTGAGATATCTACGTTTAAAAGCCGAACAAAAGATAGGTTCGATGCCAGTTGTAGTCTCTGCAATAATTCCAATTGTTCCTGTTGGTGCAATAGCTCGGGTCTTGACCGGTGAAGACAAGTCCCACTTTTTTGCGTAGTCATGTGCCACTTTTGTACTAGTTGCGTAAATTTCTAAATACTTGTCTAACTCTGAATCGGCACCATATTTTTTACCGTGCAGAAGAAGCCACTCGTGAATGCCCATCAGCCCTAATCCAAGCCTGCGATTCTTTGTACGAATCTGATCTACCTTGGCATAAGGAACGTCGCTGTAAACAGTGCCAGCAAGAAGAAAAGCAATAGCGCATTCCAATAACGCTCCCATTTCTTCAAGCGACTCCACGCGTGCCATGTTGATTGAGCCGAGATTACAAACGTCACTATCATCAGCAGACGTAACTTCAGTGCAAGCATTGCGTAGTGTCTCCTTTGAATTTTTCCCGCAATCAATGCTGAATCCCGGTTCAGCCGTTTTAAGCATACGTTCTACAACTGTCCAATATACAGAGTGAGCGAGTGAATTCTGTGGGTGCTTATCATTGTTAAATGCTTCAAAGAAGTCATCGTCAAGTTGCACGCTTATATTGGTCCCGTCCATAGTGGCTGTAAAATTAAAATCTTTCAGCTTCATCTCACGCACTTCAGGAATCCAGTTCTTCATGAGACAAAATTTTGTTACATCAGGATGATTCCATTTTAATCCCGCCCAAATAGCGGAGCGTCTGGAACCTCCTTGCATAATTCCTCTACCAGCTTCATTGACCATTTGCATTAGAGCTAGAGGGCCGGTAGCGAACCCACCGGTTTTACGTATTGATTTTCCTTCTGCGCGTATATCTGAGTAGTCAATGCCTATTCCTGCCCCAGTCATGAGAGCCATGGTCGCTTTTTGCATCAACTCCGACCAGCCTTCGCGGGAATCTTCCGCTTTCATTAAGAGGCAGTTTTGAACTTGGTGATACGGGCGTTTAGTCGCGTACAAGTACCGTCCACCGGGAATAAATTTTCTCTGTTTTATGTACTCAACAGTTTGATCAATAAGAGACTTGGGTGCCCCGACTGTTCGAAGCACCGTTGTCCCTACTCTATGGGATATATTGTCCCACGTTTCTTTACCGCCTTCGCGCAGATCATGGCTGTATTTCTGTTCCATGATTGTCTGCGCGAAGTGACTCATTTTCTCGGACATTTCTTCTCTTTCACTTATTCTTTAACCCAACGGTCAGCAATGTGACCTTCAAAGGTCATTTCTACTTTGTGCATAACTTCCGCTGCTGCACGTTTGAACGCATCTCCAACCAAAGCTTTAACCTGCTCACCGAATCTCTTGGGGCACTGAATAATCAATTCGTCATGCACCATGCTGAGCAACTTAGCTTTGAATTGTGGCAGAGTGTGCCATAGGTAAGGCTTTCCATTGGCATCAAATCCTGAGCCCATAGCTCTCTTGATGATTGAAGCGTTGGTACCTTGAATGCGATGATTTTTACCACGACGAGAAATAGAACCCATCATGGATTTCATAGCCCAACGAATTTCTGAGTCTGTTGGATTACGATGTGTTAACTTGGAAATTTCTTCTTTGTTAGGCTCACGCAGATTCTGTAACTTGAACTGAAGAATGTTTTCTTTTTGTTGTTCCTCAGGAAGTTCCAGCTTCTCCATTCTATCATCATCATCCAAAATCCACTGCTTAGCACTTTCATATGTGGGCGTAGGGAACGATCTTCTACGACCATACATATCGCGGGATTCTTTATCTCGCTTGGCTTCTTCACCAGAGCGGTACAAGAAGTTCCACACATCAGGAAATGCAGCTTCGTGCTGTTTCATCAATTCTTTTGCAGCGTCTACGGTGATGTCTAGCTGGTCAGCCAGTGCATCTGGTCCTCCACCGTAACACAACAAGAAGTTAATGGCCTTGGTGTTATCACGAAGTTTCTTGTGAATTTTGCATTTGCACTTTTGACGCTTTAATTCACCTTTGTCATCTTTTTCGTAGTACGCGCATCCAGCTTCTGTTCCCTCTTCCCACTGTTTACGCTCAAGAATTTCAGTAGAGACAGAGTGAACGTCCCAGCCTTTGTTGAAAGCCATGATCCACGAAGTTGCATTCGCTAAGTCAGCAATAATTCTCAACTCAGCACCAGACATGTCGCACGTTACAATTACGTAACCATCTGGTTCATTAAAATCTGGTGGATCACATATGAAACAATCACGTACTTCTTTTTCTTTTGGAAGGTTCTGAGCATTCGGTTTCGATGAAGAGCTTCGTCCCGTTTCTGCCTCAAGCTGGTTGAAGGTGCAATGTAGACGACCGTCACCGGGATGCCTGAAGCCTTCTTCTTTGCATGGCTTGTTTACCCAGCGAGTGACCCACTGCATACCATACGTGCCGGTGTCCTTCTTACCTTTACGATATTTACGCAAAGTCTGAATGATTGGCCGGTCGTTAAATTTCAGCAATACTTCGTCTCCGACACTTTCTATTGCACCCATGCCGGGGAACTTTCTCAAAGTCTGTAAAAGTTGTGCATTGGAACCGTAATTAATGTAAGCTTCGCCTTCACACTTGGGATATTCTTTTTTCCACTCAGTGCGTGCTTTGCTTTTTTCTGAGTACGCAGCACGAGCAGACGCTTTCATTAGCCTACGATGAAGCTGTAGATTTTTCAGAACAGCTTTTAGTTCTGCTTTCTTTACTGGGTCCTTCTCCAATCGTACAGCGGCAGCTTGTTCTTTTTCTGCTTCTGTTGCTTCTTCAAACTCTGTTTTCCAGACCAGCTCAAGACGATTAATTTCATCTTCATCAATCTGGTTGTCTTTGTGTCCTACTATCGGCAAAAAAGATGCATCTAGAATTTTAACTTCTTCGATGCGTCGAAGTTGCGTTGCCTTGATGCGTTCGATCCATTTTTCATCGTTTAAGTTTTGTCCATGCAAGTGCATGTCAACATAACTTCCGATAGCTTCATTCTCGATAGTAGCAGTTGTTATTAGTTGATCACGCTCTAGAATGCGTTGCTGGGCCTGCCACACAGAGATTGGTGAACGAATATCAAATGCGGCATACTCAATTTGTTCTTGTGTGAGAGGTGTTTCTATATCGAATGTCTTCTGCTTCTCTTTATCGATCTCTAGTTTGAAATATCTTTTAAAGATTTCAAACATAGAAAACTCGCTGTACTTCTTAAGAGATATTCTTCCGGCCTGCATTACACGCTCAGCAAAGTCCATGCTGTACAAATGCCAGATACGCAAGCCGAAGTTCCAGCGCATCACTTCGTATTCGAATCCTAGGTTCTGTCCTATTTTTAGAAACGCATTAGAACACAACACAGGCTCGATGATGTCTATGATATCTTTGTACGTGTCGCCGCAGTTAGCTCCATAGTTGCCCTGCGTCTCTATTAATTTTTCTCTAGAACCGGCAAACGAGAGCAGATCAATAACGTATTGTTCGTTCTTGTCTCCAAACTGCATTGTGCGAACACGTCTATTCCAGAAGTCTACCGTGATGTTGGTCTCGGTATCGAAGCCGGTATAAGGAACGGGTTCTGCCTTCTTACGTTCAAAGAAGTCTCTTAATTTTTTTAAGCCGTCCTTGTTTGTGATGAACGTGATGTTCATTGGAGGCTTAAGCTCGGAAAGAACGAGCTTCTTGTGCTGAGTCTGATTTTCCAATTTGTCCTTTTGAAATTATGACCTGCCGCAAAGTTTGCGGCACGTTACCAAACGCCGGGGTAGAGCTTTCTGGTCTTGCTGAAGTTGATGGATCGGTGCCGACCGACAAAAGTCTCGTTCATTGAAGCATTTAAAGCTTTGAGTTCCGTGTAGGCTTGTTTCAGTTTTTCTGCCTTCTCTTCTGAAGTTATTGAAAGAGAAAGCTTTATGGCTTCTATTCGATCTTGCCAGAGGGCTATTTGCCTTCTAAGCTCCTGTCTTTTCTTGGAAATTGAATCTGGAGTGCGTGTAGATAGCTTCATAAGTTGTTTATTTTCAATGCTTAGCAAATACCTATTGACAATAACCACTTACTGCCCCTATACTTTAACAAGTAAGTGATTGATTCTTATAGAACCATATGTAGTATATAGTATTACCGGGGGGAAACGATTCTAGTATCGCACGACTTACCTCGAAAGTCAAGTTGATATAACCCGTGTATTTACTATAAGATACGGTTTTAGATTTTTGATATAACTCGTTTTAAATCAGTATGATACGTAAATGTCATTCCATATTTAAACTTTATTTTTTGCGTTGACTCTGCATTTTTTACTTGACAAATTCACTTAGTTATGGTATAGTAATACTGTACCCTCAAATAAGGCGTACATCACATTGTAGACGCATTCGCGTCCTCCCGGCTCTCCCTTTACTCCTTTTTGGTTGAGGGCCGGGATTCAGATTGGGCTAAGTCTAGAAGTAGATGGTATCGCAACAAGGTATACGCCCAACGTTTATCTTCGTATTTCGAGCTGGCGCAACATATTGTGTAAGACGCACTCTTTCGAAGAAAAGCACCCGAGGCTGACTGGCCTAGTCCCTCAGCCTCGCCTGTGCTCTAAAATTTTAAATGCGTCTATGGCGTAATTTAGCAGCCGCGCTGGATTTAGACTCCAGTGGTTAACAGCCGTGGGGGTGCAAGTCCCTCTAGGCGCACCAATTTTAAGATGTTCCGATATCCTGCAAAAGTGACGTGGATGTAGCGAGCAGGCTGAAAGTCAAAGGTGACTACTCCTAGAGTATCTTCCATACCAATTTTATACTAACTCAGACAATCGCGCCTTATCGGATCAAGCACTGTGTGGTTAATACCTTGCGGAGCGCTTCATCTTAAGGTGAGGAAAGTCAGGACTGCAAAGAGCACCCTACCGTGGAAGCTGCGGGAGCCGCGAGGCTACGATAAGAGCAACAGTGACGAATCCCTTGAGTGGGAGTGAAACGGGCAATCTCTAGGGGCAGCAATTTCAAATAGGATGGCAGTGATCCTGCTCGGGGAGCCATCGGGTTGAAAGCTAAGACGAATGATTGTCCGGTGGAAAATATTCCATTGACAGAATCCTGCTTACAGAGTTAGTATTATTTTTATTGCCTTTGTAGTTCAGTGATAGAACTCTCCCTTGGTAAGGGAGCAACGATGGTTTGATTCCATCCTTGGGCTCCATGCCACTGTAGCATAATGACAGTGCACCAAGCTTGTACCTTGGCGTGTGTGGGTTTAACTCCTACCAGTGGCTCCAGTTTATTTAGTGGCGTAGAAAACAGGTACTTCTTGCATATAGAGCGAGCGGTTCGATTCCGTAGCAAGGGCTGGTGCCTTTCCTGTATTCGCTTGTTCCCTAAATAGAGTTTTATGCCTGAGTAATTTAAGATGCTAGAATACCTCTCTCGTAAAGAGGTTGTACTGGGTGCGATTCCCAGTCTTAGGCTCCAATTTACGACTCCCCGTAGAAATACGGTTGTGCAATCTATAGGATTGCACCATACACTGGTGGGCAAGGAGACGAAGCCCCTTCTCTTACAAAGAAGGATTACCGTTGGTGCGAATCCAACCCGGTGTACCAATTTTAGGGCGCGTAGCAACTGGTGTAGCCACCGGGTTGTGACCCCGCGTGAAAGAGATTCGATTTCTCGCGTGCCCTCCATGTACGTTTGGCGAAGAGGCTAAACGCGGACGGCTGCAACCCGTCTAGGCGCAGGTTCGAATCCTGCAACGTACTCCAAATTTTTATTGGCTGTTAGTTTTTAATAGCAGAACGTTCGGCTCTGACCCGAATGGTCGAGGTGCAAGTCCTTGACGGCCAGCCAATCTCGTCGTGGTGGAATTAGCAGACACGGAAGTCTTAAAAACTTCTGCCGTCAGGCGTATGGGTGCGAGTCCCATCTTCGAGACCAATTTTAAATCCGAGAGTGGTGGAACAGGCAGACACAGCAGTCTCAAAAACTGCCGCAGTAAATGCATAAGAGTTCGACTCTCTTCTTTCGGACCATAGGCGAGTACGTCAACAGCAGACAGCACTCCTGATTAGAGTGAAATGAGTGTGCAACTCACTCCTTGCCTACCAGTTTTGAGGCAACCGCATCCATTCGGTATTTAGGTCTTACGTTGGATAATGGAACTGCAACGTATGTAAATCCTGCCTCAAATTTTTATAGCCCTGTCGTTCAAGAGCAGGACGGAAAGCTTTGACCTTTCTAACCAAGGTGCAAATCCTTGCGGGGCTTCCATATTTGCGTGGTGTTGTGTACGGTTACTTCTTTGGATGAAAATACACCGTACACGTTTGTTCCCGTGAATAAATTTTATGGCCTCTTAGCTGAGATAGCATAGCAACGGATTGAAACCCCGTGGACGGAGATGCGAGCGCTCCAGTGGTCACCATTTAAATGCACGTTTCGCATAACGGCTATTGCAGGAGGCTGTAACCCTCCCGGCTCTAAGAGCTATTGGTGGTTCGAATCCATCAGCGTGCACCAATTTAATTGTAATGTTCCTATCTGGTCTAACGGCAGGATAGCGCACTGTTAATGCGTAGGGTGCTGGTTCGAATCCAGCGGTAGGAGCCATGTCTTGTTCGTCTAGTGATCTAGGATGGAAGCCTTTCAAGCTTTTGACGCGGGTTTGAATCCCGCACGAGACACCAAATTTATGAATCTTGAAGATGGGGTGGGTATTGGATTCTGAGAAGACCGTAAAAAACCCACCCAAATTTTAGCCGCAGGGTAACCGATGTTGCTCAATGCTGAAGTACAAAGAAAAGCAATAAGTTTCTGCGGCACCGATTTTATGAGGTTCTATCGTTCAACAGATAGGATGAAAAGCTACGAACTTTTAGATCAGGGTGCAATTCCCTGTGGGACCTCCATTTTGCAAAGGCCGAGTGCAGGCCGATGTGGGCAGCACTGCGAAATCCACATCTATCACTTATTCGTCTAGTGGCTTAGGATACTTCCCTCTCAAGGAAGTGACGCGGATTCGACTTCCGCATGAGTGACCAAGTTTAGAGGTGTTGTACGGTAGCGCCGTAAATTGCGTAAGCATGAACGTTAAAACTTAATTGAGAGCATTCGTTACCTCTCAGCCTCACAAAATTTATTGAGAGTTGTCAGAGTGGTTTATCGAGCATGTTTGCTAAACATGTGATGCCCAGCAATGGGGTCCAAGGGTTCGAATCCCTTACTCTCATCCAGTTTGAAACCGAGAGTTGGCAGAGCGGATTAATGCAACGGTCTTGAAAACCGCCGCTTCCTTGATGAAAGGGGCCGCGAGTTCGAATCTCGCACTCTCGTCCACGGCTTGTTAGGGGAGTGGCTGTCCCCAGTCCCCTGTCACGGGACAGATCATGGGTTCGAATCCCATACAGGTCGCCATTTTATTTAGTAGCTGATTCAGCGTTGTAATTCCCCGCAGATGTCGTTGGGTGTCGCCTTCGGCTACTTGAGCGAGCTTAGTTTAGTAGTAGAACCGGTCGTTGCCAACGACTAGGCGAGAGTGCGATTCTCTCAGTTCGCTCCACGCGAGGCTGGTGTTTAACAGCAGCATGTTTGGCTTCCAACCAAACGGAACGAGTGCAAATCTCGTGCTTCGCTCCATATATGAGATTGATGTTTAACGGCAGCATGTTCGTCTCCAAAACGAATCGTGCGGGTTCGAATCCTGCATCTCATGCCAATTTTGTTCGGCAGTAGAAGTATAAATTTGACTCAGGAGTGTTTATGGCTACCCTAAACAGAGCAGTAAAGTCTGCACCTATCTTCACACATGAAGGTGCAGTTGCAAAGAAAATCACCAAAGCAAAAGAATTAGAGCGCTCAGTAATGGCGTGCATGCTTTGGGAAGACCAATTTTATGAAGACGGGCAGGCAATCGCAGAGCGTATTAAGACGCTGGTGCACTCGCTTCCCGGCAAAACCGTAGCTGACATCGCTGTTAAGGCGAGAGAAGAAATGAAGCTACGTCACGTACCTCTATTGTTAGCGCGTGAACTGGCCCGTCACCCAAAAGTGACTGAGCGTCAGTACGTAGCGGAACTTCTGGAACGCGTAATTCAGCGCCCAGATGAGTTGACTGAGTACGTGGCAATCTATTGGAAAGACGGCAAGGAGCCTTTATCAGCGCAGAGTAAGCGTGGATTGGCGCGAGCCTTCGGTAAGTTCGAAGAGTATGCACTTGCTAAGTACAACCGTGACGGTGCAGTAAAGCTGCGCGATGTTCTTTTCCTTTCTCACGCTAAGCCTGAGAATAAGAAACAGGAAAAGCTTTTCAAGAAGGTTGTCAATAACGAATTGAAGACGCCAGATACGTGGGAAGTTGCTCTCTCAGGAGGCGCTGACAAGGGTGAAACCTTTACGCGACTGATCGAAGAAGAGAAGCTTGGAGCGTTGGCTCTATTGCGTAACCTTCGCAATATGGAGCAGTCTGGGGTAAGCAAGACGCTGATCAAGAGCGCCTTGAGAAAGATTGATGTGAGCAGAGTGCTGCCATTCAGATTCATTTCTGCGGCGAAGTATGCCCCAGACCTAGAGCCTGAATTAGAGCAGGCTATGTTCAAGGCATTGGAGAAGATGCCTAAGCTAAAGGGCAAGACGATTCTTCTTGTAGATAACTCTGGTAGCATGTACGGTACCCCAGTTTCGGCAAAGAGTGAGATCGACCGCAGTGATGCGGCTTGTGCTCTGGCTATTCTCCTTCGTGAGATTTGTGAAGACGTAGAAGTTCTTTCGTTTTCAAATTCTCCCGTTTTGGTTCCAGCCCGTAGAGGTTTTGCGCTTCGAGATGCAATTAAGAACGCTACAAGCCACGGGTCAACCAACACGGAATCAGCGAAAAGAGTAGCTGATGCCCGTGGTTACGACCGTATCATCATCGTTACTGATGAGCAATCGCATCAGACAGTATCTACACCTAACGGTGTAGGATACGTGATCAATGTGGCTTCTTATCAGAACGGTATCGGATACGGAAAATGGAGCCACCTTGACGGATGGTCGGAATCTGTAGTAAATTGGATTCAGGCTTACGAAAACGAATAAGTTATAAAGTTTGTGTGGCGTAGATTACAGTTACTTCTTACCATTAACAAGAGAAGCTCCTAATACGAGCTTATAATCTCTGTAATCGTTTGTTCCCACGATGAGTTCGCTCTGTGGTGTAAGTGCGGCACGACTCCCATTGGGGAGGGTGGCTGAGGTTGCTCTCAGCGGGGCGACCAAATTTTAAGTTTAGATTGCATGGCGTAGGACACAGTTACTTCACTGCTAATGAAGAGGCGTGGGTTCGACTCCCACCGGAGACTTCGGTCTCCGTAGCTTAGTGGCAGAGCGCTAAAATCTCTGTGACCGCTTGTTCCTGCATCTAATAAATTTTCATTATGGCGTAGAAAACAGATACTTCATACTTGATGACGCAAACCACTGACACTTCGGTGGCAGTCAACTCCGTATGGAACGCTAGGCACGTCTAAAAATGCTAGGGAAGCCTGTAGCCGTCACTCACAGTAATCACCTCCGGGCGATACTTTAGGGTGAATACACGGATGAAACTACAGCAGCGTAGTCAATACGTTGATTCCCGCTCTGTTTTCGCCTGTTCCTAATGAGACAATTTTCGGTGTGTTGGGTAATCTGGCTAACCCCCTCGCCTTGGACGCGAGTATATGGAGGTTCAAATCCTCCCGCGCCGACCAATTTTACGTGAGCATGGCATAAGGGACCGTGCACCAATCTTCTAAATTGGCTTATGTAGGTTCGAATCCTACTGCTCACCCCATTTTGACGTTCCTGAGACGATAAAACTCAGGTGGTTGCGGACGCACTTGTTCATCTTTCTGCGGAAAAGAGAAAAGATGAGCACGTATAGCACAGTTAAGAAGGCAATAAAGAAACGAAGAGAGTGGCTGGATACATATAAAAATAAACCATGTAACAGATGCGGCAATAAATTCCCATCGTATGTTATGGATTTTCACCATGTAAACCCAGACACAAAAAGATTTAATCTTAGTGCAGGAATTTTTAGACATAGTAGAGAAAGCATTTTAGAGGAATTAAAGAAGTGCATACTATTGTGTGCTAACTGTCACAGGATAATTGAGTATAAATTGCGGGAACGTAGTCTGGTGGCTACGGATGTCTCATAAGCATCACATGGACGAGTTCGATTCTCGCTCCCGCACCCAATTTTGCGGTCTCCTAGGAGCGTTACCGGAGGCCGCAACCAATTTGTAAACGTCCGCGCCGGGATTGGGCGTCGTAAAGGAACCCCGGCAATCCCTCTTTCCCCAGAAGGATTAGATGAAGAAGGCAGAAGACGTAAGATTAGCGCTGGTATTTAAAGATTTTGCTGCATGGATAAGAACTAGCTGTGTTGGACTGAATGTAGCAGGGTTTACCACAGCGCAAGTACTAAGAGAATACGGAGTGGATGTCACCGTGTTCCCTGTAAGGCACAACGTTGATATTGTGCATGCCGTTGATAAATACAACGAAACCCACGATAAGCCTCTCACGCACGTAGTTATATCTGCTCCTTGGCTTAGCCTTCATGATTTAAAGTCTCTAGTTAAAAATTTTAAAGACATAGAATTTGTTATACTTTCTCACTCAAACGTTGGGTTTCTGCAAGCTGACCCAGAAGGTGTAGAGTTATTGAGAAAGTACCAAGAACTTTCGGAGAAATATCCTAACTTAAAAGTTGGTGGCAACTCTGAAAGATTTGTAGAGTGGTTTGAAAAAGCATACGAGAGAGAAGCGGTTCTTCTCCCTAATCTTTATCCGCTGACATATCAGCGCCAAAAAGAGCCGTGGGACGGTGTTAGTCCTATAAAGATCGGCGCATTTGGTGCAGTACGTCCCGAGAAGAACTTTATGACTGCTACAGCGGCTGCAGTTCTTATACAAAAAGAACTTCAAGTACCTGTAGAGTTTCATATGTCTTCCGGTGGAGAAGGAGACCAAGGTAGAGTTTCTCCAGCTATAGGCCAGATGACCGACAATATACCGGGGTTCACCCTTGTACGTCATAACTGGCAGCCATGGGATCAATTCATTCATCTGGTAAGCAGCATGGATTTGTTGATTCAGGTTTCTTATACGGAATCCTTCAACATGGTAACGGCAGACGGAGTGTTGGCCGGTGTACCTTCTGTGGTATCATCTGCGATATATTGGGCTCCAGATTCATGGAAAGCCGATGCCGATGACGCGGTAGAAATATCTGAAGTAGGCATCAACTTGTTATTAAGAGACGATGCAGCGATACAAGGCACGAAAGCCTTGATTAAGCACAATAAAAGAAGTATTGAAAAATGGTTTCATTTCCTTTATGGTAAGAAAGAAAATTTCTTTGAACGATTAATAAAATTCTTTCGTTACACAGAACCATTTTAAGTGGGCGATTAGTTTATTCAGGAAAACTCTCGGCTTGCACCCGAGGGAGGACGGAGCGTAGCCGTCATTGTCCACCAAAATTGTTAGTTATACACACGAGGGTAGGCCCAACAGGGTCTACCCTTTTTTGTTGTCCGAACGCGCTAAATGCGCCGTGGGCCTTGACCAAAAAGTCGGCTCATCGAGCGCTGTCTGGTGGTCTTGAATTCTGCTCGACAGGCAACTGTCAAATGGAAGAGATAATTGACCCTTTGTTGAACCCTTACTACTTTGCTAGTGAGGCAGGCGATACCGCATTGGACCCTAACGAGATTCAAGCATTACGAAATAAAAAGAGGAAGCATGAAGCAAAGAGAAATCTTCGCCATAATGTTCCTCAGTGATTTTTTAGCTATCTTTATAACCTGCGCTAACCTGAGAGCGGTAGCGCAGGGTTCTTATTTCTGGACCGCAATCACAGAACCAACCTTAGCATTAGGATGCTTTTGGATCGGGAAGTTGATGATGGACAGAGAAGAATGGAGAACGTGGATAGCGGGTGTAGGTGGAGCTATAGGAGCCACCGTAGGTTCTCTGCTCTCGATATATACTACGACTCATTTGTACAAATAGGAGACTCAGAATGACTGTTATTGAAGAAGTTAAGCAAGAAGTTGCTAAGGTTGAAGAGAAAGTAGCAGAAGTTGTTGCCGAAGTTAAGAAGGGCGATGACCGTATTAAGATTGAAATCGAAGCCACTGAAAAGCTGGCGTTGACCAAAGTAGAGAATGAGTACCTGAAGGCACAGGTGGAGATTCAGCAACTAAGCAACCGCATTCAGCAGGTGCAGGAAGCAGCCAACAAAGCGCGTACTTCATACAACGCAAAGATGGAAGAGTTGGCAAAGAAGTATGCATTTGACATTAAAAAGTTTGTGTATAACTCTGTAGAAGAAGTCATTGGAAAGCTGCCAGAAGCAGTGCAGCAAGGTAAGTAAATTATGGGTGACGACACGATAGACTTGTCTCAGGCGTCTACACCTGCGGTAACTACAACTGCTATCGTAGTCAAGAATGCTAAGGGTGACGGGACCAGCATAAGGCTGAAAGATAGTTCAGGAAAGTTTGTTCGTAAGAATAAACCCATGCCGGTTAGCAGTCAAGAAATTAAGCGCATTGGTCGTAAGGCCATGATGAAGGTCAAAGAAGGCGCTAAGAAGACTGAAATACAGGCCATGGTGGAGACCGCTATAAAGTGGGCCAACTATGATCCCGGTGTAGATGAGAAGGGCAATCCTGTAGCTCCTGATCCAAAAATGGTAGCAGCATCTAAGCAGTGGGCCGACTGGCTTATGCTTCACTTTGTTGGTAAGCCCGGTCTTACTGAAGAAGACAAAGAAGACAACAAGATTTCCGGCATTAAGTTCGTAGTGTTTGAGAGACCAGAACTCATGAACAAAGAAGTAGTTAACTACGAAGACAGACAAAAACAGCCGGATAAACCTGCGTTTGCCGAAGTACTCAGCGTAGAGACAAACGACCAGTAGAAAGATTTAAATGCCCCGCAAAGTACCAACTGAGGATAAGGCGAGACCGGCATATTTGAATGCTGATGGCACCCTAAATCTAAATAAGATTTTTGAGTTCCAACCTAAACAGACAGAACTTATTCGTCCTACATCGGTAGATGGAATTATTTACCATTTACCTGTAGCTCCTCAATGTCTATCTGTTGGTGGTATTCGATCCGGTAAAACTAGCGGTTGGTTAATGTACTTGGTTATTAACTACTGTTTAGCATGGGAAAAATGCGACATATTGGTTTTGAGACGTACGTTTAAGGAATTAGAAAGTGGAGCTATTGCCGATTTTAAGGCTTTCGTTCCTCCAGAGCTTTACACGTATAACCCTACAAGCCACGTAGCAACTTTTTTTAACGGCTCTCGCGTTGTGTTTGGTCATTGCCAGAACAATAAAGAGAGAGATATTGAACAGTACTTAGGACAAGCTTATCCCGGCATCTTGGTTGACGAATGTGGTCAGTTCTCACCAGAAGCATGGATGATGCTATATTCTCGTAATACAGTTAATGCATCCTGTTTGCCTAATGCTCATGGGCACATGCCCATTCCGTGTATTGTTGGTTGCACCAACCCTCTCGGTCCACATTATGAATACTACAGAACAGTATTCGTGCAGAAAGAGCCATGGCAGCGACCAGAGGAAGCACGTAAAGACGAAAATGGAGCATGGTGGGTGCTGGAAGCTGGTGAGTGGAGACTTATCTACGATCCAAAAGCTTACGCATACCAACGCTCTACAGTACTTGACAATTTAAAATTGCTAGCACGCGACCCGGCTATACTTTCCCGTCTTAACAGCATGCCAAAAGCAAAGCGCGATAAGCTTTTGCTTGGTTTGGATGGAGTAGTAGAGGGTCAATATTTTGATGTGTTCTCTGAGGATTACCATGTAATCAATTTAAGAGAGGACCCAGACGCCATCATATGGCAACAGTACCAGCCGGTATGGGCATCACAAGACTGGTCTATGGGTGGTCACTATAACGCAGCTTATTTCTTCACCAAAGCAATGGTGAAGTTGGTAAACGGCGATTATAAACTTAAGACAGTTTGTTTCAAAGAGATGGTTCTGACAGGAGGAAAGACCCACAAAGAATGGGCTTCTATCCTAAAGCAGATGTGCAAGCTTCCTAACGGTATGGAAGTAGTTCCTAAAGCTATTTACTTTTCTCACGAAAAGTTTTCTAAGCAAGTAACAGCACATAGCCCTGCAGATGAGTATTCAAGAGAATTAAGAGTAGTAGGTTTACCAGCAGTAACTAGAGCTACCATGGATCGTATAGGTTCAGCAGCGTTGATGTATAACATGCTGAAGAACGGTGAATTGGTAATTCTAGATAATTGTAAAGATATCATCCGATCTATTCCAGCACTTATGCGTGATCCTGACCTTATGGATGACGTACTTAAGGTCAATGCCAAAGGCGACGACTGCTATGACGGATTTAGATACGGACTGTACGGTCAGTTAGCTGGCCGCAAAAAGCCACGAGAACAAGAGGTTGAAGAGCATGCAAAGACTCTTGACCCATTGGCACGACACTTCTACTTAATGAAACTTGCATCGGATAAAGCAAATTCTAGCACAATGTTCACGCAAGAGAAGATTCCTCAGTGGCAAGTAAAGATAATTAACCAGTAGGAGACTCAGAATGACCGGAAGTGATATTCGACATTTCTTTCGAGAGCTTTTTGGGTCTCGTTTGGTAGAACGTTTGGAAGAAGACCTTGTACGCTTGCGAGCAGACTTTGAAAATCGCCTGCAAGACAAAGAGTCTATCATCGCTAATTTGAGAGAAGAGAAGCAGCAGTTAATTGCTAAAGTTAATCTCTATGAACTCACAATTATGCCGAGGGCATCTGCACAGGGCGCAGAGGTAGTTGCTTACTCTAAACCAACTAAACCCAATTTTTCTAAAGAAATGTTCATGTCTCCACCTGCTATCTCTAACTGGCAACGTTTGGTAATGGAAAACGATTTAAAAAATGCTAAAGAGCTAGAAGAAGAGAGAAAAGCAAAGGAGACCAAGAGTGTCTGAAAAAGAGACTAAGAAAAGCATATGCCACGTAGGTGTTGACGTGGTTGAAAACGGATTTAAACTTTGCGTTTGCTATAAGAATGAGCCTTCTCTCTCCGAGAGAGCGGGTTGGGTTCCTCCATCATTTGGAGAGAGCAAGGATTATGTAGCAAAGACTAAAGCCGATTTGAAGAAACAATTGGAAAAAATAGTTGACGAGATGTAAGCGGCTACAAAGCCTAGGAGAATACAGTGCCATTTCCAACAAAAGATGGAAGTAAGAAATTTGGTAGCCGTTTTGCTCAGCGTAAATACGATCAGCACCACGGTGCGGCTGAAAAACCGGCTGAGAAACCAGCGGCATCAGCAGGCGCTAAGCTGATGAATGATGCTCATGAGTCGCAAGAAACTCCTGAGTTTGAATCTGGGGAACAAGAAGGTGCACAAGAAGGACAACAGCAGCAAGAGGCTCCCGAACAAGTAGTAAAACAGCATGGGAAAGCTCAGCATGTGCACGTTAGTCACGATAATACTAACAATAAGCATCATGTGCACTCTGTACATGCAGATGGTCACGTACATGACAGCGATCACGCATCGGCGCAAGAAGCACAGACAGCAGCAAAGCAATTGGGTGGAGGAGACCAGACGGCTTCCGAACTACCACAAGATGAAGGCGCACCTGAGCCAGACGGCTTTAAGATGCCACGCTTAGCGTAAAAAAGGACAATTCTAATGGCATTTGAAAGCAAAAGAGAGCCCGGTAAAAAGTTTGGTTCTGTTTATCAACAGCGTAGATTTGATTCCTACGGAGCTACTGAACAGCCAGCCGGTAAAGAATCAAACGAAAAAGCTGAGTCACAAGATACAGGTACGGAGAAGCGTGCGGCACACGTGCACTATTCCCATGATCACGATGGTGGCAAGCACAAAGTAACAAAGACCCACGAGGACGGTTCTCAGACTACCAGCGAATACAACAGCGCTGCAGAGGCTTATGAAGCTGGTGGAACTGAGCAAGCAACTGATGTTAAAAAGCGTACTCATCCAGACCAACAAGGCGCTGAGAGTGAAGAACGCAATTATGAGATGCCTGATCTAGTTTAAATACGGAGAATAGAATATGAGCACAGGTGTAATTGGAACCAATACAAACGGCCAGCCCGTGTTTGCTAACGATCAGTGCACCATCATGGGCATTGTTGCTAGTATTTCAGGTAGTGGATCAACCGCAAGTTGTACGATAACTACAAAATCTAATGACAGCATTGTTGTACAGGCCCAAGATTGCTATGCACCTCTTGCAGGTGGACCTGTTAACCCTTTGGATAGCTCTGCGACTAACCCAGCAGTAGCGCAAGGTGGTATGGAATTTGGAACTGGATTTCAGGTATCGGTAAGAGGAGTTGTTACCGGTCTAGTGTCTGGTTCTGGAAGCACAGCATTGCTCAGCATTAAACTAGCCAACTCACAGAATTCAGTGAATGCAAGTGCAGGAGCACTTCAGTCCGCCGCAAGCGTGGCTGGAAACCTAGTGTAAATGCCGTTTTCATCCAAGGCGCAACAGAGATTCCTTTATGCCCATCCTGAAAAGGTAGGAGGCAAGGAGAAACTGGCAGAGTGGTCGAGCGCCACCAATTTTGATTCTCTGCCAGAGAAGAAGTCTAAGAAAAAGAAGTTCGCTCACGCACGAAAGAAATAACAGGAGAGCAGATGGCTGACCCAAACGGAGTACCGGCTAACGCAAATCATGATGGACCAAGCTCGACGGTTCAGCCTGAAAAGCCAGAGGATAGCCCTTTAGGGGTGTATGCGTCCTTCGACTACTCTAGCGAGCCATTTGCTCAGTTATCAGATGAAGCTAAAGGCACGTTACTACAGCTAGACGGTATAGCTACAAGAACTGACGTAGCCGCTAGAAGATTAGAAGTAGAGCAAGCGTGGGAAGCTATCCATTTTGATCGTGGGTACCAACACTTGCTGAGAGGTAAACAGGGAGGGTGGATTCTTCCCGGTAACACTACTGGATATGGAGCATCACAACAGTACACCAACAATGGAATATACGACACAAACGTATATGGACCAAAAGGTGACATCATCGTTGCGGCTCTATCCAGAGAAGTTCCAAAGGTAGAATTTTTCCCCAATAATCCTGATTACGGCCCAGATATTATCGCTGCTGAAGAAGCCGATAATTTTAAAATGATTTGGGCACGCAATAACAATTTGCATCAGTTGTTGGTAGACACAGCACGTATATTTTGGAATGAAGATAGAGTCCTATTGTGGACGCGTTACGAGCTTAACGGCCAAGAATACGGCTATGAAGAAGATCAACCAGTTCCAACAGTACCAGAGGATAGACTAAATCCTCCACCGGCAGTAGAGACAGGGCAGGAAGGTCTTGACGACATTCTTTCTCAAGATACATCCTTAGTTCCTGAATCTTTAGATATAACTGACCAAGAAGGAGAAGGAGAAGAGCCGGACACAACGGCTGCTCCAGTACGTAAGCCTCTAGGTAGAGAAGTGACATCAGTGTTTGGTAAGTTGGATCACAAAGTACCTATAGCTGTTGATCACCTAAAAGATATGCAGTTTGTGCAGTTGTTTGAGGATGTTGATGTAGTTATTGCCAAGGCTAAATTTCCTTGGATTGCAGACAAACTCAAGCCCGGTTCAGATAAAATTTCAGAATCTGAACTAGATAGAATTGCTAGAGAGAATACCAGACAAGCAGTGCTTGGAGCATATGTTACTGGTGATTCTTTTTCTAGACATATTGTAGTAAAGCATACTTGGTTTCGTCCCTCAATGTTTATGGATGAACAAGTAGATGATGCAATAAGAGCAGAGTTGCTAGAAAAGTTTCCAGATGGATGCTTGTTAGTTAAAGCAGGATCAGAATTTGCTTTTGCACGCAATGAGAACATGGATGACCACCTTGTTATAGGTCACCCTTTCTCAGGCAAAGGTCAAAATCGTAGATCAATGGGAGACGCGTTGATTTCTATTCAAAAGAGAATCAACGATTGGGTTGACTTGTTGGATGACTACTTCAAGCGCACCGTACCTAAAAAGTGGTACAACGCTGAGGCTTTCGATATGGAGGCTATGAAGAAGAATCCTAATGTTCCGGGTTCCTCAGGTCCATTCCAAATTCAGCCGGGTTTAACAGCACGAGATCAGTATATGTTCGTGGAAGAAACCCCTCAGCCTCAAGCTGCATTAGCAGATTTTATTAAGTGGTTTATTTCCGGCCTGTCAGAAGAGATTTCTGGAGCGCTGCCATCGTTGTTTGGTGCAGCCACTGGAGAAGAGACGGTAGGAAATGCAGTAATTCAGAGAGACCAAGCTCTTCAGCGCGTGGGTTGCCCATGGAACGCAATCCAAGATTTGTTTGCTGAGGCTGCACGACAAGCAGTAAAGTGCGCTGCAGAATGTAGAGAAGGAAAAAGAATTTCTCAAAACATTCCAGTTGGAGGTAACACAGGAGAAACTAAGAACGTATCCGTTAACACTACGAATTTAGCTAATGGAAATGTTCTATGCTACGCCGAATCTAACCCAGCATTCCCAGAATCTTGGCAGCAAAAAGAGTCTAAGATGCTGAAGATGATTGACACTGCAATTCAGAACCCTGAATTAGCGCAGTGGCTGTTCTCATCGCAGAATCTTCCTATATTGGTCGATGCTATACGAATGAAGAACTTCAAAGTTCCCGGCGCAACCTCTGTTACTAAGCAAAAGTATGAGTTTGAAACTCTGCTTCGTAGCGGACCTGATCCCAACCCACAGGTTGAACAGGCCAAAGCATCTCTGGAACAAGCACAGGATGGGTATCAACAAGCTCAGCAAGCGGCACAATTATCAGGAGGACAACTTCCACCTGAGATGTCTGGTGCAGAGCAGATGATGCAGCAGCTACAACAAGTGATACAAAGCTTACCTCCTAATATCAGCACTATACCAGTGGCTGAGGATGAAAGCGAAAATCACCAGATTGAAGCTGATACATGTTTTGATTGGATGAATTCCAACGAAGGTCAAAAATTCAAGTATGGCACGCCGGAACAAAAGGCTGCATATGAGAACGTACACCTGCATTGGAGTGAGCACCTAGCTATGGCAAAGAAAATTGCCGCAGAGAATGCTCCTCCAGCACAAGCTAAACCTGCAAGTATGTCAATACCTATTGACAAGATGCCAGTAAGCGTGGCGATACAGGCTTTGGCTAAAGATGGAATTCAAGCCAAGCCGGAAGACTTTGAGCAGCATCAGAAACAACAGTTGAACGATGCAGTAGCTAAGAAAGTTATACCGGATGCAATGAAAACGCAGTAAGACAAAGGGTGCCTACGGGCACCCTTTTCTATTGACTCAGAAGACTCACGAGGAGCCATAGATGGCTGAATCAGTATTAGATTTCGCTGGCCTAGATGCTCAGGCTACGGCAGCAGAGAATACCACACCAGAAGTTAACTCAGAAACTACTGAGGTGGAAACCACAGAAACACCTACCGTAGAAACTACTACGGAAGTTGGCAATGAAACTACAGACTCAGGAAAAGAAGGCGCTGAAGGCAAGACCGAGGTAGCAGCCGGGGATAAGACTGAAGCCACCAAGGAAGAGCTTCCCGGCACAGAGAGTACACCTCAGGAAGTTCGTAAGGCATTGAAGGCATTTAAGGATGCTGATCCTAAGAATTCTGCCATGGTTAAGCAGTTGCATGGTGCGTTTGAGCGCCACGAAGCCTACAAAGCAGAATTCCCTACGGTTCAAGAAGCGCGAGAAGCCAAACAGTTTATCGAGAATATCGGTGGATATGAAGGCTTTGAACAGCTACAGAACACCTTAAAAAGTGTGGAAGAAAGTGATCATCTTCTTTACTCAGGAGATGCTAAACTTCTAGATAATATCTATGAAGACATGAAGAGTGAAGGCAAGCAGGACGCGTTTGGTAAGCTGGCTTCCCCGTTCTTAGATAAGTTAAAGGACGTGGATAAGAAGGCATACTACGCTACTCTTACTCCTCATTATGTTGAGAGCCTAGAAAGAGCGAAGCTTCCCGATGTGATAGCTGCTCTAACTAATTTGGCTGAAGTCGGTGACGAAAAGAGCGTAGCCGAAATTAAAGCTATTGTTGCTGATATGGGAGATTGGTTTGGTAAGCTAAAAGGCGAAGCGGCCAAAGCAAAACAAGCTCCTACCCCAGAGCAACTAGCACTTAAGGCTGACCGAGAAAAATTTGAGAAGGAACAGCAAGAATTCAAGACCAACCAAACTAAGGAATTCCAAAGTGCGGTGGGAAAAGAAGCCGAAACTACCAGCAATAACATGTTGGGTAAGCATTTGACTCCTTTCTTGAAGAGTGCGTATTTCAAAGGGTTTAGCAGAGAGAACCTTCGCCCATTGGCAGCAGAGATTCAGCGTAATTTGCGTGATGAACTTTCTTCCGACAAAGCTTATCAAACCCAAATGAAGGCCCTATGGGGAGCAAAGACTCCAGACAAAGGTAAAATCCTTCAGTATCACAAGACAAAAGTTGAAACCATGGCAGATCGCATTGTACGCAGTGCGGTGCAGAGAATGTACCCAGATCATGCCAAAGGCGGTAGCGCAGCCGGTCGTATTGCTGCAGCTAATCAGAAAAAGGAACAAACACAGAAACAGGATGCTGTAGCTGTGGCTTCCGGTAAGCCCGTGTATGTAGCGGTAAAGCCTAAGAATCTGAATAGAGATATGGACCCCCAAAGCCTGCTAGAAATTGCAGGAAAAGGATACATTCCTGACGGAAAAGGCAAGTGGAAACTGGTAACTTGGAGACGATAAGTTACTAAATGATTACCTATAGACTAATTACCTATAGGATAGAGTTGAGGGGTGCCAATCCACCCCTCTTCTCGACTTGATTGGAAGGTTCACATTGTTGAATTCAGAAAAGAATAAAATTAGATACAATGATTTGAAATCCAAAGGTTTATGTGTTTGTTGTGGTGATAGTCCGGCTGTTGTTCCTAGCGGTCACGGCAGACCTACCATCAAATTCTGTATAGAATGTAGAAATCGCATAAATCAAGGAAGAAGCGAAAAAAGATTACAACAAAAGTCCTTAGTATTGACACATTATGGTCCCAATAATAAGCTTAAATGTTGTTGGGATGGATGTGAAGTGTGTGATCCTGATATGTTGAGTTTGGACCATATAGATAACACGGGAAATGAAGATAGAAAGAAAACAGGTCTGAGCGGTATCACTCTTTATTACAAACTAATAAAACAAGGGTTCCCTCAAGGATTTCAAACTCTGTGCCACAATCACCAATGGAAAAAGGAAATACTAAGAAGACGTGCTGATATAAACGGCACACCAACGTGGCGCAAGTAATATTGCTGCCATGAAATCAAATTAGGAGATAAACATGGCAGATCAAGTAACAGATCGCGCAGGTAAGCCGGTCAACACTGGAGATGGAGTTACTATTGTAGGAACCGTAACTTCTACTTCAAGCACAGGACCTTCAGCTAACGTAGTTGTGAAGTTGGCCGGTTCAGGTAATACCGTAACCGTACAAGCACAAGACGTAGCAGCTTCAACTCAAACTCTGTAATACCGACTCAACCTTAAAGTTCTCTTTGAGAGAACTGGATTACGGTTTGAGGGGAGCCCGGTGTGGCTCCTTAGTAGCACTATCGTGATGGAACCGAATCACCTAGACCAAGGACAAGGTATAGGCTACTAAAGAGCTACACAAGCTTAGCTTTACACTATCCAAAAAAGAGCAGTGGTGGCGTGAACACCTAAAATATGAGCGACTTTCAAGGACGTGGAAACAAATTGACTCACATGGCGTGGTAAGGCTTGTGCCTTATGGCGTACATTAATTGTTTTTGGAAAGAAACGTAATATGTCTGCTCTATTAGAAGCAGCCGTGGAAGCAGTGGAACTTGACGCGTTTGCGAAAGAGATTCCTGATCTAGTTTTCCATGGTACTACAGCCTACAGCATGTTTAAGGCTGAAGCAACAAACATCCCCGTTAGCAATCAGTCTAACGCTGGTGGTGTACAACGTCCTTCGTTCCGCGTACCTTTCCGCGTACAAGCGGGTTCTGCTATTTCTCAGGGAACTGGTAACGCAGATTCGATGCTTCGTGGTTCTGGTTCACAGTGGGCTTCGTTCGCCATTGCTCCAGTGTACTTGTTCAACGTTTGCGAAATCTCGTGGTTAGCTCAGGCTTCTACGGATAGCAAGCAGAAGGGCTTGTTCGCTGTAAAGGCACAGGAAATGAAGAACTCTTTGGACGCTGCTATGCAGGGTATCGAAGGTCTTATTAACGCTGACGGTTCTGGTATGATTGACCAGATTCCAAGCACAGCTACAATCGTTCTATCTGGTGGTTCACCTGCAGCACAGACTGCAAGTATCGCCGGTGTCAACGTTGCAGTTGCGTTTACCGATCAGCAGGTTGTGAAGTTCTACAGTACCGCTGGTGTGCAGCGTACTGGAGGTGGAAACTCTACGGCTACTATCAGCTATTCTGATGGTCCTAGCAACACCTTGTATTTCAGCACAGTCCTGCCTTCAGACGTAGTTACAACTGACTACATCGTTGTGCAGGGAGCGACCTATGGTGCCGGGAACTCTATTCTTGGTATCAAGGCGTGGGACGTTAACTCAAACACCGGTACCATCGGTGGATTGAACCGTAACGCGTATCCCGGTCGCCTAAGCACCCCAACCATTAACTTGGCCGGTGCAGCATTGACCCCAAATATTGCACAGCGTGCAGAAGTTCTGCTAGGTCGTGCATTGGGTCCAGATGCAGATAGCATTAAGTCGGGCGTGTGGTATGGTCCGCCTGAGCAGGCGATGGCTCAGAGCAACTTGTTTTACAACGTTCAGATCATCAACGCTCAGGAAGTAAAGGGCGACAAGACGATGGATATGTCACGTAAGTATTTCAGTGACACATTCGGTGGACGTAAGTATCACAAGAGCTTCACGTTCTCGCCAAACCGTATGGACCTGTTGGTTCTTGACCACTGGTACATCGGTGAGTTGTCACCTCTGGAGTTGTATGACTTCGGTGGTGGTAACGTAGTTGCTCCGGTGCCTGACATCGGCAATGGAACGTCAAACGGTTCGTACTTGACCAGCCATATGTTCGCGTACAATACGTGCTTCAACTTGGCAAACAGTGCACCTCGTGCTGGACTTTACATCCAGAACGCAGCCGTTCCTACCATTTGATTCTAAAGGACTTAAGTGGTATTTAAGTTGTGAAGTCTTGGGCCTCATGAACTCAAGATATGGAGGGAGTAGCCTAACCTACTCCCTTCTCACTCTGTTAGGAGAGAAAATGAAAGATAAATACGCTTCACAAAAGAAATGGTATGCAAACCATAAAGTCGAGGCGGATAGATATAGAGCAGATTGGACTAGAAAAGATAGATTGGAAAATCCAGACTTTTATCGTGCCCGAGAATTTGCTCGTGAAATGAAGAAGTACTCCACGACTGTAGAATGGTACAGAGATAAGTTGATTGAACAGCGCGGTCTCTGCGCTCTGTGCGAGCATCTTAACCATTCTCAGCGTGGAGGACTTCATCGTCTGTCAGTAGACCATATGATCACTCTTGCTGTGATTTGAAAACAAAATCATGCAGTAAATGCCTTCGTGGTTTGATTTGTGAAAAGTGTAATTTAAAACTAGCCACTATAGAAGCTGTTCTCAAAGAAGGAACAATTGTACCTATTATGAGTACATGGCTAGACAAAGCATTAAGATATTTGACTCAGTATTCAACACAAGTTTCTGCACAGCGTACTCTACGTACAGAGCGTGCAGGTAATCCCTCGTGACGGTGCCGTGCGTAGAGCCGATGCACCGTCCGTAGGGTGTATATAAGACTCAGGAGACTCAATAATGACATTAGGTGGCGGTGACGCCTTAGCTCGTGGCGCTCGTAGCGCACAGTTTTCAACCGGTGGAGCAGACGTTAGTGATGAAGTTGTCATTAACCCCTCTGTAGTGGCCCCAGAAGAGCCATCTCTTAAGGTAA